TTACACTCGACATTCTCAATTAATTGCTTCTTTCGGGGAATTTGTACTTCTCACTACTTTCACTAAATTCATTTCAATTTTTTTTTACATTACTTCTTTTTTTGTTTTACTAAAAAAAATTTCTTCTGCAGGGAACCTAGGTTCCCCGCACCCCTCCTATTTAATCAGACTCGGTACCAACAATTTGGTTTAACCCATGCCCTCCCTATTCAACCGGTTTTTAGAACCCAGAAACTTTTTCAAAAAAATTGAAGCAAAATTTTTTGAAAACCTTTAATTAATACTAACACCCAAAATGGACCCCGAGACCCAACCCAAAAGACCTCGACGCCAATCTGGTGCAGACAATAGAAAGCAAAAAATCGAGTCACTCGCCTTGCAAATTTCCCAAGGCAATTATCTTTTCGAAGAAACTCAACGCTCATTTCAGAGAGAGCGAAATCTTGTGAGAGTTGCGCAAGAACAACTCGAACAATTTAAAAGGGATTTAAAAAACAAACAACAAAGAATGCGAGAAAAACAAATGCAGTATATAAAAGAGTCCAACCAAATTAATAAATGTAAGATTGAACTCAATCAACTACTCTGCATCGATGACCTAAAAAGTAAAGTTCAAAAACAAAAAAATAACGACGCCGTTCAAAAAAAACACGACAAGCGAGGCGGAAAAAAAATAGACCTATCAAATCTGGACAAACTTCCATTAGAAATTGCCCTCTATATTGGCGAGTTTTTGACTTGCGATGTTCGAATTCAATATTTGGAGGCTGCTTATAAACCTCTGCCCATTTTGAATAAATTAAATATTACTGTTAAACGACATTTCTTTACTCTTGCTCTAATGAACAAGAAATATTTCTCTCATCTTTCTAAAGAAAAAATTAAAGAGTCGGATAGAAAAATTCACTTTGCTGGGTGCAACACAATCAATGATGAAATATATTCACTCATTCATCACGCCAAACAAGAAAACCCACGCGGGGCATATCTTCTATTGCGTGCAATGTGTATCATCTTCAAAAAGGGGAAAAAGTACTACTCTAATTGGCACACTTTTCACGCAATTAGAACCAGATTAATAGTTGAAGGAAATTAATTTAACAATATATGTATATGAACTTGTGTCCTTATAAATATATTTTAGGTGTACCTGGAAAGGGAATACATCAATATCGTTTCTTTGGCATTGCCGTTGTCGATACAATACAAACTATCATCGGTGCTGCAATAATGGCTTATATTTTTAAATGGCCATTTTGGATTACCCTTCTTGGTCTTTTTTTGTTAGGTGAAATTTTGCATTATATTTTTTGTGTTCCTACAACGGTTATGAAATTATTGTTCCCAAATTCGTTTCCAAGTTCTTAAATTGCCGGTTACTTGCGATTTAGGTATCAACGCAGCATCATTGAAATCTGCGCTACTCAAGAACAATTCTGAAGTATAACTTTTGGTTTTATTTGAATTCGCAGTTGTGTTATATAATTGGTTTTCCAAAATTTTTGGAGTAGATACTTGAGATGTTTCATTCATATTATAAATCTCCAATATATTCGCTACAATTGGACTTCTTTCAATATCTGTATTATTCAACTCAACTATTTTTATTGCTGACTTGAAATTCGACTCATTGTATTTTCCTACATATAATTCCTGTGAATTCTGTTTCTCCTTAAATACTTTTTCATACAATTTATATCGTTTAATAAAATCAGAAAGCCCGCTATTTTGTCCCTTGTCAGATTGATTCAAGTCACCAGTAATCACCATTTTACTACCTTCACCAATTCGAGTAGTAAGCATCAACATTTGATTCGGAGAACTATTTTGCATCTCATCTGCAATAATAAATGATTTCTTGAATGTTCTTCCGCGCATATAAGCTAATGGGGATATTTCAATTATGTTATTGTAAACCATTAAATCAATGTCTTTTTGAGAGAAAAACTCGAGGAAAATGTCAAAAATGGGTCTAGTCCAAGGGTCCATCTTTTTATTTATATTGCCTGGAAGAAAACCAATATCCTCTTCAACGGGCACAACAGGGCGAGTCAAAACAATTTTATTTATTGACCCACTTTTTAACTCGCGAATAGCAGTGTTGCAAGCAAACATAGTTTTTCCGGTTCCAGCTGGTCCAACAGCAAATAAAACCTTTGTTTTGCAATCATTCAAATATTTTACATATTGCTCTTGATTGTAACCTTTTGGCTTGTAATATTGAGATAACGATTTTATTTCCGGTGTGTCTTTTTTCATATTAAGTGATTTATTCAAATGTTTCATATTTTTTATTGAGTGAAATGGTCTTACAAAACTGCTATTTGTTCTCAACAAAAAAACCGCCGTTACTAATCGAAATAGATGTTTCATTATATAAAGAATACAAGAGTTAATTTCTAAATTTTAACCACTTAAATATAATTTTATAATTTGTTTATATGGAAGACAGCGACGGTCATGTCATGTCAGTTTTGGAAAAGTTATTGGATGCAAAAAAACCGGCTAGACCTTGTTGGAAAAAATACTTGTGTTTTTGGTATAAAAACAAGTAATAAATGTTAAATTTGTTACATCTAATTAGAGTTGTTATTTCTCTTTTTAATTAAAAAATATCGCTTATATTTCTTTATTCCATCGAGTGTATAACCATCGCTTTTACGAATGGGTTCCATTGAATAATTGTAACATCCCAATATTTGGCGAACAAGATTTAACAAAGGCCATTTTTGATTTTTAACTGCATTTTTTTGAAGAGCAGTTAAAAAAGAGGAGCTAAATGTTTTTTTCACTTTTTCGATATCTTTCTCTATATTTTTATATTTTTCGTCATTTAACAAGGAATCTCGCAAAATAAGCATTCCATTTAATTCTTCCTTTTGCTCAAAAACAATACCGGCTTTATTCAAAATCAGTTTGCATTCTTCATCCATAATTCTATAATACAAATTATTTGAAATATTTGTACTTTATTATTTTTTTCTCCTATCATTAAAATATGAATAAAAAACGAGAATATGAAAGAGCGGCAAGATTAATCTTAATTGAAAAACAGAATGAAATAAAAAATAATATTAAAAATCTTATTATAAACAAAAATAATGAGATTAATGTTAACAATAATTTACCAATAATTAAAAACCAAATATTGTACACCTTCAAGAACATAGAAAATTATATTTATGGAGATAATAATAAAAACACGGTTTTATTAATTGAACCCAGATTTAAAGAAGAAGTAAAATATATTTTAGCAAATACTTACAATAAATTAGGAAATGATTGGAATTATGTGTTTTATTGTGGAAAAAGTTTTAAATCCGACTGGGAAAATATTCTTCCTAATTTTATAGAATTAAGACCATTAGACAATGATAACTTTGAATCTACAAGATTATACAGTGATTTTTGCAAAAAAAAAGAGTTATGGGAATCTTTATATGGCGATTATGTGTTAACTATACAATTAGACACATGGATAATGAATATTGACCCGTATAATATATCTTTTTTTATTAATTTAAATAAAAGTTTTATAGGAGGAAATATGGATTATAATTGGCTTTATTTTGAAAACATAGATTTGTTTCAAAATACAAGAAATTTTAATGGAGGTTTATCTTTAAGAAAAAGACTTGATATGTTAAAAGTAATAGAATCTTATCCTCCTGCGATAACACTTGATGATAGAACAAGTTTTGAATCAGAACATGAGGATGTGTATTTTGTTTATGGCTGCATACTTTTAAATTTGCCTATAGGAGATGATGAAAACAGTTTACATTTTTCATTGCATACTATTTATTTTGATAAGTATTTTGGAATTCATCAACCATATGACAATATAAAAAAAAACATAAATGTTAGTAAACCTTATTTGAAATATCTTAACCCACATTTGAAATTATAATTTAAAACTTAAATTCCAAATTCTGGAATACTAATTTGTTCACCATTTTTAACATACTTGGCAATAATCTTGGGATTTACCTTGTTGCTGATAATATCTTCTGCTTGATAAACATTTCCAGTCTTGTCGATATAGTAAATGATTCCTTGAATATCTTGAGCCCATACTTCAATCTTCTGCGTCTGAGGAACATTTTCCTCTTGCTCATCCACGACGCCATGAGGAGTTCCCTTCATATGTGTTCCACAATAACCACACTCCTCCTTCTTTCTTCTAGTGCACTGCTCACCATTCGCTCTTTTAGCACAACATCTATCGAAGAAAGGCACTACATTCTTTACACGTTTGCGCTTCATAAAATCATCCTTTCCCAACGCCAAGCGGTCATAATCATAAATGTATTGAATAAGCGAATTTGTCTGTTCATTTTTAAGGCCTAATCCAGCCGCTTTTTCTCGGATACTATCCTTGAAGCTGGTAATATAAGTCTCTATCTTCTTGTTGATACGGCGTTCCATATGTCTCTTTATATATGTTATTTCGTTATATATTTAATTCAATTTTTAAAACATATAACAAAACAACTTAAAGAACCGCCGCGACTTTAAGTTGTTTTCTCTAATAACAAAATTTTTTGTAGTTATTATCATGGCTTATATTTAAATTTATTTGTTTCAAATTTTCACATCCAATTGCGTAAGCCATTATTCTTTCATAAATTCCACCAATATGACCAAAATGTGTTCGATTTGGTGGTTGAATGCACCAAGGATATAGTTTTTTATATAATTGAATAACCCAACCCATTATTTTTTCATATATGCCAACTTCTATAATAAAGCTATTACACAAGGGATATTTTTTTGTCCTATCAAAATAAATACCAAAATACTTCTCATAATCTTGTATTATATATTCCATTGTTCTTGGTTCATTCCATGTACGATAACTGCAAAAATTAAAATCATAAGTATCCAAAGAAAAATATATCGACTCCTCTTTTTCTAATCTGTTTATTAAAAAATTAACAATGTTATCATTAAATATCATATCATATTGAAAAAAACCTATATGTTTATATTTTTTGTGTAATTTATTTGCGTATATATGATATATTGCAGAATTCTCGTTATAACCTAATAACTGAAATGAATCATCGTAGATAGATAATTCCCACTCATTTATAATTTTATATTTATCTTTTGTATATTCTTTTGGAATTGTTTTGTTAACAGCAACAAAAGTAAAATATTGATATAATAAGTCATTTGGTATATTTTTATAACAATCGTCGAAGATTTTTTTATGAAATACAATAAATAGTTGAAACATTGTATTATTCTATATTAAAATAATACAATCTTTTTCATTAAACGACTTATATTATCATCATGTTTCTTTTTTCTTTCTTGGTTTATATGTTCTCTTCTTTTTAACTGGCTGGGAGTGTTCTTCTTTTTTATCTTCTGATTCTTTAGTATCATTTGAACTATTCATTGTTACTACAGACATTTCATCATCATTTACTGGAAAATTTGATTGAGATATAATATCATTGTTAGGTTTTTCTTCCTCTTGCACCTTTGGAGTTTCAATTACTTTTTCTCTCGATTCAATAGATTCTGAATCGAAAGTTTCAACATTATTAATTGAACTCTCAATACTACTTTGAATTTGCTCAATTATTTCACATATTTCCATTTGTATATTGGTATTCGTTGGTTGTTCTGTATTTTCTAATGATTGTTCTTCTTCTTGAATCACTTGAAATACTTGATTTATTGCCATATTCTCTTCATTATCCACACTTATTGAATTAGGGGTTGGTAGCCGGTCAAACATTTCAAATTCAGAACCCCCTTCTGACTCTGTATTAGTATCATTAATACTTGCCTTTAAATCCTTCAATATATCATTTCCGACTTCTTCGTCTTGCAAATTATGCAACATATCATTATTTTTTGTCTTTTTTGCTTGTTCATTATCATCAAACTTAATATCATGTGATATTTGACTGTGCATTAATTGCAATTTTGTAGTAAATCTCTTGAAATACTTATTATGCAACTTGTGGAAAAATTCCAAATAAGTTATAAAGAGTATAATCTTTTCTCTCATCATTATGTTATTAAAGTTGAATGTGTTGACAAAATTATCAATGTTCAATCCTATGTTATTTTTAGATTGGTATGATTTCAAGTCATATTCTTTATTTGTCAAAATATTGTTCAATGAACTTAATAAAGTTATTAATAATTCGTGCAAATTCTGTATTATTTCGAAATCGTATTGTTTGAACGGTTCCAAATCTTTATAAATGGGATAGTTATCATTTACCTTTATAAAGTCTATTAGTTTCTTATCATCAACGCTATCTTTTGTGTATTCTATTATGATTTTAAATAATTTAAAATACTCGCAGTACATCCTATTTGTTATAGCTAAGAACAAACGCTTCATATCATTATACTCTATATCAATCAATTTGCCTTGAAAGCGAAATGAATCCAGACCAAAAACAAATAAGTTGTTCTTATTATTATTTACAAATTCAGCATACATCTCTTTTAACTTATTCATTCTTAATTCTAATACGGCAAATGTATTCAAATCTTCATTTTTTGTATCTATTATTTTTGTAAAACTTATTTTCAACTCATTCAGTCTTCTTTCTATATTATTTTCCATTACTATCTTTAAAATGAATATATATTATACAATATTAATATTTTTTCAGTAAAATAAATAATCCTTATAATATATAATAAAATGGACAATGACAATAAAAATGATGAGGAAGACCCTTTTTCTGGTCAACAACTTAGCGATAGCGAATGGACTCTAGAACACGAAAAAATTCTAATTGAATGGGCCGATAAAGCTATGTGCTATCGTTGGCTGCATTCAAAGTCGAATGCAGTTTATAGCAGTTTGAATGCGTGGTATACGATTCCAGTGATTGTGATTTCCACATTAACAGGAACCGCCAACTTTGCACAAACAAGAGTTCCAGAGGCTTATCAAAATTATTATGCGATGGTTGTGGGCGGTTTCAACATTTTAGGTGGAATTATCTCCACTATTCAACAATTTTTGAAAATTACACAATTGAATGAGGCACACCGGGTTAGTAGTATATCGTGGGATAAATTTTATAGAAATATTAAGATTGAACTCGCAAAACACCCTTCCGAGAGAATTCATGCATCTCAAATGCTTAAAATGTGCAAAGAAGAATTTGATAGATTAATGGAAACAAGCCCTGTTATACCAGACAAAGTTGTTCTCGCATTCAAGAGTGCATTCAAGAACTCTGAAGAATTTATAAAAATTGCAAAACCCGAAATTTGTGATGTTTTGGTTAGTACAGAAAATTTTAGAAACCCTTGGGCAAATGATGAAAATAAAGATAAAAGACTACAAGAATTATTAAAATCTCAAAATATAAAAAGTTATAAAGAGAGAAAAATTATTGAAAATCAAAATGCGATTGTTTCTGAATTCAAGAATATGTTTTATAATATTAATAATCGAGAACCTATGCAAAGCGAAATAATTGATAACTTGAAAGATAAAATTGAATTATCAACCCTCAAAAAAATTATTGAAGAGCAAGAATCGTTAGCTCAAAATAGCCACGATGCTTCTAATAATGTATAAGTTTATATTTTAGCATTTTTCATTGGGAGAACAAATGAATTTATTATCATAAATACGATAAATGCCAGATATATCCCATAAATATCTTGTCCTATGCCATAAAAATTAAGTATTTGAATAATAATGTACAATACTAACCATGTTACTCCTATAATTGTTATTGTTGTTGAAGAGTTCATATATAGTTATTTGAGAAAATTAAATAATTATATAATATTCAATGGTGTAAATTATTTTCGTCTTTTTTCCAAAAAACTAAAGACTTATATCTTTTTCAGAGTTAGATTATATTAAAATGCAAATTTTCTCAGATGTTGATAGGGATTTTGAATTCTCTGAGGTTGATAAAAAAACGGTGGCGGTCTTCTCCTGGGTACGGATACGGGTCCAGGTATATAATTATTTTGTTGAAAATTCTGAAAATATGTTTCTACCAGTGGTTGAGTTATTTCATCGATTGATAACTCTATTGTTTCTGTTTCCAGAGTATCTTCAACAAATGGAACCTCCGCTACAGTTAGATGCTCTTCTTCAAAAGTAGGTTCTTCTTCAATGGTTTCTTCTTCATCAAAAGCGTCTTCTTGAAGAGGTTCTTCAAATGCATACTCTTCTTCAACAGCAGGTTCTTCTTCAATGGTGTATTCTTGAAAAGGCTCTTCTTGATCAAAAGCGTCTTTTTGAAGAGCATCTTCTTGGGCAATATGTTCTTCTTCTTGAACAACATGTTCTTCTTCTTCTTGAGCAACTTGTTCTTCTTCTTCTTCTTGAACAACATGTTCTTCTTCTTGAACAACAAGTTCTTCTTCTTGAACAACATGTTCTTCTTCTTGAACAACAGCGTTTTGAAGAGGTTCTTCTTTTTTAGAAACCGGATCATCGGTGAATACTTTTACAACCTTCTTTTTTCTAGCCATTTTATATATCTTGAAAATATTTTTATTAAGTTAAAATTACAAAATAAAGTATTCTGATTCTCTTGTCCATTCTTTGTCTAAAGTTTTCTTATCAATAATATGACTTGATAATACAACTTGTTGATTATAATCTTTAACCACCCACAAAGGATAATCTTGAAATGTTTTTCCATCGTCTAAATCAAATTTCCCCAAATAAACACTATTATAAGCTTCAGTCCACAAGCCATCTCTATCTGAAACTCGTAGCATCATTTGTATATTCTTGAATTCGCAACTATTTTGGTCATATTTTAACAACATATCTCGCGTAACAAGAGATTCATCGACATTATCATCTGGTCTATTCATAGGAACCTTCATTTTTCCTAAAAATAGTGCACATCGTATTATTCCACCATTATCATTTAACCACCCACATTTCTTAATAGCGCTCTGATAATCAGTAAAATAGTAATATTTACCCATCAATGCTTCCTCATTCATAATTGAGGCACCAAAAGTGGCAACAAAATCCAATTCTTTTCTTGAACATCCAAAATAAACCACTGTAGGCGTCTCAATTACATTTCCATTGATATCAGATAAATACAACAAATCAACATGTCTTTTGAAAAAATCAATAATAGTATTATCAATACTAAAATTGCACACCTTTTCTTGATTAATTAGTTCATCTACTGTTACTAACCACAAATCGTTGTGTCTACTCATTTTGTATGAATCTAAATGTAGTATGCTACAATCAAAAAACAAATACACATTTTCATCATTTCCTATAAATCCCTTGTATCTATATTCTACATCTTTGTAATAGGTCAAACATAAGACTTGCATTATAGTCATACTTTTATTTATTACATTCATAGCAGAATCATATTCAAAACTGGGAAACTTGAAAACCTCGCCTTTTTCTTTACTAGGTTTAAACAAGAAATATTCTAAAAATGGCTCTTTATGTTGTTCATTTACATGATAAGCGCAAATATGAATCCTCGGGGTTTTCCCATTTTCATTTATACCAAAGAAATAATCATCTATATTTTGGTGCAATGAATCAATGCCCCCGTAAATATATTTTACTTCTTCTTTTTTTGACATTTCTGGTATTTTATTCTCTCTATTTATTTTAAAGCTATTATCATATAAATGATTTACACTTTCTCTTAAGTTGTCGTACTCTTCTTGAGAAAAATCCTCATGTGCATTGTCTGAATCTGCTTCTTCTTCTGCTTCTTCTTCTGCTTCTAATTTCGGAATACCAATTTCAATATCCCATTCATCCACAATAGAGGAAGGATTTCGTTTATTTATGCTTCTAGGAATCATTATTATTAACTATAGTAATGATTCTTTATTTATCTATTTTACGCTTAATTGTTTCTTTCACTTGTTCCTCCCTATTATCCATTACAAATTTTGTTATTTCTTCCGCCTGTACAGGATTAGACGAGAAATAACTTTTCAGCGTGCTCATAAGGGTTTTTGCATTTATTGGTTTTTTCACCTTATTCTTTTTATAAACTAAACTTCCCCCATTAATATCGAAACAATCAATTTCATTCTTTTTCATTACATTTACTAGCGATTCTGTCAAGCTCTTTTTTTTATTCCTTCGCTCCTTTATTTCATTCTGCAATTTCAAAATTTCACCATCGATTTTTATCCATTCCTTTATATTATTTACTAGTTCTTCCTTTGTCTCCATTATTTATAATTAGATAATTGATTTTATATTTATTTCTCTAATATTATACTATTCTCATTATTCTTTGTCTTATTCAATAAACCATAATGTCTTTTGCATAAATTATCTTGAAAAACTTTACACTCACATTGCTTACCCGCATTAGCGCCCGTTTTCAAGATTTGGCTACACTGAAACAAAGAATTTGTAGAGGAAATAATTACATTTTCATCTGAAATTGCATGTATTTTGTATTTTTTATTTTTCATTTTCTCCTCCAATTTCTGTTTCTTCAAATTTTCCTTGACAAGTTCTTTTTCAAGTTTTTCGGCCATTCTTTTCTTCAATTTTTCATCCTTTTGTTTTTCCTTCAATTCCATCTTCTTTTGGGCAATATATTGTTTTTGAGCAATATATTTGTGATGATAACAATATTTTTTTCCAGTTGGTTCAACTAATACCACTTGTTTATTTGTACAAGGTATTTTCATATTCTTTGTAGAGTCAAATATTTCAAAACAACATACACCAAACTCCCATTTATTTGAGTTGCCAACAGATTCATTCAATTGTTTCAATTCATCTATATGATTAACGCCGTGAATTTTCTCCAATCCAAGTTCTTCATAATAAGGAAGCACACTCTTTTGAACCTTTCTGCAATAAGGACATCGAATTTCGTTTGTTTTCAATATACATCTCTCCATATTATTATATTTCTTCTTGTGATTCAATACATCATTGTATAATGCTTCATAATTGAATTTGTGTCCGCATTCTAAAGAAATATGATAATTTGTAAGAGGCGAGTTACTTATGAGACATAGATTATCTTCAAGCTTTTCCTCTTCAACATCTAAAGATTTGTAAAGCTCTTCATAAAAATCTATTTGTCCTTCTATTTCATATTTTACCATCAATATCTGTTATTTCACGATAAGTCTTTATATTTATTATATTTAATACATATAAAATGTCGCCAAATAATTGGGGTCCACCCATTTGGATGCTATTCCATAGTCTCGCAGAAAAAATAAAGGAAGAAAAATTTAGTGAAGTTGGTCCGCAACTATTTTCAATGATAAAGGCAATATGTTCAACATTACCGTGTCCTGAATGTTCACAACACGCGACTTTATTTCTCTCTAGGGTGAATTTTTCATCAATAAGAACCAAGAATGACTTTAAAAGTCTTATGTATATTTTCCACAATGTTGTAAATAAGCGAAAAAACAAGCCTTTGTTTAATGTTCTCGAACTGAAGAGGTATTCAACATCAAATTTAATTCTTGCATACAATAACTTTGTTAATGTTTATCATACTCGTGGTAACATGAAACTTTTAGCAGAAAGCTTTCAAAGAAAACTGATAATGAAGAATTTTCGTACTTGGTTTATGAACAATTATAAATATTTCGATCCTTAAATATAGATATAGAATAGATTTCAAACAACGGAAAAAATTATGTATTTGCACTTCCAACTAATTGTCCATTTTTATAAACGGCGCATTTGAATGTTTGTTTTGTTGGCATTGAACACATATCCTTGCTACTGGAAGTTTCATTAAAAAATACATAATTGTACATTTTTGCACTATACATTGCAAACAATGCGCCTATACCTGCCAAAACTCCCATAGCAATATTCAACAATACATAAGTTAATTGTATACAGCCATAAAAACGACGAATTCCTATATCTAAGAACAAATAAAATAAGAACGCACTTAATACCCAGTAATTTACTTCTTTATTCATAATCATTGGACCACAAATGTAAACCATTGTAAATGTTATAAAAAACATACTAAAAGTGGAATTTCCAAAATTTGCATTGCTGCTGTATTGAACCATATTACACAATTCATTTACATCTTTACTTTGCCCTATAGAAAATGGTAAAAAACTTCTTACCCATGAAAATATAATTATCCACATCAAATAAATAATTCCTTTGAAATTCTGGAATATAAATGACATACTAAAAACTAGCAAAGCGACAATAATTGGAGAATAAAATACCAACATCACTGCCAATATTTGTGGCTGATATATGAATAATGGTTTATTTGGAATTGAATTTGATATTGATTGCTGATCCATTTTATATAATAATAAAGTAAAATATTATTTTTTATACTTTATAATTATTCAAAAACTAATTGGAACACTTCATTTATATGTTTCACCTTATGAAACACTATATTATTCAATAATTCACTGTTCTTATATTTGTCCATAAACTTTTTAAAATCTTTATCGTTTTCTAACGGGAATAAAAACTCGGTTACACCCGCCTTTATTCCTCCTAATATCTTCAAATCTAAACCACCTATTTCAGTTACGCATCCATCGAGAGAAATCTCACCAGTTATTGCGATGTTACTCTTGATTTTTCTATTATTCAATAAACTATAAATGACCGTTGTTATTGCTGTTCCTGCACTCGGTCCATCCTTAGGAACCGCGCCTTCTGGACAATGAATGTGTATGCCATATTTCGTTTCATCTGTATTGTACTTTTCTCTCAATTTGTTCTGCACATTTGCATCTGTCAAGTCCCACGCCAATGTCAACGCCACATTCATACTTTCTTTCATAACATCCCCTTGCATTCCCGTCAATTTCAAATCTAAAAATTTCTCACTCGGATAAAATTTCGACTGAATCGGTATTACACCACCCTTACCCACCGCATTTGCCCATAAGCCGTTAATAATACCTACTGCATTATCCGTGTGGATTTTTTTATTTTTCACCTCTTGTTTGTCCTTGAAATATTTTGTCTTTAAGTCCTCTTTTTTAATAATAATAGGAAATTCAATATTGGAGTTATTTGTTTTCAAAATGTCCAAGTTGATTTCACCGACTAATTCAAACAAAATTTCTTTCAATTTTCGCACACCAGGTTCAGAAGTATATTCATCTATTATGTATTTAATTGTTTCATCTTCTAAAACGAGCATATCTTCCAGCCCCATTTTTTTGTAAATCTCTGGTAAAATGTGCTTGTTTGAAATGACAAGTTTATCTTCCAATGATAAATTGCTGAACTTGATTCTATGTATTCTATCTAATAGAATCTTATCAACCAAGTCGGGGTCATTATAAGACAAAATAAACAATGCTTTTGATAAATCCAAGTCGATCCCTGCAAAATATTTGTCTTGGAAGCAATCATTTTGAGTTGAATCGAGCAAATGAGTTAAGATACCCACTATTTCTCTCCCCTGTTCACTTCTACTAATCTTGTCCAATTCATCAATAAAGATAATCGGATTCATACACTTCTTATCTATCAATATTTGAACTATTCCACCCCATGTACTTCCTACATAAGTATAATTGAAACCGTGTATGGTACTACCATTGGAATCACCACCCATTTGTATCATAGCAAATGGGCGACTGTTTCCCTTTTCATCTTTCAAACAATTTGACAATCCTCGCTTCGCGAGAGAAGTTTTTCCTGTTCCAGGAGGTCCTTCAAAACCAAAACAATAACCATCTTGCTGACCATTAATCCATTGCCCAATAATTCTCTCAATCTGTTTCTTTGCTTCAGTGTGACCGTGTACAGAATTATCAAGAGTTTCTTTGACATTTGATATATAATTGGTAATTTCACCAAAATTTTTCTCAATATTTTCAATCAATGAAGATTTTTTATCACTATTTGCATTTTTATTTTCATATAATTTGTATAATAATGGCATAAGCTTTTCATCTTTTGAACAGTTATCCACGAACTTCCATATTTCTTCTTTCATTGTTTTCTTATTTTTTCCAGAAACTTTTATTTTATCTATTTGCATTTTTGTTGAATTATCTGAAATGATATCATTAATCTTTTCAATATTCTTTATTAAAACCGTTTTATCTCCAAAAGTCAAAGTATTTTTAATTGCTTGTATAGAATTGGAACCATCCACTTGTTCCTTGTCTTTTATTTTTTTAAGATAATTTAGTATTTCAATGCTAGTATAATTATCTTTCAAAGGTATGTGAAGTAAATTATTGTCTACTTCTTTCTTATTTATCAATTCTTTGAACATTGTACGGTTTTCATCCATTATATCTAATATGGGTTCTTTTTTATAAATGGAAAAGGGGATTTTTAACAAACCATCCAAATATTGCCGTGCTTTTGACCCGGAATCTTCGGATTTTGCTTTTATTTCCTTCAACTTTATCATAGCCTTTTCTTTGACATTATCGCTTGCTTTCAACAAACATATTTGTTGTTCTAACGGTATTTTATTAATGTCAAAATTAGACAACTCATTTGTATATTGTATTGTCTTTTTCATTGCATCACGAAAATACTGTTTTATTGGCCACGGAAAACTATCAAATAATATTGTCTGTTCTTGAGTATCTACATTACCGTTTGTATCGTTCGAGAGAAGGTCATATAATAAGTATGCCAAATATTTATTCTCATAATTGTCAGAGTTTATCAGTAATTGTATAAGCGTCGTTCGTTTTGTAAATAAATCTGCTGAAATAAACTCTTTTACCATCTGAGACAAAGTTTTCTGTTTTAACATCTTATATTGACTGAAATAACCAATAAACTTGTTATTGATTTCTGTGTGATTATAAATCAAAAAATCTTTCAAAGTCAATGATATCAAAAAGCGACCAAATGATTCTCCTTTGAATTCGACATCATTCGGCAAATTTTCTTTTATTTTATTCATCTTTTCGTTAAGATATTTATTATTCATAAAATCAATAATGACATCATCGACAATGCCATAAATAAGCAAATTTTTCTTGAAATTGCTATTATAAATATATAACTTCATTCCATAGACTTTATTATGAAACTGTTTTGCATTTAATACAACATCACTGCAGTCCAAATTCTTTGTTTTATCTGAAATAAAATCATCGGCAAATGTCATCGCTTTTTTGCCATTATCATCCTTTTTATTGATTACCTTGTAGCTAATTGGATGAAAATATTTTTTCAATAATTCGAATTTGGCTTGTTCATCTTCATTGTTTATTATGCAATTATTATTTCCAAAACAAATAGACAACAGGTCCTCAAGTGAATCAGTCCCATAAGATTTCAATAATCCAGACAATTCATTATTAATAATTTGGAGATGATTGATTAATTCATCTGTTGTGGTTGGTTGGTCAAATTGGAGTATATTGCGTATTTTTTCATTCAACCCGTTCAATGTATTTATGCATGAATTCACATCGCTTACTCCTAAAATATCCATTGTCTTATTTTTCTGAACATTTAATATGGTTTTTTGTATAATGTCGTGAAAAAAAGAGACCTTCTTTTCTACCAAAGAAATTACATCCGTTTTATCATAGTTTTCTTTTTTCATATTTTTATTTGAAATCACGACTTTTTCATTCATTTTATATGTTCTATATAATATACTGATTTATTTTTAACATATTCACAATTGGAATTACTTTTTTGGGAAGGGCTCTTTAAGCCATTTGAAAATATATTTATATCAATCATATTAAAGACAAACGGACTATTTTAATAAACGAACTTAAAATGGGCATACCAAGCTATTTCTCGTATATTGTCAAAAATCACATTGAAATCATAAGGAAATATGTCAAGGCTTCTTTAACTGTGCACAATCTTTATATGGATTGCAATTCTATTATTTATGATGCAGTGAGACGCATCGATTTTAATGACCTTTCTGAAAGCGAAAGCATAATTATCATTAGAAGTGTCATTGCGAAAATTGAGGAATACATTGACCTCATTTCTCCTTCTAAAAATATTCTTGTTGCATTCGACGGAGTCGCACCAGCTGCCAAATTAGAACAGCAACGCAGTCGCAGATACAAGTCTTGGTACCAAAATGAAATAAGTAAATCTATATTCAAAAAAACGAGCGCCGACCCTTGGAATACTACAGCTATTACTCCTGGAACTCTTTTTATGAAAGAACTCAACGAAACCGTCCAGAAACACTTCAAAAATAACCCAAAATACTCTGGTTTAAACTTTATCGTATCTACAAGCGACCATTTTGGTGAAGGAGAGCACAAAATATTCGACTACATCCGTTCTAATAAGGAAAATCATTATTGCGATACAACCGTCATTTATGGTCTTGATGCGGACCTTATTATGCTTTCGATAAATCACCTTCCGATGAATCCAAATATTTATTTGTTTAGAGAAACCCCTGAATTTATCAAGTCGATTGATAGTTCTCTGGAACCGAATGAGACCTATTTGATGGATATTCCAGAATTAACACGAATTATTACTTTAGATATGAATAATGGCGCTGAGCTAACAACAGAAGAACAAAAGAACCGCATTTACGATTATATTTTCCTCTGTTTTTTCTTGGGCAATGATTTTATGCCGCATTTTCCTGCGGTAAATATTCGCACAGGAGGAGTCGATAAGATGCTCAATGCGTATAAGGCAACGATTGGTGGTACCAAGGAAAACTTGACGGATGGTAGGAATATTATATGGAAAAATGTCCGAAAACTAGTAGCATTTTTGGCTGAAAACGAAGAAACTATGTTCAAAACAGAAATGAAATTGCGCGATAGAAATGAAAAACGGTTTTATCCGACTGGTACACCCGAGGAAAAATACAAGAAATTCGATGCTATTCCCACCTATGATCGCGATCTCGAAAAATATATTAATCCTTTCAAAGAAAATTGGCAATTCCGTTATTACAAATCTCTTTTTGGCATTGAAAATGATGAGGAACGCATTAAGCAAATCTCCGTCAATTACTTGGAGGGTCTAGAATGGACGATGAAATATTACACAACAGGTTGTCCTGATTGGCGTTGGTGTTACAACTATAATTATCCACCTCTTTTGTGCGATTTAATCCGCCATATTCCATATTTTGATGCGGAGTTTGTGCCATTCAAGTCTCCATCTCCAGTAACACCATTGGTGCAACTTTGTTATGTGTTACCTAGGCAAAGTCTACAATTTTTGCCACCGAAGCTTTATAACGCATTAAAGAAGCAGCATCCAGATTGGTATCCAGCTGATTGCGATTTTATCTGGGCCTATTGCCGCTATTTCTGGGAAGCCCATGTAGAACTCCCCCACTTGGATATTGTTGAACTCGATTCTTTCGTAAATGCGACAATGTCGATAAAATAATGCAGGGGGTACCCTTAATTTATTTTCATCGTTATAGTGTACATTATTTTCATATCATTAAATCTCAACAGCTTTTATGATAATCCTGATAAATTTTCCTTTTTTCTCGCATAAAGAAGAGCCAACCACTCCCAATGTAATGCAAGCATTTTTACCAAAAAGTATTTTGGGTTTTCGATTTTGGACATTTTTTTTGTCCATTTTTGAAAAGGGGATTTACTTTTCGACAAAAAGTTATGCAAAAATCGACTGTGAGCTTAATGCTCTCATTTTCATTTTTCAAAGAAAAAAATCGTTAGCATAAATTTTAAATATATTTTTTGAAAAACTATTTAGCAACTTTTTATATAGTCAAATATAGTATGGAAAGTTGCCCAGAAGTTGCTAATTATTTTTATTGTAACGATTGTGACTATAAAACGAGCAAAACTAGTAGTTGGAAAAAACATTTAATGACATCTAAACATCAAAATACTATAAATACTATAAATTCTACTATTCAGAAGGATGATTGTGAAACTGTGCAGCATAAATGCAGCTGTGGGAAAACATATAAGCATTATTCCAGTCTGTGGAACCACAAAAAAAGTTGCAAAGGGCTAAGTGTTGTTGAAAATTATGGGGAAAATATATCAGAAAAAGAGCTGATAATGCTGTTGTTAAAAGAAAACAAGGAATTCAAACAATTAATTATAGAACAGACAGCGCAAATGATGGAGCTAGCAACTATTCCCAAGACCACAAACAATAACAACAATAGCAATGTAATTAATAATAATAATTGTACAAATAATCAATTTAATTTGAATCTTTTCTTGAATGAGAAGTGCAAGAATGCAATGAATATGAGCGAATTCATCGATTCGATTCAAATAGAGGACGAGGATTTCGAAAACATCGGCAAACTCGGCTATGTTCAAGGCATTTCTAATATATTTGTAAAAGGGCTTAAAGGCCTCGATGTGACAATGCGTCCGATGCATTGCAGTGACATAAAACGCGAAACCTTGTATATAAAAGATAATGACACCTGGAATAAAGACGACACAAAACAAAAAGTTAGAAACGCGATTGCAATGGTAGCACATAAGAATTTTAAATATATTCCTGTATGGCAAGAGGCGAATCCTAGTGCATATGATGTCACTACTAAGAAAAATGAATTATATATGAGAATTGCCAATCAAGTTACAACATGTATTACTCCCGATGATAGTTCAGGAATAAATAAAATTATTCGCAATTTAGCTAATTGCGTTTGTATTGATAAAACCGTTTGATTTCTGACATCATATTTTATAGGTTAGATGCCAAAAAATGAAATAATATAAATCCACTTAAAGAAATCTTGTTACTATTTTGTAATAATAGGAAAATGGCAGAAAATACAGATAAACCAAAAATAAGAAATAAAAAGCCCAAGTTGGTTGTTGTTGAATCTGACACAAATGAAATAGTTTCAGATTTGAATTTGAAAAAGGATGATGTTAAACCAAAACCCCGCGTAAAAAAGGTAAAAACTGATGTAACCGTTGAACCCACAGAATCAAAAACAACTATTGAAGAAAAGCCAAAGTCTCGAGCAAAAAAAACAAAAACTGATGAAACTACCGAAGTTGATAAGTCAAAGAGGAAGCCTCGTGCAAAAAAAACAAAACCTATTGAAACAAGTGATAAAAAGGCGGAACCGGAACCAGAACCAGAACCAGAACAAAAAGCTGAAACAGAAGAAGAACCAGAAAATACAAAAATCCCTGAAACTAATATTGAAGTAACAGTTTTAAATGCAAATTCAGAGAATGAAGTTATTACTGATGACCATGTAGAAATAGTATATAGTTTTCATATTACAAATATGCACACCAATTGTACGGTTCAACAATTGAATGATAGTTTGGATATTTTGAGACTAGGCGAAATATTTCAAATCAGCATTCATACGAAATATGATGGACCTATTAGTGGAAAAGAAAAAGATAAAGATAGCAGACAAAGTGAAGCATATGTTTATTACAAAGGAACAAAATTTTTGATTAAAAAGCACCCCTTTTTGCAAAAGCTGTTGTCTGGAAAAAAAATCCCATTGGTCCACTTTTTAGAAGGAGACACTTGGTCCTGTGAGTTGAATATTAAAAAGCATTATCATTTCCGCACTGACGACTATATTCAGAAGCGCATTATTATCCAATCTATTAGCTCGAAAAAGCACAGTACTGACATTAACTGGATATTCAGAGAACACGGTGAGGTAGAACAAGTTGATATGATTTGGGTAAAGAGCGACCAAAACCCTCTGCCTACAAGATGTCAATCTTATATCTACTTCAAAGAGTGGGGCGACGAAGAATATACATATAAGTTGCTAGAAGAGTTGAATGAGACGGGTGTTTTTACGATTCGATATGGATTCAAGGATTATAATGATTTGCTTTGGGTATATGAACTTGCACCAAAGAGTGAAACAAGCACTGAATACGAATTTGAATATGGGCAATATCCACACTGGATACCGAAGGATGACCCAAAATATGGAAGTCGATATGACGAAAATAATAAATTAAACTGGATTTTTTCGGATGAAGGGCGTTTTGCTTATTCTAGGAGAATTGTGGAAGATGAGATAAAGGCGCACGGAGGACTTTTCATTGGTCCAGAAAAGAAATTTTTCAAAATAGAATTTGAAAGAAAACCGCCACAGTATTCAGAAGAAGGAAATGATAGCGAAGAAGCACAAAAAATTAAGCTTCTTATTTTCAAGGCCGTTCAAAAATACCTTGCAGATAATGGTATTGATAATTTGAGTAATATTAGTTAAACTCCTTCCTTTTCAAACGGTAGCTGTATTTTTGTTTTTATTTTGTTTAAAAATACAAAATAAAAAATAGAAACAATATAAAATGAATACAGGAAAACCCCCGAATCAAATCACAAAAAAAGTGATTAGCGTTTTCAAAACCCGCGATGAGTTTACTGAATTACTTAAAGTGAACCCAGGACTCGTTATTGTAAAATTCGGCGCAACGTGGTGTGGACCTTGTAAACGCATTGCACATATTGTGGAAGCATTCTTCGCGTCTTCCCCAGCAAATGTTATTTGCGCTGATATTGATGTTGACGAAAGTTTTGATTTATATTCATTTATGAAACATAAACGAATGGTTAATGGTGTTCCAGTTATGCTCTGTTATAAAAGGGGAAACCTCGGATTTGCTCCTGATGACTCGGTCACTGGCGCTGCCCCAAATGATTTAGACGCCTTTTTTAAGCGTTGCGGTATTCATTTGGTAAATGCAACCAAAAACTTTCCAAATCCTTTGCCATCTCGAATTGATTCGCGCATTCCATAAATAATATGTATTTCAATTACTTATTGCTTAAACTTGAATTATAATATGTATAAATAATCATTTAAAAATATTTTGACTATTATACAAATATGAAAATCTGTGCTTTTTTTTTAATTGCTAATACAATATTTGTAAATGCATTTCGCGGTTTGAAAATGTCCTCTGCCAACATCAATGAGGTTATTAAATTGAAGTATTTTTTACCAACAACCGGTTACAACTCTTTATTGAATAAGATTGAAAACCATGATATTTCGACAGTTTATTTTTCTGAAAAGTTAGATTCGGTAATATCCGAAAATAATGAAGAAACTGGTAGTATTTACGGAGATTATAGCATCACAAAAATAAATCCTCTTATCACAACTTCTTTAACCGACCTATCTGTAAAAAATAAGGTTGAAACCGTATTTCTAGTCGATCCAAGACCTCCTATTACTACTACTTTGGCGAATAGCGTATTGGGTTTTATAGAAGGCAATTTTTTCCCCATTCTATTTCTTTCTCTGTTAGTTGCAAATTTTCGTGCATCTCAAATGGGACCAGGAAGTCCTTTTTCAATGCCGGGAATGCCCGGGTCAAATTCCTTGGAAAAGGACAAAATCCTTGTGACAAAGGCAAATATTTCTCTATCTAGTTTTGCAGGTAGTCCCGAAATCTTCGAAGAATGCACAGAAGTTGTTAGTTATTTGAAGAATGACACTTTGTACCAAAATGCCGGTGCTGAAATACCCAGGGGAATATTGCTTGAGGGGCCACCAGGTACAGGTAAAACCCTATTAGCAAAGGCTATAGCAAGTGAAGCTGACGCGAACTTCGTTTCAGTTGCTGCAAGTGAATTCGTCGAATTATTTGTGGGTATGGGTGCAGCAAAAATCCGGTCATTGTTCAAAAGGGCTCGTGACAATAAACCGTGTATTATATTCATTGATGAGATTGATGCGGTTGGTAGACAACGAGGTACAGGAATCAATATGGGAAATGATGAAAGAGAACAGACTTTGAATCAATTGTTGGCGGAGATGGATGGGTTCGCGGACAATGAAGGTATTTTGATAATGGCGGCAACAAATAGGAAGGATGTTTTGGATGCTGCTCTTTTGAGACCGGGTCGTTTTGACCGTGTTATTACTGTGCCTTTTCCAGATAAAGAGTCTAGAAAGCAAATTTTAGCAGTTCATTCTAAGAACAAGGTTTTAGATGATTCAATCAATATAGATTTGATTGCTGAACTGACCAATGGGTTTTCTGGTGCTCAAATAAAGAATCTTTTGAATGAAGCAGCCATTTTAGCAGCACGTGAAGGGAAAACGGTGATTACAGAATCGAATATTTTGTTGTCACTGGACAAATTGCTTGTTGGAATTGCAAAACGCATTGATACACGAGATGAAGATGCAAGACGCCGAGTGGCTATACACGAAACAGGACACGCACTATTGGCCGCTCTGTTTGACCAATATTTTGAATTGAAGAAGGTAACAATTCAAAGCACTTACAATGGTGCTGGTGGATATACGATTTTCAATGAGCACGGAAATATTGTGGATAGTGGATTGTATACAAAGGATTTGTTGATGAAGCGGCTGGTTATTTCTCTGGGAGGCAAGGCAGCAGAGAATTTATTTTATGGAGATATGCAAGTGAGTGTAGGGGCGGTACAAGATTTGAAACAGGCGAATTCTTTGGCTCAACGAATGATAGGAAATTATGGAATGGGAGAGAAATTGGAGGTATTTTATAATGAAAATGTCGATAATGACCGTACACCCTTTTTGGGACGCAGTTTATCGATGGGTGATAAGTATTCCGATAAGACGAAACAGATTTTTGACAAGGAGTCAATCCACCTAGTGAATATGGCATATATGGAAGCAAAGCAGTTATTGGAGGAAAATATGCCTATAATGTGCAAAGTAATGGAATCATTAATGGCGAATGTTACACTAACAGGTAAGGAATTCAAGGATTTAATGTTGTAAAATTAAAAAACAATTTAAATATAATTTCATAATTTCATTTATATTCAGAATGGAAGACGAATTGTTGACACAATACTATGAAAGGAGAGACGATTTTTTTCGTTTGACATCAAATAGTCACTACATATTCGAGGTAACTAAGTGCTGCGGTTATAGTGAATGGGTATCTGTTTACAAAGATGCGCCTTTAAGCCGAATTTATGAAAATATAAATTGGCAGTTTAGTGGCTTAAAGCCAGAAAATTTATATGTTTCAAACGAAAGTGGAGAAAAGATGGATATTTTATGCGATGATTCTCGCAGTATTCGAAAACTAGTGTCAGAGAATTCTGTTTTTTTTCGTCCTATTTATCCAATGCCTTGTTCTGTTGTTTATCGCATATATTGGGATAAAGGATGCTGTTGCAAGAATGAGAATGAGAATGAAAAAGAAAAATAAATTTTCTTTGCTTTTTATAATGACAACAATATTGCAATTATTACGAAAGATAAAAAAAGAAATAATAAATGGTGAGGCAAGAGATTTGACCGCCGTGGAAAGTGCAATGATTCACATAAAAACAGGATTCTCCAATAAGGCCAATCCTACAACTAGCATACTATTTTCCTCAATAGCAATAAGAGATTTAGGTGTTATTGCATCATCTAAGAAAATTCATTTGAGTATGCAGGAGAGAAATATGATTAAAAACGAGATTATAAAATTGTCAAATAATATAATAGTAAAAACGCAAGAACTATAAACTAACACCACTTCCGTATAATTATATAAAAATATATATAATCATACTTTAACTATGAACAAAAATTTGGATTTTGACTTGGATTTAGATATTAATAATTATAATCTTCAAGATATTTTAAACTTATTCAAAATACCCACAGGTTTTACTGAGAGCGACCTTAAAAAGGCAAAAACTATTGTCCTGAAAACACACCCAGATAAGTCGGGTCTTAACCCCGATTTTTTCCGGTTTTATTCAAAAGCTTATAAAATGCTGTATTCTGTTTGGGAATTTAGAAAAAAAGGGGATGTCAATACAGGTGCAAAGAAAAATACTGATTACAGTACTTATGGAGATGATGAAAAACGCGAACTACTCGACCAAATGTTCGAAAACAATGAAAAATTCAAGAATAAATCCCAGTTCAATAGATGGTTCAATGAACAATTCGAGAGAAATAAGCTTTACAATGAAAACCAAGAAAAAGGTTATGAAGAGTGGTTGCGTTCCAATGAAGAGGATAATGATAATTCGCCAAAAAATGTCACTATGGAAAATATGGGTCGCGAATTTGAAAAAAAGAAGAGTCGAGCCCGTTCTCTCATTGTTCATCAAGAAGTACAAGAAATTTATGGCGTAAATTCTATTTCAGCATCAGATTTATCGAGTGATGCACCCCAAAGTTTCGACTCGGATTTATTTAGCAGTTTACCCTTTCAAGATTTGAGACAAGCGCATACAGAAACTGTGGTACCTGTTACTTTTGAAGATTATCAGCAAAAACAGAAATTCAATAGTGTGAATGAAATGATTAGTCATCGCAGTCAACAGAATATTAAACCATTATCAGAACAACAAGCCTTGAACTACTTGAAGAATCGAGAGAAAAACGACGAAGAACGGTCAGTCAGACGAGCATATGATTTGGCAAAACAAACAGAATTAGCACAACAACGGAGCCAAGACTTTTGGTCTTCTATTCAAATGTTGAAGAATGGCAAATGAATCATCAGTTTCATGCAAAAAAAATATAATGGTATAATATAATGCCATTTAAAATCAAAAATTACACAAATTATATTTTCTTATTTGCTATTTTGTTGGCAACGGCATTTCTTTATCAAAGATATCAGAACAAATTAGATAGAGAAAGTGACTCTGACAATTATGACGCTATTCAAAAATACTTACTGAACGACCCCGATTTAGCCAAGGATAAGAAACCAATTCTTTGGATACACATTAAATATGATTATAATTCACGCAATTGGCTCAGCTTTGGCTCTCGCAGTTCTCACGATTTGAATCAACCTTATCTCTATTTAACAGTGAAAACCATTATTAAACAATGCGAAGATTCTTTCCATATTTGCCTAATTGACGATGATTCGTTTGCGAAATTATTACCTAATTGGTGTATTGATATGCATAAAATATCTAATCCAGTAAAACACTATATGAGAGAACTAGGAATGGCACAACTCTTGTATAAATATGGTGGTATTCGTGTGCCCCCTTCCTTTGTATGTATGCGCGATTTGGGAGAATTGTATCAAACGGGAACAGCAGGCGGAAAAATATTTATTTGCGAAATGGTTGACCAGAACATAACTTCTACACATCGTGATTTTTATCCTAATATCAATTTTATGGGAGCAGAAAAGGAGAATCCTGTTGTATTTGAACTTGTGGATTTTATACAAAGAACCATATCTAAAGATTATACAGATGAATCTCACTTCTTGGGTGAATTTGACCGTTGGTGTTTTGCACGCATCGAGAGAAATCAAATCAATCTTATTGATGGTAAACTAGTTGGTACAAAGACAATGGAAGATACGCCGATTTTAATCGACCATCTTCTCTCGAATGATTATATTGATGTTTATTCAAATACATATGGAATTTATATACCAGCTAATCATGTATTAAAACGCCGTCATTATGAATGGTTTGCCAGAATGTCTCCTACTCAAGTTCTAGAGTCACCCATTATCATTTCAAAATATTTGTTGTTAGCAAATGCACCAGATGCCAAAATGGGTGTTATTGAACCGATGAAAGATAAACCAAATTGGGTAAGTTTTTGGAAAGTGCCTTCTGGAGCACCGGTTTGGGGATTAAATCCGATTGATTTGGGAGACAATGTTCCCAGATTAAAGTATCCGGACAATTAAAATGTATTTCCATTTTCATAAAAAATCTTTTATTATAACAATCAATTCAAAGAGTAATATTATCAAATCATCTTATTCGAAATTGTGCTTATCATAAGATATATTGCCCGGTTGATATAATAATTTTAAAATTTGATTGCGGGTTATAGTAGGATGTTTACTTTTTAGTTCTCTCATCTCATTAAAAGAGTCAAATTGAAAGCGCATATAATCTTTTTCACACCACCATAATTCATCCATTAAATTGGCTTCAACAATTTGTTTTCGGTTAGGAATAAATATTACAGTAACGAGTTTTGAAAAGCACAAGTGTTTTTTTTTTGAATAATTGCAAGTGTTTGAAAAAAACAAAAACATATTATATTTATATTTGTAAAATTTAATATTTATATTGTAACTATTAAATTTTAAAAAATGTAATTTATGAATTGATTAACTCGTTATATGCTTTGTATATAGCCTTTTCAAATTTTTTTTTATTTTGAATTTGACCTTGTTTAAAAGTACAAATAATATTTACATTGTTTCCACTTGATACGATGTTATATATCACTTCTTTATTTTTTGCTATTGTTAAAAAGTGCATATCATAAATATTCAAATCATTACCTATAAAAACATTTTGAGGTCCAATAATGTTTGAGTAGAGATAATCAATATTATTTACAAGAATATTATAGAAATAGGATATTATATCCAATTTTATTATTGATGTTGATAATTTTATAAAAAAACTCAAAATTGGGATGAATAATGAATACTTGAAATTATTGAACAAATCATTCACTCTTTTAATTAAATGTTCGTGAGAATTGTTTATATTAATAAAAACAGGACACATATTATTTATTTGAGTTGTTCCAGAAATATTAATTGGAGAACCTGTTATTAGATTTCTAGTTTTTTTTCCATATAATAAATCAGTTTTAATCATAAGAGAGTATAAAAAATCATTTACGCTAATTTTATTTTTTTTTGCAAAAAGTTTTATATCATCTAATTTGATTTTTTTACAAATAATATAATCAGTTTCATTGTTATTAGTTTCAGTGTCAGTATTATATAAAAATTTAAAAATTATATTTATAAAAACTTTAATATTCATTATTATCAAGATAATAGTTCCAATAAAAAAATGAAATAATGACTTGAAAAAGCTGGTACTTCTTTTGAATTTATTTGTTATTTTAGATTCTTCGAATGGGCTAGTTATTATTTTTATTATACCATAACCATCTGCATAAGAATGATGTATCTTGAAGTAAACTCTTGTTTTTTTATTCTTTTTATCTATACACCATAAAAATCTCCATTTTAACTCTGTTACAAACTTTTCATTTAATATATTTTTAATAAAATTATCAAATTTTTTGACATTGGTGTATTTTATACTGGAATAGTCGTTTAAATTAAAATTTTTTACATTGTCTAGAAAAAATAAACCATTAATTTCAATGATTGTTTGTTTTAATATAGGATTTTTTGTAATTATTTCAGTGATATAATTTAAAATATATTGTTCACTGGTTATCCCATCAATATCTATATATATTAATGCAGAATATGTTTCATTTTTGTCTTTGTAAAATATTTTAGATACTACATCCTTTAATTCTATCATTTTTATTTTATTATTTTAATTTAAAATTAATTTAAAAACGAAGACGAAGTTTTATCTTTTTTTTCTTTTTTATCTTTTTTGGGTCGTTTTATTCTAGTGCCCATATAATCATCCCAAAAGGTAAAAAATCCAGAATAATTTCCTTTTCCAAATTTATGATGAAATTTATGATATTTGCTAGTGATAAATAATGGTATGAATCTTTTTTTACAATCATAATGAATATAAAGAGAGTGAGAAAAATTTATTAATATTATAAATAAATACTCACTAATATTTATATCTAAAAAAAATAGCGGTATAATATTTGTTAAACTTAGATTCATAATACTTTCAGTTATTGTAGAGTGCAAAATATCAATCGGTAACAAATGTTCTTTTTGATGATGTTCTAAATGTACATATTTTTTTAAAAATGGAATTCTGTGAATCGTTCGATGGTACCAATAATACAAGGTATCAATAATAAAAAAATAAAAAATGATATTTTTTAATCTAGGAAAATTATTTTTTGAGTTCAATTTATTATTGAAATACTTCAAAACGAATAGAAAAATCATCCCGGAAATAAATATATTTGTAAATGTACTTAAATAAAAATTGTATGGTAGTTTTCTTTTCTTAAAATTTTTATGTTTTACTGTTAAATAAAGCATAAATATATAAAGCATAAATATATATATAATTGCAAAACCGGTCGTTAAGATTTTAAAATTCATAAGTATAAGTATAATTATATAAGATAAATAATTTAATATATAAAAAATATACGCGTTATCTAGTTGACAATTAATTGTTAAAATATCTATATTATGCAACCGATAATTATTTTAACAATAATATTATTAATGATTTTAGTATTCTATGTATTTTACAGAACCACAATAAAAATATATTTTACAGGAAATGATAATAAAATATCATACAGTTATTTTATAAAATTAATACAAATTGTAAGCAATGACAATTATTTTATGAATTACGGTCTTTGGGATAAAGAAAACAACACTCTCAAGAAAGCTAATGAGAATTTAGTAAATTTTATATTTGATAAATTAGATATATCTGAAAAAAAAAATATGAATATTTTAGACGTGGGATGTGGTTATGGTGAACAGGATTTAATTTGGTCTCAAAAAATGGACTCATCTTGTAAAATAAAGGCACTAGACATATCAGAAAAGCAAATATATCAAGCTCTAAAAAATAATAATAATGATAATGTTATTTTTGACATTTGTGATGCAAACTTTATTGATTTGAAATATAAAAATGAATTATTTGATAGAATCATATCGCTAGAATCAGCCTTTCATTACGAAGACAGACCCAAATTTTTTAAGAATGTAAATAAATTATTAAAGGATGATGGTATTTTTGTTATAACGGATATAATTTTAAAAAATTCTTATAAACCTACTTTTTTGAACAGTGTTTTATTAAAAATAGCTTCAGATTTTCTTCATATACCCAAACAAAATCTGATAAAACTTGATGAATGGATTGAAATTATTTCCTCCGAATTAGAAATTATAGAAATGTTTGATATAACTGATGAAACATTTTTACCTTATTACAAGTATTTTATGAGTACTTATTCAAAAAATAAGAATTTACCGGTTTTTTTTGGAAAAACCCTAGAAGATATTTTTTGTTCAATTCAACCATTTTCATATGTTGTTTTGAAATGCAAAAAAAAACAATAGTTTAAAAATAAATATAATATATAATATCGTAGTTAGACTTATCATATTTGATTTGCGAAGTATATTTCATTTTATTGAAATTGCATATTTGTCTCAATATTGTTGTAAAACTATTGTAAGTCAATTTTCTCTCCAAATATTTTTGCTTCGAAATGTGATAAAAGGGTTTGCAATATTCAATAAATGTTGGTATTGAGGTTGTAAATAGTCCTCTTTTATAAGACTCGTTATTAACAATATAATATTTTTCTGTTTTCAAAGCAATATCTTCTAATAAGGCAATAAATGTATCATTTGGTATTTGTTTTTTAAATATTTGTGTTGACATTTATATATTATATTAATTGAATATAATATAATTTCAAGATTCACAATATCACAATATTTGAATCAAATTATTTGTGAACAATGCTAATTCGATTTCATCTTCGTGAATATTATGGAAGATTGTTATGTATTTGCAAATAACAGGTATAATCTTATACTTTTCAGTTTCGTTCAACAAAGTGGTCGTCTTTACAAATAAAAAATAATTGTCTAAAATGTCCATCACCGAGTATCCCTTGTCATAAATCTCGTATAAAATGCCTATTGACCTATTCAAATCTTTAATTTTCAATGCTTCAGTATATTTTATAAATGTCAAAAAACTTATATTCGTACATATTTGATTTGCTAATTCAAGCGTAATTTCGCGATTCAATAATTTGAATTTTTCCATATAATTAATCAGAATTTTTGCAGTATTATTGCATATATCTAAAATAAAACTTTCCGCATCTGGTTCTATACTTATATTTTCATTGCCTTTTATTTTATTTATTATTTTTTGCAAATTTTCTCTCTGTAGTGGCTTTATTTTAATAATTGTGAACCGCGATTGAAGACTCTCTATCACTTTCTGAATATTGCTGCACGAAGAAATAAAATGAACATTGTGACTATATTTATCAATGCTATTTCGGAAAACTTGTTGGCTCTGTTCATTTATCATATCAATATCATCTAAAACAACAATTTTCTTCTTGTTTTTTATTGAACAACATGTTTGACAAAATGTTTTCACATCATTTCGATAGTAATTTATTCCTTGTTCTTTTAAACTATTAATATGGAGTACATTATCCTCATAAATTTTAGAATCCGAACTTTTGTAATATTCTCTTATTAGTGCATTTAATAGTGAAGTTTTCCCGCTTCCAACATCTCCTATAAAAAGAATATTGAGATTTTCCATTTCAATCAAGGTTTTAAGCATTTCAACTAGCTCTTCATTCATCTCAAAATCCGCAAAATATAAAGGTTGATATTTATTTATAAAAAGACTTGAATCTATTATGGTCATTTTAATAATATTTAAAATATATATTTAAATTGGTTAAAAAGTATTTAAGTTTATCTTTAATAATAATATTAAATGTCGGAAGAAAATCACTATAAAACATTGGAGGTTCCGGAAAATGCGAGTCCAGAAGAAATTAAAAAAGCTTACCGTCGGCTTTCTCTCAAATACCATCCAGATAAGAATCCAGGGAAACCGGAAGTGATAGAGACTTTTCAAAAAATCAGTTCAGCTTTTGAAGTTTTGGGTGACCCACAAAAAAAAGCGGAATATGATGGTATGAAAAACAACCCGTTTTTAAGAATGAATAGTATGGGTGGAAATGGAGATATGCCACCTTTTCAAAATATGGATGATTTATTTGCCAATTTATTCTTTGCTGGTATGCCAGGTATGATGCCTATGGGAGGAATGCAAGGAATGCCAGGAGGGTTTCCTTTTGCTGGTGGTCCCAATATCCAAGTTTTTAGAAATGGTGTACCCATCAATGTTCATCAGGGCTTGCAAAAACCGACCCCTATTATTCATACTATTTGCATAAATATGGAGCAAGTATTGAATGGTGCGAGTGTACCTTTAGAAATTGAAAGATGGATTATTGAAAATGGGAATAAAGTATTTGAAAAACAAACGATATATGTGAATATACCAAAGGGTTCAGATGATAATGAAATCATAATGTTAAGAGATATTGGAAATTTTGTCAATGAACAATGCAAGGGTGATGTAAAAATATTCATCAAGGTTGAAAACGATAGTGGATTTCGCCGTCACGGATTGGATTTAGTATTGGAGAAAACGATTTCTCTCAAAGAGGCATTGTGTGGTTTTACATTTGATATGAAATATATCAATGGAAAGAACTATTCGATTAACAATCAGGCGGGGAATATTATTGTTCCAGAATATCAGAAGGTGATTTCTGGTATGGGTTTGGCACGAGAAGGACACAAAAATGGCAATTTAATTATTCATTTCAAAGTGCAATTTCCAGAAAAGTTAAATGAAGAGCAGATTGCCAAGTTACGCGAGGCTCTTTAGCTCGTTCGAGAAAAAATACAGTATGTACAAAAATTACAAATTAGCATATTTTTTGTTTTTTATTATTTTTCGCTCTTGATTTTAATTCTATTTACAGTTGTGTGAAAACGCCCGAGTTGTACTTGTCCAACTTGATGCGCTTGCCAACGAATTGCGCATTGATGGTCGCCATTCGCTCTTCGTCTTCAAAATCGTTGGGACGAATTACGACGACATACATCGCCGACTCGATGACTTCCTTTTCCATGTAGCCCACGAGACAGGTTCTCCAAGTGCGAGAACCATCTTGACCGATGCCATAAGCAGTCTTGACCTTGTTGACAACCTCGTAGACCGTGTGGACTTGACGAGGTCCGTTCAAACCCACAACAATGAACCCGTTGGATTCTGGAAGCGTCTGAGTGATGATGTCCTCGTTCCACTGGTAGCCAAGAGCAGCAGCGTAAGCTTTTGCCCAATCCTTGTTCTGGAACACAGAGAATCTCTTGGTTTTCATCTTGAAAAGCGGATTTCGAATGCCGTCAGTTGCCTGTAGATTGGCAATGTTGTGCGCGGAAGTGATGTTCTTCTCCCTGCAACGAACAACACCCTCCTCTGTCCGAGTGTATCCCGCACACTGGTAGGCGTTCTCTTGCGACTCTGGTTCATCAGCAAAAGCGATGTACTGGTCAATCGCCTTCAAACTCGTGTAATAGGGACCAATCTTGTGACCCTCGGGATAGTCGGGGTATCCTAGCATTCGGCCTGGAAGTCCCTGAGCTTGCACATCATTGTCAACCCTCTTGACACACTGCTCGTGAACCGACCCAACACGAAATTTGTGTTTAGTAGCAATTCGGTTTGCAGCGCGCCAGAAACCCTTGACAAGAATAATCCAGTGCCGGTTGAGTGGGTCGTGAAAGAGCATTGTGTTCTGCTCGGGTGTAAGGCGGTCCTTGGAGTTGTGCTCAATCAAGCCGAATCCGCGTTCCAGAACGCATTGCTGGATGTTTGCAGACATCTTTGCATTGGAGCGAACCAAATGAACGCGAAATTCACCGTCGTAGTGGGTTTCAATCTCGTTAAACCACTCACGAGTCTTGTCCAAACTGTTCATGTTCTTCCATTCTCGGAGTACACCTATTTGCTTCAATTTCTCGTAACCCAGGTAATTCTCGGGGATGGTCATCTTGTAGAGAGTGAACTTGCCACCCCATTGGCTGGCGGTGTGGATGTGCTTGATCATCGTGGCGCTAGCGGTGACAATCTTGACATTCTTCGTCTCAAGAACGGCCATATTGAGCAAACCGGACTCAATCAAGACTTGGTGAAGTACCTGATTTTCCTTGGCACCATTTTGAATCTCATCAATGATCACACAGCCGCCTTCTTGGGCGATTCTCCTCAAAATGGGAAGAGCATCTCGCAATTTTCCGTGGTGGAAAATTTGCGACTGAAAGCAGTCCGGGAAATCCCGCTTGGTATCGGTTTCCCAAGCTACATTGCTCATACCCGTCAAGATGCACACATTCTTGGGAGCGACGACAATGTCATCATTCTCGTGAGTGCACAAGAGGTAAGGAATGTAATGGAGAAGACCAGTCATTCCTACTTGAGGTTGTTTGGTGATTCCGAGGAGTACCGCACCAGTGGTCGTCAAGAGGCTGACAATGTTGGTGGCATCGGTTACTTGATTGGCCCAAACATACTCGGTGGTTGCGTGGGGGTCGCCTTCCAAGTAACGGTTGTGGTTTGCCGCCTTTGCTGACTCAAAAGAGCTTCTCACTGAAGCCCTGCGCGCCTCCTTCAAGGCCTTAACTTGTTCTACGGACATAGTATTAATAGCAGACATTGTTCCTTAAAGTGAAATGAAAATGAGTTATGTAAATTATTTTTTTGGGAATATTTTGGCTTCAATTTTTTTTAAAATACTTAATAACCGGGTTTACTAAAAATTTTTTGTGTGGGGCCGCCTAATTAGTGAGTATTTCAAACCACGGCTTACCCCCTTGGCGCAATAAAAAGTTTTTGGAAGAAAACAACTTAGAGACAACCCAATTTTATATATTGTGCCCTTTTAGCTTAGTGGTAGAGCACCAGTCTTGTATAAGTGCAACAAGGATAACTGGAGGTCGCGAGTTCAATTCTCGCAGGGGGCTTAAAGAAATTATTTAATTTTTGTCACACAGTAGATAAAAATTAAATACTTTTACAGATATTAATACAATCCCCAATTTAAAGCATACGCGTTGGAACCACCTTTGGCAAATACACCCAGCCGCTGAGGTCCCTGTCCAAAAGTCCCGCATGTTGAAGGTAACAGTTTATTATTGACCTTAGTATTGCTATTGCTTGAACTATAAGAATGTATCAATTTTGCGCGTCTTTGTGCTACACTTGACGCACCTACACCAGCGCCAGGAACATATCGATTATTTACATCTTGTGGCTGATTGCAAATGGCTCCTAAAGACGGATTATATCTGGCACCGGTTGCTCCACTTTTTTTGTAAAAAAAGCCGGCTTTACCATAATAGAAATTTCCATAAGGCATATTTATATTATGATTATAATAAATTATTCCACTTTTTCAAAAAGTGGAGCAAAATTCTAGTTATAATAATATCACAATTGTTGAAAATCAATGGTCTCCGCAAGAGACCATCTTTTTTGCTATACTTTTTCTAAAAGTATAATTAGGATATCTTACGAGTTGGAATATCCGATGACACTAAATAAATCGAATTCTCCGTAATAATAATATACTCCGTTGCACTCTTGTAAAACTTGGAAATCGGAGAAGTGTACTCATCCTCCGACTTGACCAATAACTTCTCTCCCGACTCCTTCACTCCAACCAACGCCTTCTTGTCTAAAGAAGCCGACCAATAATCCATCATAATTGGCTTATCCTCTACAATCGCTAACTTGGTAGCGTGTTTCAAAGTTAAATCACTAGGCAATCTGTAATTTGTTTCAGGTGCCGCTGAAGCTCCCGCTTTTTGTTCACTTGTTGACATTATATTATAGAAATTTTAATAGTCTTTAAATACTTATTTAAAGAAAAAGTATTTAATTATATAAAAATGAATAATTCATCAAATACCAATAATTCAAGCAACAATTCAAATTCAAATAATTTTGCATTTTATTCATTACATAATGTAGAAAATTACAAATCTTCTCTAAACTATAGCATAAGCGAAATTCTTAATAAACACAACTTGTTAATAGTCGAATATTTGAAATTTATTACGGAAAAAGTTAGTCTCAAAAATGTTGCTTGTAATAAGTTTATTATCATCCGTGGTCTTGAAACGGTGAGCCATGTTTTCAATAATATTCTTTATTATACAAAAAACATTGATTTGGCCTTTTACCACGGGCAAAAAGCATTTTATTTTTATGTTGAATTCATAGAACAAATATCAGACGACCAACATACATTTCTCCAACTAAATTCTCGAGATGCCGCAATGTTTGTCTACAAAAAAACAATTTTTGATATAAATAATGAATACCGAAAAAATATGGATGCCGCTATGAATAATAAAAACTACTCGGATTATTTTGACATATTGCAATTATATAGTACTATTATTAAATTGATAATTTCATTTTTAATACATAAAAGCGTTTTCAATAGAAATAATGGAAAAATATGCATAGATATAATTCTAAATCAGTCAAAAACCATTTTTGAAAAAGTATGTTACTCAAAATATAATAAAAACGAATTTCATATTTTGTTAACATTTGTTGAACAACTGACCAAAGACATTGAGCACGATAAATATATTAAAATTCTCGAGCTATTCTTGAAAAAGTTTCAAAGGGGAAGGATAATTGAACTTAAAATAACTGAAAAAATTTATAATCAGGAGTTTCGAGAAAAACTCGAAGACACTCCTGAAAAGTTTATTTCTTGGCTATTTATATAGTTTCTATGCGCATTCCTATTCGATATTTACCAAAAAATCTAAGCCGAAAAGACAAAAAAAAGCAAATTAAAATGCTTACAAAATCGCGAAAACTGTATAAGCAACGCAAATATTACACTAGAAAGGCGGTTGCGTCTTACAAATCCAAACCCTCTAAACACATTGCAAATGCTCAAAAAACCTACAAGGTTCAACACATAGTTCCATCAGCGGAATTGTCTAAAGCAACTGGGTGTTCTATAGATGCACTTCAACAAATTGTTAAAAAAGGCGAAGGTGCGTATTTTTCATCGGGTTCGCGTCCCAATCAAACCGCTCAATCCTGGGGTTATGCTCGATTAGCCAGCGCATTAACTGCAGGTAAAGCAGCCGCAGTTGATTATAAAATACTAGAAAAAGGATGCAATCATACAAAAAAGGCATTTCTTTTAGCAAAGAAAGCCAAAAGAAAATATAATTATGGAAAATCTCATACACCTACTATAACTGTGTGAAAACTTTCTAAAAACAGTTTAGACAATTCGTCTATAAAGTAACATCCACGAATATGCTCTTTCTGCGCACTTTGCTCTTCTTCTCCTTCAATGGCGTGTTTTCAGCAGTGATAATCTTCTGATTTATCTTTGAAAACTCGCGCACCAACATCTTCTTCAAGAATTCGTAAATCGTAAAAAGCACATTCTCGTCGCACATTCCGACAATCAAGATACTACCTGTTCTAAAAATCATAAAAGAGACCTCAACAATATTCTTGTATTTCTTCCTATCTTCTTCTGATATTTGCGAACCTGTTTGCTCAGTCAAATCTGTGTTATAATAAAACTTGCATTGAATTCCCGGATAAGAGCAAGGGTCATAGATGCATTGAATATTGTACTTATATTTCATCAAATCAAACAATACCTCCCGATTAATAAAGAATCCACAATTGAAATTCGAATTAATCAACACAGTGTCACTCTTCTGGTTGTAACTCAGCGTTTCCTTTACAAATGGTTGCATCGTGGTAAGAATATTATTTAATACTTCCTGGAAAATAACATCATTTTGTATTCCCGGAATCTCCATTTTACCCGTATTGAATACCTTGATGTGGAACTCTTTAAACACCGTTTGAATCTTGAGACGCATAATCATAACAAAGCAATTATAAAATGCACTCTTCTGCTTGCAACGATAACTCATAATGTCCTTCTTTGATACCCCAACACTAATTTTTCGGATATCCTTGAACTTAATACGCCCGCTAGGATTATTTATACTCGTAATAATTTGCTGGTCAAAATGCACCTCGTTTTTTAAATTCTCTTGGACTTCATCGAGTTCTTCTTGAGTTAATGAATTAAATTTCATTTGTTTTTTGATGACACCATTTGCAGGTCTTGAATAAGGAATAACCTTTATTCCCCAAAAGAGCGTTTTCAAATCAATGGCTTGATTCAAATAAGCGATTTTAGATTTTGTCGAAATGTATATATCACTTGCTTTAGGAGCTTCTTGTTGTAAACCTTTAGAAATATCCGCAGATAAAATTCCCTCTTCAGATTCGAATTCTGGTTCGCAGATTTCTGCGTCATCATCATTATCATATTTTGCTGAAATAAAGTTTTGCCATTCATCATCTATTTTATTTGTCGCGTTTATTGTCATGGTTGCCATTACTAGTATTCTCGCTTTGCCTTTATATCTCTTTAAATTATTTTATTTCAATTATTTTCTTTATTTAATAATATAAATGATTCAGTCTGTGTCGCGCGTCATCGATGAAAGGACCAAATGGGTTCCTATACCGAAAAACTTATCTACATCTTCTAGTGCCTGTAATAAAACATTAAGCGAAGATTATAGCTTAAAGCAGAATTTTTTTGATCCAAGTAAAAGTTCGCCACCAAATGAGTTTATGATTAAACTTCATATGCGTATGTATCGCATGACGCGCGAAGACAAATAATAAAATTTTTGAATGCCATTAGTGTGACGCTATAAAAGATAGCAAACGCACCAAAGAATAATTTATATAATGAGAATTTTTACATTCCTGAAAATGCATAATATTTTCTATAAATACAAGGAATTCGGATGTTACTATTTCAGGTTTGTTTCGAATAATATAATTCAAAAAATGTTTGATTATATTTTTTTTATCAATATTGTAATTCATACTAATTTCTTGCATAAAATTGGACAAGATTTCCACTTTATCTCCTTTTTCAAATTTGGTATAAACAGTCTCCAATACATTATTATCAATTATATTAAATTTTTCATCGTGTATTTGATTCTGATTTGTTTGCATAAAATTTATCATACTCCTCATATCCGATTTATATAATTGTTGTATCAATTTTATTGATTGTTTACTCATCTTTAGATTTTCAGCGTCTGCTATATTCGAGAGAAAACTGATGATATCCTCTTCTGGCAACTGATTAAATCTCAATCTCAAAAACTCATTTTGCAACCCCTCATCTATTCTACTTATATAATTACAAATTAAACAAAATCGCACACCACTCGAATAACTTTGAAGCAAATATCGCAATGCTTGTTGTGCATTTTTTGTCATATAATCTACCTCATCCAATATAACAAACTTCATCCCTTGATTGAAAAGTGCCTTTGAATTCACAAACTGGCTTATTTGACTTCGTATAATATCTATTCCACGCTCATCACTCGCATTCAAATGAATTACCAGTCCTTTCATATTATGGTTGTGTTTATCTTGATATGCATTAATAAGATTTATGATGCTGGTTGTCTTACCAGTTCCAGGTGGTCCGTAAAAAAGCAAATTGGGAAAATAACCTGTATCAATAATATTTGTCATTATAACTTTATTAAGTGGGTCCAAAACAATGTCTTCAAATTTCGTTGGCCGCCACTTCTCTACCATCGGTACACTAGCATTTGTTGTATTTGAATTCATCGGTTTATTAATCTTATTTTATTGCTTTTAAGTATAAAAATTGAAATAAAATAAGTCGATTATATTAATGCAAACAGCGGATAGTGCAAAAATGTCTTCTCAAGATGGTGCATTGACAGGTTATTTGGAGCTATTTGTGGGTCCAATGTTCTCCGGGAAGACAAGTAAACTTCTTGAAATATACAAACAATACAAATTCTGCAACATTAATGTGTCTGTTATTAATCATTCTGCAGACACTAGATATCACGAGTCTATGTTATCTACTCACGACCGTGTGATGATACCTTGCATTCAAACGAATCATTTGATTCCTCTTTGGAATTATTCAAATTTAGATGGTTCATTTAATGATGAATGTGAAATGCATATGCTGCTGCGTAGTGCAGATGTTATTTTGATTAATGAGGGGCAATTCTTCGATGATTTGTATGATTGTGTTTTGCAAATGCTCAGTGAAAAAAAGAAGGTGTATATTGCTGGGTTAGACGGTGATTTTGAGAGAAAAAAGTTCGGTTCGCTTTTGGACCTAATCCCTTTGTGCGACAAGATTACGAAACTCACATCTTTGTGCAGCATATGCAAAAATGGAACGCCAGGAATATTCTCTCTTCGTTTAACTAAAGAGAAACAACAAATGTTAATAGGTAGCGATAATTACATCCCCGTTTGCAGAGACTGTTATGAAAATCACTAAAAGTTTTTAAAAAAATGTACTTCTATTATTTGATTTTTTCTAGGAAGAAGAAAAACACTTAACGAAAACTACTTAAATTGACAGTAACTTAATTTAAATATAAAAGACAATGAATAGTGATGATGGGGCAAAGATAAAACCTAAACGTGGTAGAAGGTCTAAAAAAGAGATTGAAGCTGCAAAAAACCTTGCTGAGATGGAATCACAAACACAATCTAATGTGATAATTGAAGAGCCTATAGTTGAAAATACAACTACAAATAAAAATGTAGAAATAGAGAACAATATAGAATTTAAAATAGATGGTGAAAATAGTGAAGAAAATGAAGATAGTGTTATTCCATTGGAGGATAACGAGGAAAATGTAATTATTAAACAGGGAAACAAAAAGAGGGGAAGAAAACCCAAGGGTGGAAAGATTGTTCAACAAATAACACCAACTACAGTTGAAAAGGAAAGTAGGCCTAATATTATATTACATTTGAAATGCTCATTAAAAGATTTAACAAGTAGTGGGGACCATAACTCAAACTTTACAACTGCAACGGTGGACCCATATAATTTTGAATGTAATAATGAATTTAGTTATGAATTATTGAATAACTCAAATTTTACAAACAATGAATCTGTTTTTTCAGTTCAAAATACAAATCAAAATCAGAATACAAATAAAATATATGCGATTAAAGATACAAATTATTCAAACGATGATGATGAAATAATTAATGCAAATACCAATGAAACACGAGAGTTATGGCGAAAATTGAAGATTTTGGAGCAAGATTTGCACATTAACAATATTTCAGACAAGAAATCAGCTTGTTTTTGGTGTTCTTGCGATTTTGATAGTCCACCTATTTATATTCCAAAGCATTTTATCAAAGATAGTTATCATGTATATGGATGTTTTTGTACACCAGAATGTGGTGTTGCCTATTTAATGGAGGAAAATATTGATAGTTCAACAAAATTTGAGCGTTATCATTTGATGAATCATATATATTCAAAAATATACGAGTACAAGAAGAACATTAAACCTGCACCTAATCCACATTATATGTTGGACAAATATTATGGTAATCTAACGATTCAAGAATATAGAGCACTGCTTAGAAGTGAGCGTTTGTTTTTAATTGTGGATAAGCCATTAACTCGAATATTGCCAGAATTTCACGAGGACAATGATGATTTTATTATTAACAATAAGATTATTCCGTCGAATAATTACCAAGTAAAGAAGAGGCTTCAGAAGAAGATACCTCAAACAAAAAGCAACATATTGAATGAGAAATTCGGTATTCAAAATGTGGTTGCTCCCGCACAATAAATAATAATATTTATACAGAACAATTATTATTTATTTTTTATCAATAAGGACTTTATTTGCGACATTGCGAATGATTTTATTTATACCCAATTCATCATCTGGCGTGATGCATGTAGTTACTTGATTCGCGATTTTCATATATAAATCATTCTTTTTGGTCGTTCCATCTAATGCTTGAGGGTTTGATTCTATCCAAATAGGAATGTATTTAAAGTTCTTATGAGCAATAAGTGCAATAGCATTCCTTATTTTCTGTTTATTATCATCTTTATTCCAAACATCATTGTCTTTTATATACAGCGTTTCCCGTTTCAAATCATTGCAATGCATCGGTCTCACAGTTTCATCGAGGTCTTTAAGTCCTTTTATGAAAATATTAGAAATGCCTTGAATATAGCCGAGTTTGCCGATATTTTCGAAATCTTCGTCTTGTATTTCGAGAGAACTGATGAAGTCGCTCATATTCATAGCATCCTTGCATTTTTCATTCAAGAATACATTCAAGTTGAATTGCTTATTATTGTTATTGCAGTTGGTAGTGATTGTAGTCGATGGTTTGCTTACAATATCTAGAATCATCGATTTAAATTCCTGATTATCAAATAATAATTGTTGGTTCTGCAGCATAATTTGCTTTATTATTTCATTTTTACTAATGTCTTGGTCACATTTATTTTCAATAAAAGAACATCGCTTCTTATGGGACCACAAATTCTGACGATGGTTGAATGTTTTCCCACAAACACAGACCATTAATGCTCTCAAGCTAGTTTTTTTCCCATTGTAATTATTTTGTAACTCATTGTGTTTTATGGTCTTAAGATGTTTCTCGTAATTGGTTTTTCGTGATGTATTATAATCACAAATTTTACATTCGTAAAATGTGCTACTTTTTGCTACAAAAATGTCATTGTTTGTCATACTTTCTAAAGGATGGGATAATTTTTATTCTGAAAAACTGAAAAAAGTATGCTAACACTTTTTTTCATTAAAAAATGAAATTGAGAGCATTATGCTCACAAACGCATTTTGCATAATTTTTTTCCGAAAAGTAAATCCCCTTTTGAAAATTGGACATTTTTTTTGTCCAATTTTGAAAACCCAAAATACTTTTTGGTAAAAAGTGTTGCATATACTGACCCCGACCTTTTTCTTGCAATTTTTATTCATTTTGTTACGATATATGGTAACAAAATGAGCCAGCAATCCACAGTCTGAGACCATAAGCTAAGTCGCGGGGGGGGGCGGTGATTTTACAAGAGTGGGGACGACAAATCGCTATACAACTTGTGACCATTTTCAATGCCAAATATTCGGTGAAAATGTGGGGAAAGTGAGAGGACCGAATTGACGCGGTATTTGGCTAGAGAATGCGAGTCTTTCAATAAAAACGATACGAACTTGGGCTTATTAATAGTACGCCATTCTTTGGCATAAAATGTGTAAAAATCCTTTAATTCGTTGTCATAATTTGCACCTGTATATCCAGTCTCGATTAAGTAATCAATAAACGCCTTTTCTGCATTCAAAAAACCGCCTATATCCGCCAAATTCTCACTAAGTGTTAATTTATTATCTATTTTTATTTTATCGTCTTTCGCTAGCGTCTCGTAATGCTTTATAATGTCCGTTTGTTTCTTCTTGTATTTTCTCAAATCTTCTGGTAACCACCAATTTTTATATTCTCCATTTGCATTGTATTTGCAGCCTTCTTCATCAAAAGCGTGCATCATCTCGTGACCAATAATTGTGCCAATATTGGCCATATTATAGGCCATCGATTTGTTTAAATCCACAAAGGGTGGCTGTAATAAAGCATTTGGTATTATCAATTCATTTTTGGCATTATTGTAAGAAGCATTGACTTCAAATGTATCCTGGTCTAAGCCTCGAATTTGCACATCTTGCTGTGGTAAACGGAGAGAAAATCGGCGAACCATTTCTCTCAATCTCCAATCCATATACATTTCAAAATTGGTGAAACCATCATCTTCCACGAAATCGCAATCGGGGTCAGGTTCCCATTTTGTTTTTGAACCTATTATTATATGCATTGTATCCAGTTTTAATAAAAACCCATCAAGTGTTTTCTTGGATAACCATTTATTTTTTAATAGAGTATCACGAAATGAAATACTTATTCTCTCGACTAATTGTTTTACAAATGAAATTTCTTTCGTATTTTTATAATATTCCATATATTTCTTATTCATTTCTGTATTCATTATTTGTTCCACTTTGGAAATGGCCATTTTCACAAGTGAAGGTGGTTTCTTTACAAATGAATTGAAAAATTGAAAACTTGTTTCATATAATTCACTATGGTATCGAGACAATACACATAATATTTGATAAACCCAGTATTCATACCATTCTTCAGAGGCCCACGATTTATTCAATAACTGCATAATATTCTCAAAGTATTTCGGATTTTCTATTATTATCTTATTTGGAGTTTTGTGGAAACCTAGTAGTTTTGCAAAAATATGAAAATTGAAATGAAGCCGTTCTTTTATTACAGAATCACCATATTTATTATATAATTTTTCAATTGGTTGCTTTTTATTATAACTATATTTTACCAAGTGCCTTTCGACGGAAACAATATTTTCTGGTTTAAAACAAGAACCAGAAATGAAAGCTCGAGAGAAAAAGGATTTCAAAAAGTTCTCGTATTTCTCTCTTTGTTGTTTTGCAGAATGTGAATTACCAAAATAAAATTCCTTATTTTGAAAGGTAATGCCACTTTCTGCAATATATGGAATAAACTTTTTATGGTTTTTTATATCCACCATAATATAAAAATAGAAAGGTAATGAGAATCCTGACCTGATAAACCAAGCAAACATTTCATACATTGCTTCTTGTGTTCCTCGTCTCCTATATTGATTCAATTGAAATATACAGTAGTCCAGCTGTTTCTCAACCAAAGCATTATTCCAGCGACTCATTGATTCGAACAGATGTCTTGTCCGCTGCGCTATTGGCGATGTTTCTTTAAATACTTTTTTAAATAATATATCGCGCATTTCATTGTCGACTTTGTTTTGAAGAATTACGAATGCATTCGTCGAACCGCGATTATCGGGTACATATTTGTGATTTTCTATCCAGCGCTTATTTATAAATGTATAAAAATCATTTTTTTCAGTTATTTGATTTTTATTGTGTTTTTTAGTTTTTTGATGTTTTTGTTTTTTATGTCTTCTTGTTTCAACCATTGTTATATTATTATGTTATTAAAACTTTGATAGATGGTGTAAGCTTCGCGAAATACCTTGGTCATGATGATTCAAAAATTTCCTTGCTCCCTCCTAAAAATATTAGCTTTTAAAATTATTATCATTATTAACAATAATAGTTTTACACCTTTGTATAATTATTCAGTTAAAAGAAATTCCAAGAATTCTTTGATATAATAATAAACCCGCATCTTGTATTGGTAAAATATATGCATAAGTATTGCCATCATTATGATGAGAATGCCATAAACCAGGCGGTGTGATAAACATTTCACCTTGTTTCCAATTCACTTTTTTTGGATTTACTATATTTCCATTTTCATCTAATTCATCTCCAACTAATGTATATATATTTTCACTATCGCTGCAAGAAATGCATAAATCTAAAGCAACCGAATTGTGCCTATGCGGGCGCTGTTTTGTAATTGGTGGCAATTCATTGTACAACGACCATAATATTGGAGTAATTGTATTTACGCCTATTTTTTCAGTGTCAACATTGCTGAGTAAAATTCCTTTTCTGTTATTATTTGGATTGGACAATTTTTGTAAATTTTCTTGTATAAATTTATTATCATAAACACAAGGTTTAAAAATAGGTTTTTCCGCATAGGCACCCAAGTAATTCAGCAAAGGACTATCATTCACATAATAAACTTCTGTTTTTTCATTTTCCAACATATTGCACATTTTTAAACCTTGAAATGCGGGACAAATAAATATTTCACCACTTTCAACAATAAATTCTGTATCTTTAATATCTACATTCATTTCACCATATTCTTCACCTTTAACATAAACTTCTTCTTCTATCGTAAAACGACATTTGCCATTCAAGACATAAAATAAATGTGACGACGCATTAATTTCTTTTTCTTCAGAAAAACTACTCCTTTTAAATCTTATTAAATATCCTTCACTGTCACATCCATTATTTTCATCTAATACAACAAAACTAGCCAATAAATTCGGCGATGTAGCTTTACAATCAACATTATAGAGAGAGCCATTATCAATAAAATTTATACCGTGAACACATTCTTTAACATTTTTTTTAATAATTGGAACTTGATTTAGAGTAGGATTAACATTTGACTCATATTCATATGCTTTAATATATTCTTCCATTCTACTGTAATAATATAATATAAATAGTAGCCTTTATATTATTAATTAGATTTGATATAAACAAAGTTTATATTTCACAAGCAAAAGGTGTAATATTATATCAAAACATATTATTTTTACTGGGTATTCAACGCTTTCTATACCTTCTTGTTTTCTTCGAAGACTGTCTTTTTAGTCGATGACGACGACTCTTTTTTAATCCTCGACCAGTTGACTTTGCGGAATAGTGAGCTCTCGGAGAACTTGTTAAACGATATGCAGATGATATTGAAGCTTTGCTATTTTTTATTAACGGTGTCATTCCAAAGAAGTGACGACGAACAGCCGACGCAATCGACTTGTCACTTGTTGTCAACATAATAAAGATTTTTTTTACCTTGTTATAATCAATGCATTGGTCTCTTAAATCAGCCAAATCTAAATAATCGGTGGTTTGTTCACCTAAATTTAACGAATAATATGTAAATATTAATGCAACATATATATCGTTTAATGTAACCTTTGGATATTTACTCTTCAAGATATCACCGTATTTCATTATAAATTCTGTTTCCGATTCATTGCAACATATATTAACATCATCTTTTTCCCAGTGCGTTTGACTTATAACATTGGCAAAGGCTTCTTTTACTTCAGTAAACGCTTCTCTCTTTTCTTCTTCGGAGGTGCTCATATATATTATGTGAACAAAATTATTATTGTTTGAAATTAGCAATGAAATAATTTGTGTTTATAAGGCTCTCATTAACTGCTCTGTTAATTAATCCAATATAATCTTCCATATTCATATTCACACCATTTTTATACATAATAACCTTCGGTATTTGGTCCTTCCATATAAAATAATTGTTCCAATAAACAGGATAATTGTTGATTATATTCAGTAAATGTGTATTCACTTTTTCATCATTTTGAATAATCCCATCAATAATAGGGCTATATTTGGGTAACAAATATATCTCGCATTTTTCTATGCTTGACCAAATAATATATCTATGATGAATATATCCTCCATAATTATTTGTGAAAGATTTTGAATCAACACCTTTTGTTATTTCTATAAGTGGAGAAGGAGTTTCAATGTATCCCGAATTAGTTGTTCGAATGATTTCGCTAAGAGCAAAATCTGGATTTTGAATGTCTTCCATCGTATGTCGCGAATAAATAAAATCAAAGTGTTTGTCTTCTAATGGTATCTTATCTTTATCTATATCTAGTGACAAATAGTTTTCCACCTTTTCATTATAACCGATGAATGTCTTCGCTAATGGAAACGGATCTAAACCCGGACCTATTTCTAATACATTTGTAAAATCATTATCTGTGCAAAATTTTTCTACTATATTTGAAACTTCTTTAATTGGCCACCAATATAGATTTTTAACATATTGTAAATCTCTGGAATCTTCTTCGCATTCAAAATCTTTGACATTAAATTTTTTAATAATTTTAATATTACCTTGTTTATTTACTCTTGCAATCATACTCAATATTTTGTATATTATTTAAACAATTATTTCTATAAATACTTATTTATTATTGTTTTCTATTTCCGATGCCAATTTCTTATCTTGCTTATTATTAAAATCGCGTATAGAATCATCCAACTTGTGTCTTATCTCCTTATAAATTTGCTGTTGCAGAGATTTCACTGGTAGTGCCTTTTTTTCAGCGATTCCGAAAAAATCTTTAATCACCTTTATATGGTCCATATTTGCTATTAATAATTTCTCTCGAGCAATGTCTTCTGTATAATTGGTTTGTCTAGTAACAATTCCTATCTTTTCTGTCATATCTTCTTCACATACAAGGGTCATTCCTCCTGGATTGTTTTCCATATTGTCTATATGAATAGAATAAATATATTTTTAACTGTATTAAACGAATATTTATATAATAAAATATCTAACTTATGTCCATGGATTTTCAAAATAAAATAGATATTGAACCAATATTATCTCAAGTGAGTAATGTTGTTAGAAAGGGACTAAATAAAGTATTGTACGATTTTACTGTAAAGAAATTGCAATCCGAATTGGATAGATGTCGAAAAGAAATGGAGTTCTATAAGAAGGAGTTGGAGAAGGCGCAGAAATATTATTTAGAGAATGAAAATGCAACAATTGTTTCAGAAGATGGAGATGTAGAAGAACATATATTATTAAATATTGAAGATATTAGTGACAACGACTCTGAAACATCTATTGAGCACCTTTTGAATAGTGTTAAGGTTAATACTGCTAATACGCAAATAAAAACAGTTCTATTTACTAAAACACTGGTCCAAGAAGAAGCTGATGATGATGATGATGATGAAGCAGAAGAAGAAGACGCAAGCGAAGCAGCAGAAGAAGAAGAAGAAGAAGAAGAAGACACAAGCGAAGCAGCAGAAGACACAAGCGAAGCAGCAGGAGAAGACGGTGAAGAAGAAGAAGCAGATGATGAGGAAGAAGCAGATGATGAGGAAGAAGCAGATGATGAGGAAGAAGCAGATGAAGAAGAAGCAGATGAAGAAGAAGAAGATACAGCTATTTCAACACAAGCAGTAAAGGTAGAAGCTGAAAATGAAGACGATATTGAAACTGAAGAAGAAAGTGAGGCTGAGGACACAAGTGAAGCTGAGGACACAAGCGAAGCTGAGGAGACAGGAGAAACAAATGAAGAAGATGAAGAAGAGGTATTCGAAATTGAAATTGAAGATGTTACATATTTTGCAACTAGTGAGGAAAATGGACCACTTTATGCAGTAGATGAAACCGGAGAACCGGGAATTAAAGTTGGGTATTTAAAGGATGGTGAACCATTTTTCTTCTCCGACGGTGCAAAATAAAGTATAAATATAATATAATATGCAAATGATTGAATTATGTCCACCAGCTTTAATATATTTAATTTTTTCAATTACCCAAATTATTATTGATATATTCAAGGGTCTATACAATACAGCATTTTTCAAATTTATTATTATGATTATGATAACTTTTCTATTGAATGCTCTTTGTCAACAAGGTTTAAGCATTATTTCATGGTTCATTGTATTTATCCCATTCATTTTAATGTCCGTAATCGTTACAATGTTGCTTTATATATTTGGTTTAGATATTGCAACTGGTAAATTTAACTATAACTGTCAAAATGTTGAAAAAAATAAAACAGTAGTTATAGCAACACAACCCCAATTTCCTGTTAAAGTTTTTAACCCAAATTACAATACTTATCCTCAACCAACAGCGGCCGAAGTGAATAATTACAATACTATTGCTCCAGTAAATCAAAGTCAACCAGCTGCTGTCCAATCTACTATTTTTGTACCAAATTACTCAAGTTCACCCGAATATACAAGCTGAAAAATATATATAGAAACAATTTAAAACAAACATACAAAATAATATATTGAATGGGTCTTTTTGCGACAATAAACAATATATTATTTTTTGGGATGGCTGGACACATTTATATGACAAATTATTATCCGATGCAATACAATGCTTTTCTTATGGAAGCAGCACATTTTTGTATTTTGACTTACAGCAAAATTCAAATTTTTCTGGATAGACAATATAGAAATTTGAAAAAGAATTCCAAGTTTAAGAGTTACACGGATTACTTTGAAGGGCTTGTAGCGCAATTTTTCAATCCAGATGTGGGTAATGTGGAGATAATCAAGGATAGTCAGGTATTTGCTTATACCACAGACGAAAAATTGAAAGAGCTATTTTATCCAGCGGAGTTGATGGATTTTATCATCTATTCGGATAAGCAAGAATCGGGACAAGTAAACAAGATAGTTTTCTATAATAAGCCCTACAATTTCTCCTATGAAAAATGCAAATTCAAGTTCATTTCTTTAACGGTGCGATTCTCTCAGGAAGAGCAATACAATTTGAAGTTGCTAACCGACAAGGAGAATTATTTTATCGTTAACAACCGTTTGAACAAGTATCTTTTATGTTACCTCATAAGAAAGCAATTTGGTATTATTAAGGATGAGACCACGGTTTGTTATACCCTCGAAATCTTTGACCAAGATGTAAACAATATAACGCTTTCTGAGAAGGATGAGATTGTTTTGGAGCTAGAAAAGTACACAGTTCAACAAATGTACAGCGAAGTCGATGCAGCATATACAGAAACCCGCGCGGATGCAAAAGAGGATACGCATCCTCCTCCTATTGAGGAGTATATCAAGGTAGGCGATGAATAATTTAAGCTGCTCATTTTAAAAACATATTAAATATAAAAGTATATAAATAATATAAATATCATGAATGGTTTTTATTTATCCACAACAACTTTATTCTTATTGTTTCCAATCATTATTTTTTATACAATAACAAGCAAACAATTTGGGAAATTATTTTAGCATTTTTATTAATAACAAACATTATTTTATCATTTTTATTTTGGTCAAACCCAATAGAAAAATCTTTAATTCATTTTTATGATGGCGTTTTTGCTAAAATTTCATATATATTGTTTCCTATTTACATTCTATTTATAAAAGACATTAAATATAAAATTAAACTGGCATTTTTAATGATATTATTTGTATCGTCAATTATGTTTTATTATAGCAACATCAATTCAAAAAAAAATTGGTGTTCTAGTATGCATTTAATTTGCCACTCTATTTTTCATTTTTTAATTAGCATTGGGTCTTCTATTGCGTTTCTTTAAATAAGAAAAGGTATAAATAAAAATATAAAAATAATATATGAGTTTAGACTCCACTGAACCATACATTGTAACAATAGACGATGAGAGTTTAAAAGAACAAGAAGATAATAATACTATTATAAACCAAGATAATATACTAGTTTTTTCGTCTCTTCTTTTTATTGCAAATGCTGTTACAGCTTTTATAAGAGAGAGTATTATAGTTATTCATTAGTATTTATTATTCTAACCATAACATCAGTTTTGGTTCATTCTAATAAAGATAATATTATTATTAATTATACAGATAAACTTGTAGTATCAATTATTGTAATTTATGGAGCGCATTTATTATATAAAAAAATAAATATAAAAAACTTATTATCGTGTTTTGTGGTTTTCATAGCTTTTGTCCTTTGCATCTATTTGTACATTTATGGATTTTTTTGTAAAACTATGTGTTTTAGTCAAGATAAATTTATTGGAAACATTTATCATTGTGTTATGCACATTATTGCATCATTGGGACACCAGTTTATAATATTTCTATAAAACAATATATTTAAAACAATATAAAAAAATTGATAGATTAATGTATATAATGGTGACTCCACAATCAACCACAATGACTGCAGAACAATCCAGCGAATGTAATTTTCATAAGTTGTCGGATAACTGGACACTGTGGGCACATTTGCCGCACGATACAGATTGGAGTGTAAAGAGTTACAAGAAGATTTACACAACAGGCACAGTTGAGGAGACAGTAGCACTAACGGAGACATTACCGGAGGTATTGGTAAAGAACTGTATGTTGTTCTTAATGCGGGATGGAATTAGTCCTGTTTGGGAGGACCCGCAAAATAGACACGGAGGTTGTTTTTCCTATAAGATAGCGAATAAGAATGTCTATGAGGTTTGGCGAGACCTGAGTTATGTTCTTGTAGGGGAATCAATCAGCAATCAGACTACCTTTACTTCATGTGTTACTGGTATTACAATATCACCAAAAAAGAATTTTTGTATTATTAAAATATGGATGCGCAACACGGCAAATCAGAATCCAAGCATTGTTACTCAGGATGTGAGAGGGTTATCATCTCAGGGATGTCTGTTCAAGAAGCATACCCCGGAGTATTAGACAATTATATTTTAGCTATTCCTATTTAACTGATTGTAGCTGTTCATACTAGGTTCCTCTAATCCAAAATGCTTTTGCAAATAGGCATTTAATGTATGGTGGACGATTACAAATATAACGGCGTGTAATGCAGTAGTTAAGTATTTATTACCGGTAGGAATAGTGAATAAAATTCCAGGGACGCACAAGAAAAAGACAATACCACAAATGTAGTTTATTATCGACATTTATATAATTATTTTAGATAAAAAATATTTGAATTTTTTATCCAAAGTTGTAGAAAACTTATTAAGGGCACGGAAAAGGTCGATTGCGTTCTATTACCAAAGGTAATGGCATCAAAGTCGCCGGTTTTTTATAAATGTTTGCAGTTTCTAAGCATTTTAGTTCAGGAACAAGAGGAGGTTCAGGATTCACTAAATTCGTTGCATTGATTCCAAACAAGAAAGATTCGATTTGAACAGGATTACCTGATAATTTATCCATTGGGAGCTGACCTGGTAACAATCCATTTCCGGGAAGCTTTGTGCTATAAGCCTCACCATATTGCGAGTTTTTATACAAAGTGTATTGTTGATTTTGTTTATATTGTCGTTGCTCTAAAGCATAATTTCCTGGTGTATTTATATTACGGGTAGACGCCATTCTATATATTACAAGACTAGATTATTTTTTATACCAAACTAGATAATATCATTCAATGCATTTATTAATTCGTCTGATATTTCACCCTTTTCCAATAATTCACATAAACATAAATGCATCAAATGAAAATAACTGTAAGAAAACAATATTATAAATCCGAACTCTTCATCTTCCATTAATAATTTTTCAGATGCTTTTTTCATAATATTTTTCAGTTTGCCTTTTGATTTATGAGATTTGTCGTCTTCATTGAAAAAAAACAAAGAAACATACAATTCTTGAACTTTGGAATTGAACATCTTTTCATCAATCTCTTTCATATGAAATGCAGTCAATAATTCATTTTTATAGAGATAATCCGCCATTTCTAACAAATCCGCTTCAGACTCTTCATGAAAATTAGGATTTTGTTCAAACAATATTTTGGACCTGGGATTCGTTAATGCGAGAGAAGCATCATAGTAATTATATGTGCAAATAAATGATGAATTGTACATATAACTTAAAATTATTAATATTTCTTTAAGTTACTTTGTCTCTTAAATATTTCCAAGCGAGTAAAATATTACTGGTTCATGTATTCGCGGTCACGAGTTAATTCTCGAGAAGGTACGCCTCCACGAATCCACCCATCCGACGCAACACCCTCCACGCAATAAGCAGGATTAGTGACACGGTCTTTAATATCCGATAAAAGAGGTGTGGTTGTGTACTTCATATAGCTCTTCTCAGGAAGACGAGTCACCGAGCGCTTATTCGTTAAAAGCTCGCCTTGTTGGATTTGCGACTCCAAAATGGGGTCCACCGAACCACGGCCTAAATAAGGAACAGTAGCAAAGGGGCGCTGAAACAAGTCAATCTTGCATCGAGGATGCGTGACAAGACCTCCTAATAACAACTTGGAAGAGGTGTCTACGACGCAACCACCAGAGCCAACACAGCTGGGACCATTGTACATAATTCCGGGCTGAGTGGTGGCTAAATCAATGGGTTTCCTCATCGTGCAATCATCGGCAAAATAGTTTTGCAGTGTGTAGTTGCACGCCTGAATGTTCTGAATAGTTTCTTGGTCTTGATAACAAACATCGGAACCAATTCTGCTCATATTGTCAAATGTAAAGTTAGTCACAAATGCCATTTATATATACTACTTTTATTTTTTTATCAGGGAACCCAGGATACAAGGATTTCCGCCTCCAACCCCTCCTCCTAAATTACATTTTTATTCCAATGCAAAATAGATGCATTGAAGTAAAATCAACTTGGACAGCTAAAAAGGGTAAGGATTATATATTTTTAAAGCAAGAAGCTGCTAAAAAATTGGGATATATATATGAAATTTGGGTTTATGACCATAATGGTAACAGAATAGAAGAATACAAATAAATTAATAAAGCGTATACCTCACACTGTCTTGCACTCTTGCTAATGCTCCTCCTGCATTTGACTCCTTACTAGAAATCATGCTGCCATATAAAAATTGGCTGAAGGCGCCCTGGTCGTTGGCAATCCTAGTATTTGCAGTAGAGAAGAAATTGCGGTTCGACTGGTCCAAGTAAAAGTTTTCTCCTAAATCGCCGAACAACTGCTTATTCGTGTTCTTAATACCAGGATTCAACTTTTGCACCATTTTTTTTACGGAATGCGTAATATCTTCGTAAACATCGGTATTGAAAGAAGGAGGTGCCGATTTTCTCTCGGGATGATCGCCAATATCCGTCAATAAAACATTGGCAAAAGGATTCGTCTTTGTGTTTGGTTCAAAATCGCTTCTCAAAAATTCCTCTAATGTTTCAGGATTCACAATCTTTTGACCACCACTGCTTTTTCCAATACCAGAATTTTCAATAGACGCCAATGAATTAGCAGGATTGTCATTCTCAGTTATCAAATTTTGAAACATTTCCTTCGTAACCTTTTGTTTTCGACTCTTATACAATACAAAAATAACAATTAGTGTAATAATAGACACAAGTAATAATTTTACTGACATTGTAAAAATAAATCCTAAAATTGTTAGAATTATAATCAATCGACTAATCGCATTCAACTTTTGCTCAAAAGTCATTTTTGGAGTAGGCCATACTTCCAAAATATAGTCCTTATTCAATATAATTGTCGGGTCATTAGACCAAAATGGAATAGGTGTTGTCATTATATATATACTCTTACTTAATTTTTTACAGAAAACTCATAAAATCACAGTTTTACTTCTTGCCCTTCTTCTTCTTTCCAGAACTCTTGGGTTTAGATGCATCTTTTGCACCAGACTCCTTCTTGTCTTGACTAATAAAAGCAATCAAATCTTCATCACTCATTGCATTCTTTTTTTGAGCCTCAATTCGCGCCTCCACAGCAGCCTTTTCCGCTAATTGCTCCATCAACTTTTGTGCATTCTTCTGTTCCGCCTTCTTCTTCAAATTCTCCTTCATCTTTGCATTCTTCTCCATTCTGTTCAATTGACCCTGCATAGCATTTACATCAACTTTAGTATTTCTGCCTAGATTCGGCATCGCACCACCAGCCATACCCATCTGTCGCAACATACTCTGAATATTATCCATACCCGGCATATCCTTCATACGATTCATAATTTCTGTCGCTTCTGAGTACAACTCACTCTCCTTTATTTCTCCCGACTTGATTCTCTCATCAAGCTTACTTCCCACATTTTTCACTAGCCCCATCAACTTACCCGGATTCTTGAATAAATTCTGAAAAACATCCTTTGCATCCGTGACATTCTCCATATCAATATTCAAATTCCCCGCCGTCTCTTCAGCAATTTCTTTCGCTAATTGGCCCAATTTTCCACCCAACATACCCGTAATATGGTCGTGAATCTGTTCTGCATTTGGCAAATTTTCCATATTGATTGGATTTTCACCAGTGTCCCCATCCTTTTCAACATTCTCAAACAAATTTTGCATATTACTCAATGTCTCTTCAAGTTTACCCTTGAACTCCTCCTCGTTTATTGAGTCAAACAATTTTGCAGTATCACCAAACGCATCCTTGTTCTTCATTGAGCCCACTAATCCTAACAAAATAAGCTGCAAATACTTCCAAATAGTTTCCCTCGTTTTGTCACTAATATCACACTTCCATAAGTATTTGAAACTAATACCGGGCAAAAAATCAGTATTTGCAGAAGAGGTGTCCTCAAACATTTCTGCATTCTGATACAAAATATCAAAAAAGCGCTCGGGGAAAATCTTCAAACAATGCTTGAAAATAAATTCCATCTTAGAACCTTGCTCCTCTTCAGTGAGAACCGCAAAATCCTTCGTCCACCATTTTGAAATAATAGGTTCATATTCCGGAAAAGTATTTAATATGTCCGAAATAAAGTCCTTGATAATCTTCTGAAACTCCTCTGGAATCGGCTCACCTTTTTCTGCAGACATCTTATATGTTTTGATATAAAAAAACTTTTTAAATCAAACTATAAACAAAATATATTTATTTCATCTATTTATTCATTTAATTCAAATTCAAATTCTACATTGAAGCATAAATTGTTGATAATTTTGTCAAATTTTGAATGTATTTCATCGTTTTCGCCTGGTCTTCCGGTGTCATCATCTTTACTGGATTTCTTATTCTGTCAATAACTTCTATAATCTTTCGCGAATTTTCAGCTTGCACTAAATCATCAGAATAATCTTTATTAATGAAGAAATCAATATTACCTTCTTCAATTACAGCCCTGTACTTTCCAACAACATTACTATTCCAAATTTGAATAACAAGTCTTGGATTTGCTTTTCGAATTAATGCTACAGAATTCTTAGATGCTAATATATCAGAATCATTTGGAAAAACACGAATAATATCATCCAAAAACTCCATAAAATGATCATTGAATGCAGTTAAAATTGTCGAGCCATTTGACATCTAATATTATAGTTAATAAAATAATATTTTTTTAAATAGTTAACTAATAAAATATTATTTACATCACCCTTTTACCACCATTTAATGCTCCCAATTCCTGTTCTCTCTGCTGTTGCAATTGCTCAACCGTAAGATTATTAGATGTTTTACTTTGTTTATAATCATAATCATCTTTTGGAGTTTCTATTTTATCACTTCCTTGTAATCCAAAGTAGCTATGCATTTGTCTTAATCCCCCATTACCTTTTGCATTTAGATCATCGGCATCTTGGTCCAAAAAACTGTAATTATCAGAGACAACACCACTTCCAAAACCCATTCCAAAACCTCCTAAAGAAAAAGCCATCGGTTCCATATTGTTACTAGTCGCTTTTCTGGTAACTGCTTCTTGTCTCGGCTTTAAATGCTCATAAATTGCATCACCATATAAAACATTATAATTTTGATTCAACAATAAAAGAGCAGGCACTTTTGTAACATTTTCAGGCATTACAATTTTTTGCCCATTTTCTAAAATTATATATATTTTACCATCCTTTTCCTTTACTCTTTTGTCAATACATATGAAATGCAAATCTTTATTCACTTGTGTTTTTGATACTGTTTGTAACAATTTTTTAGAGTGTTCGCAAAAATTCGAATAATACAAAATTGATGCCATTATTTTATACCTAGTTTATTCGACCTATTTTTTAACTCATTGCAGGGAACCAAGGTTCCCCGCACCCCTCCTTTATTTATTAAATTTATTGCATCGCATAGAAGTAACAATTTATTAGTTTTATAATTATCATAAAAAAATGCTAAATAAAATACAAAATAAAGGAGGGGTGCGGGGAACCTTGGTTCCCTGGTTAAATTTAAAATTGAAACAAAAGAATATTAAATATAATTATAGTATAAACAATATGAACCCGCGCATTCAAGATGTTAAAGAAGATGGAAATAGTCTTACATTCACCCTGAGTGGTGTTAATGTCAGTTTGGCCAATGCAATTCGTCGTACAGTATTATCGGATATTCCTACATTTGTATTTAGAACCACCCCCTACGAAGAAAACAAGGCCGTCTTTTTGACCAATACAACTCGTCTTAATAATGAGATTCTTAAACAACGACTTAGTTGCATACCCATTCACATACAAGACCTCGAAATGCCCCTACAAAATTATATTTTGGAAGTAAATGTTGAAAATTTGACTGATACTATCCAATTTGTTACCACCGAAGATTTCAAAGTGAAAAATTTGACTACCAATAAATTCCTTTCTGAGAAGGATAACAAGGCCATTTTCCCACCCAATGATTACGGTTATTTCATTGATTTTGCAAGATTAAGACCAAAGATTTCTGAGGAAATCCCAGGTGAAAAACTTCATTTTACTTGTGAGTTTTCCATTGGAAATGCCAAAGAAAATGCCATGTTTAATTGCGTTTCAACTTGCTCTTATGGTTTTACACTTGATGATGAGCATATTGACAAGGAACTAGGAAAGCGCGTTAAACATTGGAAAGACCAGGGGCTGAGCAAAGACCAAATCGATTTTGAGTCTAAGAATTGGAGATTGTTGGAGGGACAAAGAATTGTCAAAAAGGACAGCTTCGATTTCATTATAGAAACAGTCGGCGTTTTTACAAACCAATACTTGATAAAAAAAGCTTGCACAATTTTGACAACAAAACTCACTGAATTGGAATCCGCAATCGACAAAGATGAATTAAAGATTATCCCTTCTCAAAACACAATGCCATTCTCTTATGACATTATTTTGGAGAATGAGGATTACACCATTGGCAAAGCTTTGGAATTTATGATGTACGCAAAATTCTTTGAGGACCTGAAAACTCTCACATATTGTGGCTTCAAAAAAATGCATCCTCACGATTCGGACAGCATTGTTCGTGTTGCTTATAAAGAATTGACTGATGTGGCAACAGTGAAGCAAAATCTGAAGGCGTGCATTACAGACGCGGTAATAGTATTTCAAAAGATCGGCGACAGATTTTAAAAATATAAAATACCACCTTTCATTATCTTTCATTGAAAAGGTGGTATTTTACTCATCATTTGCCTCGACTGCAATAAAATCTTGTCTTCTCTTTCTCATATTATAATTCAACGAGTACATTTGAAGAGTTGTCGGCATTTCATTCACATACTTTATTACTTCGCTATTAGTAATAAACTCATTCTTGGGCTTCAATTCATCAATATATTTTTTATGAATATGAAACATGTGTGTTCGAAAATTATCCGCAAATTCCAATAAAGGCTTTTCTTTTTTAATGTAACAAGAAACATAATTCTCATATAAAGCAAATGTAAAATCGTGCAGACCCTTCCTGAAAAATGCAAAATCCTTCTTGTATTCCGGATAATATTTCAAAAATTCTCCAACACTACCATTCTTTCTTAAGGATAAATACTGATACTGCATCTTTGGCTGATTTCCTCGCAAATGTCGAACATTCTCGTAAACAGGATTACGCAACTTTGTCCTTACACCCGTTTGTTTATTTCTTACAACTACACCCAAAATTTCATAAGATGTATTCATTGAAGAATATTGTGACTTCAAATCGTCATAAACCGACCAGTTCTCGTATATCTGGGGAAATTTAATACTGGTTTGATCCCACAAACCCGTCTTTTTTACTATTTCCATATCAGATTGAATAATATTTACTACACCTCCTTCCGTATGACAAATCTCATATACTGCAACCAAATATAATTGTGGAGTTTTAAATGGAACAACAATTCGATTATCTGGATGCTGCAATACAAAACTATAACAAAACAATGGATTCAACATATTCAACTCAAAATTACTTTTGGACGCAGCCTCCAAAAACATTGTTCGGAATGTCTTCGCATTTGCATTCTTGAAGAAAGATACCTCACCACCAACGCTGTTTCTAGTTGCAAGCTCCCAAGCCCCCGATAATCCTGCAGTCGAATCCCAAAAAACATTTATCATCGTACCCTCTACAAACTCTTCAGCTACAATATCACTCGTTTTAACAGGATTTTCTTTTACAAAAGTGTCCCAAGCTATCGATTTAGGTGGCGCAAAACTAACAATACGATTGTTTCCATTTATAATAACGGAACGCAATAAGCCATTTTGTGATATTAAATCAAATGACAAGAAATTTTTATCGTAGCGAATCACTTTATAAGATTGATTATTTCTCGTCACAACATTTGTTTTGCAAAGTTTAAGAGTTTTTGATTCAGAATCCAGAACACCATTTTCACCCAATAATTCACTGAATCCAGGTACTTCGCTTATTTTATATATAACACACGCAGAACTCATTGTTGTATAAAATAGAATTAAATCTTTAAATCATTGATATATATTTTATATTTTATAAAATAAGATAATCAAATTTTCGTTATTGATAAAAATTTCTACTATAAATATAGGATAATGTCATCAAAAAATGTGTCGTCTAGTCCAACAGGAGATAAAGAAGATAAAGAAGAAACAGAGAAGAGAGATAAGGAGGAAAATAATGACCAAAATATTATTTCATTGCAATTAGGAGATGTTATTCGAATTGAAGATGCAACAAATGATATATTGAACAATAATACATTTATTATCGACTATATTGACCGCGAGATTATAAAACTAATTCAAATCGAAGATTTAAATGCGGTTCAATTAAGAATTAACGAAGATGGCACAATTGGAAGCGGTTCTATTAGCACAATTGATTTGCTTTATAGAAACGATAAACTTGGATATTCTAGACAAAATGATTTATTACCCGGAACTTGGATAAATGTTTTTTTTGGTGGAGAAACCCCTGTTGTAATAACCGGCGAAATCACGAATTTGGAAGAAGATATGATTGAAATCCAAACTTACCCTGATGGAGATACTTTATACATCAATTTCGGATACAAGGGTATTCCACTCGATTTACCCATTGAAACCATTGAAATACGTAAAGCACCAGAGAAATTTGTAGCTCCTCTTTTAGAAGAAGTTTCCGCTGAAACAAAACCAGTACTAGGAGAAGCAGAAGAAGCAGAAGAAGGAGAAGATGAATCCTTTGGTTCAGAATTAGAACCTCTCGCAGAAATGGAAAAAGAGAGGGGAGTTCCTGTCCCGACTAAAGATGTTAAAAATCAATTGAAAGAATTTATTATTCGCGCAGACGAAATACATTTTGGTAGAGAATTAGGACCTATTACCCAATATGTTGATGTTGATGCAAGTCAACAGCGTTTTTCCATTGAAATGCAAACGAATGACATGTTGGATGAATTGCTTTCCAAAGTACCAAATGCCCAGCGCACTTCAAAAGTATTGAACAATATTCACATATTAATTGAGCGATTCAAACAATTGCGTTCTCAATTTTCAGAAGTGGATAATTTTGGGAACATTATTTCGGCAAAAATTAAAGGCGCTGATTGGAAACCCCTCGCACAAGACCTTGTTAAAATGAAAGTTCTTCTTTTTTGGCTTTTACCTGTTGTAAAAAATGTGAAAAAAGTATATAACATAAGCACAAAAGAGGATACCGATTATCCAGATATTGCAACATTTGTCACCTTTGATGATGTTGAAAAGATGAAAACAATTATTGATAACTATCACTCCAACAATGTCCCAGTTGAACAAAACAAATATATTAATATGATGAGCGAACTTAACCCCCATTTTACTCCATTTGAAGAGGTAAATCCCGAATTGAATTCTGACATTATATACAGTTTCAATGTTGAAAATGAATTGAACACAATTGTAGACAATTTGGGCGAATTTTATTCTTCTATTGCGGAAAATGACGCAATCAAGAGTCGCAAATTTGTTATACAAAAATATAATACCGCTTTATCCAGACTAGAAGCATCACAACTCACAGGGTCAAAGATGATTGCCCATAGAATAAACATTGGCCAATCCGACACAATGGAATTGAAATCCATTGTTTCATTGCCTGAACCAACCATCCGTTTTTCTAATATCAATTTACCAGGAACAAGTATTCTTGAAAAGGCAAATTTAAATACCGTTTTTTTAAATTATTGGCAGTTATTGAAACAAAAAACCAATGTAAATATGGTAAATGTTGATAATTTGGATACTGAACTTGAATTTGATGAAACCAACTTTGTTAACAATATTAAATCTTATGTTTTAGAATTTAAAGAAGAATATAAATCGATGACACCGCTTGAAATCTATAAAAAGTATTTGAATGTAGTCGTTCCTAAGACACGTGTTCTCTTTAACTTGATGAAAAAATACATTATTGGTAAATTATCCGTGAAAGATGTAGTGGGTTATTTAGAACCATTTCTTGTTTATACTGATGATTTGACATATATGCAGTTCAAAGAAATAAACCAGTTTTTAGAGGTAAAGATTTCCGAGTATAACAAAAAATTCATAGAGAGAAGCAAAGCATTTTCAATAATAAAAAGGATTGATACTTTTTCGCACAAGGTAAGTAATAACAAAATTCTTGGCTTATTGCTCAATCCTCGAACGCAAAAAGAAGTCTTTGGTGAAAGTTATGATTTACCGAATGAAAATATGACAAATTCTGAGAGCATTGCAAAAATAATAAAAACGGATTTCGGTAATGTATTTAATTCTGCTGTTTCACTAGAAAATTTGAATTTAATGTTGCCTCAAGATGTAAGTGCTCTGATTGAAGAACAACGCGAGGCGTTGGAAGCCGGAGTCGAAGAAGCAAAAGAAACAAACAAGTGTGCAACTTTTGTTATTGCCAAGCAATATTCAAATGTTGAAGAATTGACTGCTGATAATGGGAAAACTATTTATTTTGATAGGAAATATGATAATACCTTGTACAGTATACTCGACGATTATGAAAAAGAACAAATGAAAATGGACCCAGATGAATTCAAAATATTTCTTGTTGGAAAACTTAAATCAAAATACAAGTATGGTGAAAAAGATGCGGAATATATGGCAGAAACGCTTATTGATGGTGTAAAACGGGTTGTAGATGGAAATGTTGCTGCTGTTTTTGTTTTGGATGAAGACAAGGTCAAATATTATCGTCGCGTAGACAATCGTTGGGAACTAGATGAAACTATAAATGCGGATTCATTTAATGCAACTAGTCAAGATTTATTATGCAATTTTCAGAATAGTTGTATTGAAGTAGAACAGAAATTTGGAGCGCAATGCGAATCATATGATTTGAATAAGAAAGAATTGCAACAAAAGGCATTAAGATCGATTGTAGATGAATTTGACAAAAATTACCAGTCATCCAAGGAGGAGTTGGAATTGCGTATTCATCAGCAGTTTGATTATTTTATTGGGATTATGGATAAATTGAAAGAAATCGAGAGGAATCGCGTTTACAAGTACAACTATGAGCAATACAATATGGGTGTTCAAACAGAAGAATCTTCTTTGGCCAATATCGAAGAAATTGTGGTTTCCCCGTTTTTGAAATTGAGAGATATGATATTAGGTCAATCTGACTTTGTAAAAAAGCAAGATGATATTGTGCGCTTTGGAAATCGTTTTACTAGAGATGCCATTGTTGATCGAGGCTCGTCAGTCACCATAGGCTCAGAAGACCCCCATTGGCGATATTGCATTGAAACAAACACTAAATTACTGCCGAATTTTTTATATGAATTAGCATCTCAATTTATTGAAGAGCCTAATCGTTATATCCAGTTAATGGATGAAATTATAAAAACCAATGGTACAATTAGTGATGATGGTGACGCGTGGGTCGACAAATACAGTGGTTATATAATTCGTAAAATCGATTATGATATTGATGAAGGTTATGAAGAGGGATTCAAAGTATCTTCGAGAGAAGTAATGGAACAAGACGCAGGCGATGCTTTGCTCAGCGGTTCAAATAAACAAATCAAATATCAGACATTAGAGACGCAAATGGCCGCCAATGTGATAAATGCTATGGCTGCAAATATGGGTATAAATATTGAAGAAAATCGTGAATTTATGTTGAAGATTTTCAATGCAGCTCTGCCATTGGCCTTACCAACAGAGGCTGATTATAAAAAACGCGTAGAAGATGCAGCAAAAAGGGGGAAAACAATGACGGATTACAAAAAAGTCTACAATGTCACCATTTTATATTTGACTCTTGGCGCGCTCTTAATTGGTATCCAAGTAAGCATTCCATCTATTAAAACACGAAAAACATTCCCTGGTTGTGTTAGGTCGTTTGTAGGATTTCCCTATGACGGTGTCGGAGATTTATCAGCATTGAATTACTTATGCTGTATTGCATACAAGATTAGAAAAGCGGGTGATGACCCGTGGTCTGGGTTTTCAGGAGTAAAAGAATCAACAATTGCAACAAAGTTGAAAGAAGCAATAGAGACTTATTATTTGGCAAATGTGGATGTTATGCAAAAATTCAGAGAGAAGACGGATTATTTATTGGCAAATCCAGAAGAAGATATACCCAAAGAACACGATTTAAGTCAGTGGTTAAACTTCTTGCCTCCACTTGTGCCGTTTAAATTGAAGCATTTAGAGAATATTTCAGAGCAGTTCAAATCGACATTTTTGCGGGATTTAAAAACCGGTTCTAGAGAACAGCGAGAGAAAATGCTTATTATCGAGTCAAAAATCATCTATTTCTCTCTTGCTCTTCAAGAAAAGATACAGAAAATTATCGCAAAAAAGCAAATGTTATTGGCAAATTCGGTGAATGAACCCTTTTTGGAAAACGCTTGCTGCAATACTGAATCACGAGGTGAAACTACCACTTTGGAATATTTTGAAAAGGAAGACGCGGACATTAAACAATTCAATGAAATTGTACAGCAATTATCAAATATTCTTTATGATGTCAATCATATTACGGAAGCACCCTATTTGTTTTCTCGAGAAAATACGAAGAATATTTATCCCCCTTTAAGCGATGAATTCAGTGAAGAGACCATTTACCGAGCATTTATAACCTTTTGCAGGTTTAACTCTCTCGTTTCATTAAACGAAGATTTGGTAGCAATATGCACAGATAAACCAGATTATTTGAATATGGCGGATTCAATAAGCGAAAAAATAAGAAAGTTGAAGCAGGATGGTCGCATTTATAATAACGACGCGATGTTAAGATTATTGCAAATAATAGGTCGTCAAAATATTGTACATTTGTCAATGTATGAACCAACTATTACGCCCATTCAAAAAATAAGAGTTATATTGGAAGATGTTATAGATGAGAGTGATGATGTTGTTCCAAGATCCCTTGTTAAAAATATTACTGAAATATTGGATACATATGATATTGCAGTTCAAGAAGATACAGAGGAAATGCGTAAATTGAAAAACTATTTGGCACGTTCAAATGGAGAATTGAAAAAGGAGATTTTTGACTTTCTCTCAAAGTATGGAACTTTAACAAAGAGAGACAAGGCAAAAATGAAAGATGTACTTGACCGTCTTGTTTTGTGGGAAGACTTAGATATGCAAAGTTTGGCGAAAGAAAGTACAAGTATTTCAGATGATGCAATGTATAATGCAATTGAATTTATCAAATCGTATTTGCAGAATATTTTGAAAACATTTCCAAATATGATAATAAATTCAGTTGATTTTCAGGATGTAAGAGTACCTACTTATCTAGGCTTGTCGAGAAAACACGCAACAGATATCAAAACATTTGTTGGACAATATTATGCTTCTTTAAATGCTTTTTATAAGAATAAAGGATTAACAAATGTATTAAGATTTATTCAAGAAAGAACAGATAATTTGCTATTGTTGGCAAATAATACTCCGGCATTTACAAACATAAAGTATAAGGAAACTTCGAATCACTCTATTTTCGACAGAAAAACGAGTTTGTTGCTATTTGAGAATTATTTTTTGCAAGCTTTGAGAGAATATGTGCGTTTGGCTGATGATGAATCAATGATAGTAAAAGAGATGCCTATGGACCCAGAAGAAGAATTAGAGGCGCGAACGGTGGATTATTTGGAGGAAATGGAACAGAGGTTAGCATTTACTAGAGTAGGAGAAAGCACTCAAGTACAAGTTGGAAATATGAAAGATTTGAAAGAGAGAACGGCAAAACTCTTGATTAGTTATTTGAATATAATGAACGACCACAAGAACCTCATTGATTTTTCATATGAAAGAATAATGGACCTTGTTTTTAAAACACGAGAACGCGAGAAAGATACTTTTACCGATAGATTAAAAGCAAAATCAGATGAAGAGAGAAATGTAGATACGATTCTGAAAATTAATAAACTAGGTGTGTGGAGCAAAGGATTGCAAAAGGGTCTTACTAGTTATGTGAAGGAGGATTACGATGATGAACGAGAATATATGGAACAATTGGCGGAAGTAGAGAGAAAAGTGATGAAAAACAAGAATGTTAATGCTGCAAATGCTGAGCAATTTTTAGAGGATTTCTTAGAGGAACAAGAATCAGCTGCTTTTATCGACAAAGAAGAAGCTGATATAGGATTCTTGACAGAAGATTATATGGATGGGGATTATCAAGGCGGAGAAGAAGAGAATTATGGCGATTATAACTGAGTCACCTCGAGAGAAACCGCGCAAAATATTATATAAAAAAGAACTTAAAGAAAGCGGCTTCAAAAAATATTATATAAAAAAGAACTTAAAGAAAGCGACCCCATATTTTAATAAATGGTGCAAACTCTCTATTATTTATAATTACTGCAATAAAATCATTTTATTGCAGTAATTCAATATTTTGGAAAATTTATAATACACTTATTATTATGTATATATTAACCCATAAATGTATTCATCTTTATTAGGATATACCGTGCCACAAATACAATCTATCCAATATTCACCATAATTGTAATTGCGATATTTATGATGCAATAAATGATGGTTTCCTATTAGCCACGAACATCTATAATCGTGACGCATTAATGCTCTCGCTGCTATTATTAAATACGCTAAAATAAACTCTTTATAACTCCATCCACTTATGAAGCAAGGAACAAAAAACCCAAGAGGTTGAACTACATGCTCGATTATATGACCTTCATTTGTATCTGAATAAACTAATTCATCATACAATTTTTTGTGATGTATTTTATGTATCATTATATACCATTTGGGCTGATGCAAAAGCACATGTGAAATATAAAACCATATATCATAAAAAAACATGTGTAAAAATATAAAAAGCATACTATATTATTATTCTTCTATATTTTTATATTTTGTAAAATATATTTAAATAGATTGTGACAATTTTTGTTAAAATATGCAATACTCTCAAGCACTTGTTTTTATCAAAAATGGTTTCTACATTCACGCAATCCACGCATTTCTTCAATATCTAACAAACAATACTTATGTATCTGCTATTCTTTCCATCAAATTATATTCGATTAATTATTTTTATTGGTACGGCAATTATTACACCTATTTACCAAATCCACGACATAACTGGACCAAACAATTCATTCGTTTTACTGATACAGGGCACTTGGCGTCTGTTATTCCATTGATTTACCCAAAGACTTTACCAGTAGCACATAATGTACATTTCATTATTATGGCCGGCTACTGGATAGGAAAGTTGGGTTTTGGATTAAAGGATGCAGACCGTCTAGGTAAAGCTGAAACCGGAGACATTATTGATTGGCACTTGGACTTATGCACCTATATTCATCATCTTGTACCCTATTTGCTGATTTATATTTTATCATTTGAACAATGGAATAAAAATGTGATTGTTTGTGTAAATGAATACAATAATGAAACCCTGTTTTACACTTATATGTGGCTATATGCGTGGTTTAGTTTTATTTATGTGCCGTGGCGTTTATATACAGGAGACGCAGTTTATTCCATATTGGATTTGAAACAAACACCAAAACGAGTTGCACTAATGTTTGTTGCATTTATTCATCTCTTGGTATTTTTGTCAAATTTTGTTGGTTATTCGACTTGTCTGTTAGTAAACTAATTAGGATTGCCATAAAAAGTTAAACGAATGTATAATAATGTCAATACTCCATAAATAGCAGCAGTTATTCCATTTTTTATTTTAGCACTACTTTTCTCTCCTAACGCATCATTTACTAAAAAGGTCAATTTAGACCCAGTAAATATGCCCACAATCAATCCCAATACAATCATTCCACCAACATAAAAATTAATTTCTTTATGAATGTAATAATCGTATAATCCAAAAAGACCTAGGGGTATTGAGCTAATAAATAACATTGTTCCGGCTATCATCGTAACATTGTCAACCAATTTCCAATATTGGAGTAAAAAAATTAATATTGCTGCACCACCTCCTGTACCTACAAATGCGGCATATAACCCAACAAATAAACCTAGTATAACTGATATTATTCCTTTCAACATAGAATGCTATAATATTCTTATATTTTATTGTTGCAAGCAAAATAAAAATAGTTTATAATTATATTTATATAGACAATAATTATGAACCCCACTTTTATTCGAAATAATCCCGTTTTGGTTAGCATTATTCTTTTTTTAACATTGTTTATTATATTTCAATTATTGAAACCAGGATTCTTGTATAATAAAGAAGGTAGCTTACGAAAATTCGGCATCGGATATCGAAACAAAACTATATTGCCTGTATGGCTTCTCTCCATTATTTTAGGCATTCTTTCCTATCTTTTTGTTAGATTCTATTTGTCTAAACCGGTGTCTTTTTTTTAGCTACATCAATCATTATATAACAAATTTATGCACTAGAAGCATACACTTGTTTACTAGCATTCGAATTTTGTTTTAATTTTGCATCTTCTGCTTCAACAAATTTCTGATGATTTTCAGCCATAGTTTTTGGGTCGAGTACACATCCTCGTGTTGTTAAATTATATTGTACTATTGAAATCAACAAAATTGCCGTGTAAGTATACCATAATGCTTCGCCAATATTATCACGCATTATCACTGCATTTAGTAATTGCGATTGTAAATTTTTTAGTTTGGCTTGTGCTTCTGTAGTAATACCTTGTGGTTGATATTCATCCTTCATTAATGGTTGTAAAATGGCCCAATATTCCTCAAAATTTTCAGGGACTATTTGATTTATCATAATAGATGTATTTCCACACAATTTGATGATAGCTTCTGCTGCCTTTTGCAAATTTGCCCTTTTATCTGGAGAAGTATCTGGGCTATTAATGGCTTCTTGTATATTTGAATTTACTAATAGTTCATTTAGTACTGTTGTTGCTTGACCAGCAACTGCAAAATACCCAATGACATTCGAAAAAGCGGATTTAAAACCTGGAAAAATAATTAAAATCAAAATGACTACTCCAAAAATGAATACCCACGGTATAAATGTCATCAATGCACCGGCCGCAAAATTATCCTTTAAGCTTCCACCACATTTGTTTGAAATTATGCCAAAATTGACGAAAAATTGTGATATAATAACAAACAAAAAATAAATAATCAAATATAAATAGCTTTTCTTGGTAAAATTTGCTGATAATTGATTTTTTTGGTCCTCTGTCAAAGGTGTTCCTGTATCTGAATTACCATATATTATATCTAATGTCTTTTTTGGTTTCAAAACATAATATAGAATGGTAATAATTGCAAATATCAATAATGAAAGATAAGTTGCATCCATGTTATATAAGATATTAGTATAATTTAATTTGATATAATAAAAGTATAATTTAACAATATGAATTTTAATAATATTTCTAAACCCATCCTAACTGAACCAGGAGTAAAATATTTCTTAAACGAAACTTTGAAGCAATGTAGAGAATTTAAAAATAATTATCATAATCTACTTTTTAATTTTGCACTTTTCATACTTTTTATGGTAATTTTAGGCACACTATTGCTGATTAAATACAAGGGCAAGCTTACACCTTCTGAAAAAGAAATGAAAAATAGACAAAAACAACAATACATTTTATCCAAAATTAAAAATTATCAAGATGCTAAACAAATCGCACAACAAGAGCTTATTTCAGGTTTACCTAATTGGGATAGTGAATATGATATTATTCATCGTAAAATGACAATCTAATCCAAAAATATGCAAAATTTGCAAAATAATAAAAATATAATTTTATAGTATAACATAATTAGAGATGGATTCAGAGAAAAAAAGAGAATATAATGATGCTTTGAATACTTATTACAAGTTAAAAACCGCATATGAAAATGCATACAATTCAGATAAAAATAAGATTATTAAAATGAAAGGATTAAGTTGGAAAGAAAAGCGTGTAGAGTTTGCAAAATTGAAACCAAAGTGTGTAAATTGTAAACGACCAGTTGGTTCGTTATTTTTAACTTCTTCTCAAAAAGGAGAACGCTCACTTATTGCAAAATGTGGTGACAAAATAAATCCTTGTCCTTTGAATATTGTTATTAATTTGGGATATATCATCAATTTAGATAAGGAATTAGTAAATGATGAAAAAAGTATTTCAGATGTAAAAAGGGAAATAATTTTTGATAAGAATGATTTATTATTTGGATATATTACATCAAAAGAAGCAGTCGAAAAATTTGATGATATAAAAGAATCTTTTGCCACTACTAGTTCAAATTATGAGTTTTTGATGCAGACTTTCAATGAAATTGTGGATAACAAGGAAAAAAAAGAGGAATTGAAAACACAAGAAGCTGAAGCGCAATTAATGTTTGACAATATAAAAAGAATGATGAAAGATTTTGAAAGAACGCAAGATGTCCAATTTGTAAATGATGTAGTTGAATTATATGTAAGGGAGTTGACTCCAAAATTAAACGCTATTATGAAACAAAAATATGCCTTATCATTAGTTGATTATGATGAAAGTGATGGCGTTTACAAACTTATTCAAATGCCTATTTCTGTAGAAAGTTTGGAGTCTGATTTGGCAGAAAATGAACACGGTGTTGTTTCTTTACAAACTGGTACAGATAAAAAATTTGCAAAACCCCGCGCAAGAACTGCAAAGGCGCGTCCAGAATCTGAAATGAAAATTGTTATTCCCAAGAAACAGACCAGGAAAATTCGAAAAAAAGCTCTGGTTTTAGAACCTGAACCAGAACCAGAACCAGAACCAGAACCAGAACCAGAATTAGAACCAGAATTAGAACCAGAAGAAGAAGAAGAATTAGAACCAGAAGAAGAACTAGAAGAGGAATCGGAAGAAGAAGATTAAAATGTTGCTTTAAATTATAGAATGCTTCAATATATTTCTATCCCGGTATTTTTAATCAGTTTAGCCATAGGTTTGTTCTTTGTTTATATTTTGGGACCAGATATGAAAACAATTATTGTATATCCTACACCACAAAATGTTGGTCAAGTGCAATACAAAGATGAAGCGGATAATTGTTTTGTTTACACAGCCACTGAAATAAAATGTCCTTCCGATAATAATATGATTAAAACTATACCTATTCAATCCACTCCAGAAAATCTTGTAAAATAAAAATATGCAAATAGTATAATATGTACTTGGCCAAATTTGTTCATTCCAAAACAGGAAGATATGTAATGTCCGCATTATTAGGATTTGGACTCGCTTCTCTCTTTAGAACCGTTTGCAAAGATAAAAACTGTATCATTTTCCACGCACCACCTTTAGATGAAATCGAAAACAAAGTATACAAACAAGATGGCAAATGTTATAGTTATAAAAGTGAATCGACAAAATGCGATTCAAATAAGAGAAATGTCAAAATTTAAATGTCGTTATATTTTTATACTTTTTCTAAAAATATAATTATATGTCCGCAGATACAACAAGTATAAACGATTTACCGGCCGACCCTGCTAGTGGCGTTAGTGGAAACATTAGTCTCTCAGTAAATGAAATGAAACAAACAGCAGACCCTCAAAGTTCTCCCGCATTAGCATTGGACCAAACTACCATTAATCAAATTGTAAATGGTTTGCAGCAAGCGAGTGCAACTGGAGCCACGCAATTAATGTCGCGTGATATTCCCCAGAATACACAAGGATATACACAAGATGCGCAAATACAACCAACTTATATTCCTCAATCATCGAATGTTGATTATATTAAGGATTATGAAGACAATGCTGATATTATAAATAATTACAACAGAAGAATGGATAATTCAAATACTTTGGACCAATTATACGACGAATTGCAAATACCCCTCCTAATTGCTGTATTGTTCTTTCTTTTTCAATTACCTATTTTCAAAAAGTTTTTGTTTCAATATTTTCCTATTTTATTTTTCAAAGATGGCAATGTCAACATTTATGGATATGTATTTACTAGTGTGCTGTTTGGTCTCCTTTATTATCTTCTTTTCAAAATAATGACACATTTTAGTAAATTTTAGCTTTAAATTTCTCTAATTATAATAGGTAATGACATTTTTCAAAAAGGATATTATTGATGATTTTCTCTCGAGGTTATTGACTCCAGGAATAAAAATCTTGGCGAATAAAGAGTTGAATGAACAATCGTTGAGAGAAAACGGTGTTAGTATATGCAGAGGTTCTATATTGGATAGTTATTTAGAAGAAGCATTGGATTCGGCGTTTGGAGATAACCCAAACTATGAAGTTGTTGCGTTATTTGAAGGGTCTGATTCATCAGAGCCAATTTCCTTTTTGATTGTTGAAAAGGGTGAATGCGAAAAATTGAGTAATGCTTGGTCCGTCAATCTGATTTGCGCGGTTCTTCAAAGCCCCAAGGGGTTGAAAGGAATTGGTCAAATACTGATGGGGTTGTATTTGTATATTATAGCGGAGAACGAGGAAGTGGAAGAAAAGACGGGTGTTTTAGAATTGGCTAATGGTTACATTAATGCTGGTGGATTGGCGAGTTATTCAAAATTGGGGTTTAAAATAGACAAGTCTTTATATGGCGAGGACTGTTTTCCAAATTATAACAATTTACCAATGATTGCAACTGATATTGACCCAGATAGAATTATCGATATTTTGAACAATGTTCCGAGTGCAGCTTACGATAAAGAAGCAGTGTGTCTAATTGGAGACAGAGATATACAGCTTTACGCAGGAATAGGTTTGAATTTATTGACTTTTATGAATCTTGTTCCTGAAACTGAGATAAAGGAATACATTATTAAAGACTATGGATTGAATTATGGTCCAAATGATACAAGAAATGTGAACTATAAGTATTTGTATAATCTGATAAAAAAAGAACCGGGAGAGTTTGAAACGCTGATTATTGATATAGAGAATGGTAGAAGAATGGACTCCAACCAGTTTCCTGGATATTCGAACTTGCATAAAAGAATATTTACAAAAGAAGAAGCTGAAACTAGTGCTGTTACTAGTAAAGTTGAAGAGCCATTGGACAGAAAATCAAGGGCATCTAGAGCGGCAATTACACCCGCTCTTTCCGTAGTTGCAGAAGTGCCATCAAGAAGCAACAGAAGAACAAAAACGACAACACATACACAAACGCAGAGACAGTCAAAAACAAAGAGTCAGTCAAAAGTGTCAAGACAGAGTTATCCAGTAAAACGGGCGAGACGAGGGAATCCATTGTCGGTTATAGAAGAAGAACAAGAAGAGAAAAGTCGCACTCCGTCAGTATTTTTGCCATTGAAATCAATTTTGTTTACAGAAAAATCAAGAAAATCAACGGCGCGCGGTTTAAAAAAGAGAAAGCATTCGAAGGTTACTAGAAGAAAAAGAAGAAAATATTAATTAGATTTACAATATAAATGTGTAATATTAAAAACATATTAAACATTTATTAATAAAAGTTCTATAATGGACAGCATATCATTTATGGATACAATACAACGAGTAACTAATGATTCCATTCGAATGTCTATATTTGATAAATTAAAAACAGGTAATCCAATTTGTGATACAATTATAACCACATTTGTATTGACATCAATGAGTTATTTTGTTAAAATTTTATATGATAAAAGTTATGATAAGGAATTTAAAATCAAACATTTTAATTTATTGGAAACATTAAAATACTGGTTTTATAAAAAAAATGTTATAACAATGGCAGGGAAAAAATGTTCCTCCATTAATTATCACTGTGCACCTGTTGTAAGTTCGGCCTTTGGCGAAAGATTCAAAGCGGTTTGGAATAAGATAATCAATAATATTGACACAAATCCTTCAATCTATGAAATAAAAGATTTTTTAACATTTACTCCAAATAATAATTATTATGCAAATACGGGAGATGATAATAACAATAATGATGATGATGTTTTTATTGTATCTCAATCAACCCCTTTTTTATTCAACAAAGAATTGCGTATTTTTGCACAAACCAAGATTTTTTCTGAGGACCAAACGGGTGACAAAGAAAAAGGAATAACATCAAAAATAGATAATATAGAAATAATTTTATATTCCTATGAATCGTCATTGTCTGCAATGAAAGATTATATTGATGAACTTACTAGAAAATATTTGACTGATATTGAGAGAAATAGGAATAATAAACAATTTATTTATACATTAATAAAAACAAAATTCGAAGAAAGTAGATTCGAATGTTGGAAAGAGAGTTATTTTGACACAACTCGTTCTTTTAATAACATTTTCTTTGAGAGAAAAAAGGAAGTATTAGAAAAACTAGACTTTTTTTTACAGAACAAAGAGTGGTATTACAAAAAGGGTATTCCATATACAATTGGTTTTGGTCTGCACGGACCACCAGGAACTGGTAAAACTTCTTTTATCAAGAGTCTGGCAAAATATACAAATCGCCATATTATTGTATTGTCATTAAAGTTAATCAAAACAACTCGACAATTGCAAACTTTTTTTTATGAAGACAGATATAATGAAAACAATAAAAAGGGTGGAATAGGATTTTCCAACAAAATAATTGTTATTGAAGACATAGATGCTCAAGGTGATATTGTTTTGGACCGTTCAAAAAAGAAGGCGAATGTACCATCCATTGATTTCACAAAAATTAATGAAAAAACAAATGTAGGAGATGTAATTAAAACAATAATGGAAAATGAAAAAGAGGAAGATAAGAAGATGATTTCATCTGTTATGAAACCGCAAGATGATGAGCCAATAACACTGGATGATATTTTAAATTTATGGGATGGTATTGAAGAGACGAGTGGCAGAATTTTAGTAATTAGTAGCAATCATTATAATGAACTCGACCCGGCACTAACACGACCAGGTAGAATTGATGTTTCAGTGGAAATGAATAATGCATCTCGTGAAATTATTGCAGAGATGTATTATCATTTATATGAGAAGCGAATAAATGCAAAGCATTTGAATAAAGTGGAGCAATATTTTTATTCACCAGCAGAAATAATCAATCTATATTTGATGTATAAAAATGATGAAAATGCATTTATTGAGAGATTACGAATGAACAAAAAATTGCAGTGATAATCTTATTCATAAAAAAGGTCCTTTATATAGTTGGTGTGATGACATTCTTGATGTAAAATATATTGAGAAATATCATCATATTGTGTTTTTCCATCTTCTAGTGCAATCATAGGATAAATTAGAGCACGATTGCCTTCTTTAGTAATGGTCCAATCACTGTTAAATGGCTTCATTGAACTATTATTTATTGACAAGTCAGCATATGGTGGCGAATATTTAGATAATAAAAATCCGGCTTGCGCTTTAGACAACATATACATTTGAGCACCCCAAATAGAGTCAGAAAAACTATAATATGAAAATGGATGACTTGAATCTGAAGCTTGTTTTTTCAAATGGGTGCCAGGATAGTTCTCATCAATAGTATAGGGAGTTAAATAGCCGAGTAAAAGTAAGTCCAAATTCATTGACTCAAAATTTTCAATAATTTTTGGTAATTGCTGAATAAAATCCTTTCTTATAAAAATGTCATCTTCACAAAAAATACCATATTCTTTTTCACTAGTAAAGTAGAACTCGCGAATCAAATCAAAATGTCCATAAGTAAAAGACCAACATCGTTTTGAGTGGTCGTGTAAATCTCGTCCTGCAATTCTTTCGTCATCGAAACCAACGCCTAGGTGAATAAATGCCTCAACTCCTAATTTTTGGAAACGATGTTCCATTGCGGATTTTCTTTCTGGATTCTTAAAAGACAAACAATAAAAATCGCATTTATCTGACATTTTCTTTAATAACTTATTCATTTATTTTATCTTTAATTTAGTTGATACTACAAAAGATAATTAATTGCTAATATAAAATATAAAATCAATGATTAAAGATTATGTAAAAAAACTGGTTGAAAATATACCAATAACTGAAACGAAAGAAACAATGCAAACATTTGATATAATTTTGGACGGAGGTGTATTTAATGGTAGTTATCAAATAGGAAGTTTATATTTTTTGAAAGAGCTGGAAAACCAAAATATAGTTAAAATAGAGAGAATTTCTTGTTGTAGTGTGGGGGCTTTTTGTGCATTGCTTTATTATACAGATAATTTGGATTTATCATTAGATTTTTATTCTATTTTTTCAAATTACTTTATAAAAAACAAAAATATAGCATTTTTGCATAATTATATTGACTCGAAACTTTTTCCATTGTTACCACGAAATTTATACAAAAAACTTTCAAATAAATTTTACATATCTTATTACGATTTAAAGAATCAAAAAAAAGTAATAAGAAAAAGCTATAAATCCAATAGTGATTTGTTAAAATGCATAAAAAGGACAACATTTCTTCCATATTTTATAGATGGTAGTCCAATTTACGAGAAAAGGTATATAGATGGTTTGACCCCTTATATATTTAAATTTAAAAGCAATAAGAAGATTTTGTACATTGATTTGTTTGGACTAGATAAAATAAATTATGTATTTTCAATTAGAAACGAAAAAATAAATATTCACCGAATATTAGCGGGAATTTTAGACATTCATTTATTTTTTATAAAGCAAACAAATACACAAATGTGTAGTTGTGTAAATAAATGGTCTTTATTATTATGGACAAAAAATCATATTATCAAATATGCCATTGAAAAAATAATTGTTTATACACTTCTTTTTTATATCTGGATTTTACAGTTTATTCCAATACAATTTAAAGACTCTTTAATAGGAAAAATCGCAAATAGAATTTTTGGAGTTGTATATGAATCATTGATAGAGCACTATTGTATATAAAAATTATCTAATATTATATAAATGACTAAAAAACCAACAAAAACATCAAAAATAACAAAAACATCAAAAATAACAAAAACATCAAAAATAACAACAAAAAAAAATAGAAATCTAGTTGGAGGAAAATTTGAAACAATATCTGGTCCTGGCTACACAAAAGACTGCGAAGAGCCTAGAAAAATGTGTAGCAAAGATGATGTTAATTTTGCATTATGCGTTGAAAAAGATGCCGATTGCAGTAATTCCGAATATGACTTTCATTATAATCCTGAAACAAGAATGATTGAACGAAACACAATGTCTATTGATCGTTTTATAATAAGACCAAATGCTGAATTATCAGAATCTCAGAAAAGGAAATTGAAAGAAGATGTTTTAAGACAAGAAGAAATCGGGCGTTTGAAATCCTATGTACCAGAATTCGCACCGACTTCCTGCTTTGTTCAAAAAAAACAGCCTATAACTCGTGAATATGAAATTGTCCAACAAGCCTTACCAGAAACCTTTTCTATTGTTACTCAAAATGCTCTTGGATTGTATTTTGGACAACCTGAAGAAGAATTGGATTTAACTGATGAAAAAGATAGAAAAAATAAGGCGGTTTTAAATATAATGCGTTTAAGAACTGCTTATTTTCGCAAGTTTTTAATGGAAACGACATATCCAGACTTTTTATGTTTTCAAGAGATGACTCCAGAGTTTTTCAGATTTTTATATCAAGATTCTGAAGTAATGAAAAGAGAGTATCCATATTTTTATCCCAATGGGGAAGACTTTGCAAACTTGACTTCACAAGGTGCAAATGCAACAGTTATGCTTATTTCAAAACATCCAGCTTTAAAACAAACCACATATATGCTTCAAGGCAATTCTAATTATTACAATGCATTGGGAGTTTATGAATTTGAGCAACTGGTCATTTTCAATGTTTATTTACAAGCCGGCTCTCCATTTTCACCTGGTTTGAAATACAATTGGGAAAATGCCTCGCGTTGTCGTCGACAACAACTAATGTTTATTAAATCATTAATTGATTCTTATGGCACTGAAAAAGCTATTGTAGTTTTGGGTGATTTCAATTTTGAGTTGAATTCAATTCATTATGACGGCACACCAGATGATACAGATAATTGGTCAGAACTCGTTTTTCTAAAGGCACTTGGTTTAAGTGATTCTTTTAAATCTTTGCATCCAGAAGACCCAGGATTTACTGAAAATACAGATGTCAATACATTGCGCTATTTGGGAAAATTAGAGGAGAAAAAACTTCGTTATGATGGTATATTTTGTAATAGTAAATTGACAGCTGAAAGAAGCGTAGTCGTAAATAATAGGCCTTTAAAATTGAGTGAAGAAAAATTAAAAAGAGAAGAAAATTTTCCCGAGTTAGATTTACCTGGTATGCCATTTGATGCCGATAGAATAAATGATGCCTATGAATTGGCCCTAGTTTTTAAACCGGGAAATGACCAAGAATCGATTCGAAAATTGGTTGCCTATAAGAAAGAAAAGGGTTTGAATGATGGATACGAATTATTTGTTTCCGACCATTTTGGTGTTCTAACAACATTCAAATTTGTTACCGAACCAGAAGGTGGTTCTTCAAGAAGAAAAAAAATAATGACAAAGAAAATGAGAAAACAAAAAACTACCAATAAAAGCAAACATAGGTCAAAAAGATAAAAATGCATTTTTTATTTAAAAAAAATTGAAAACTTTTAAATAAAATAAAATACTTATACACACACCGATATATACCCAGAACAATGGATACTTCTGATAGCCAAGGACTTACTATTCCTGCCACGGGCCCCGTTGAGCAGCGTGTAGAATACCTAGAAAATTCATTCAATATGCTTTGCAAAGATATGCAAAGAATCTTCGGTTCAGCAGACTTAGATACAACCGATTTGTCAATAAAAATCGATGCTGTTATAAAAGCATTCAAGGGACTTAAGCGAGAGGTCGATTCCAATCGAAACTGCACTCTATCCCTTGAGGAACTGTTTCAGAATCTAGAAAAAAGAGTGGCCAAACTAGAGAATCGTCGGTCATAAATTTTGATTTTGATTTTGATTTTGATTTGAAGAACTAGTTCCTGGTAACAAATAATGTAATAATTCGTAAATTCCAAACCCCAATAACAAATAAAATATTACGAGGATTATGATTAGTTTTGTTCCCGAGTTGAAATTAGTTACATATGTTTGAGCACTACTTACAGTTGATATTATTGAACTCCGAATACTGTTTCCACTTCCACTGCCTTCATCATTTTCTACTATTGAGCCTCGCGGCGAAGAAACTGGACTTGGAGGAAGAGAAGTGGAAGAAATTTCAGAACCAGATGTAGATGCGCCACCAAAATGCATTTTTTTTATTCTGCGACTCTGTATAAAAATGGGTAATATAAAAACTAGAATAAGAATGAGCCAAAATAGTGTTTGCTGTATTGAAGAATCGATTAAAAGCATTTTTGTAAACTATAAACTATAATAATATAAAAACACAAAATTCTTATTTTAGGTGAGATGAGGAGGATTTCGAGGAGTGTTGCATATAATATAAACTCCAAATATAGCTAAAACCCAATATGGTACATTTGGTTTGTTATCTGGGTCACCGTGAGGGTACATTGAACAGTTTCTTTTCTGAAAATTCATTTTTTCGTGAAATGTCGGTTTAATAAGTCTGCACATAAAAGGTATTGGTCGTATCATTCGTTGTGTTTATTTGGGATGGGAATGGAAAATGTATTATTAGCTTCCAATAATACATTCAATTCAATTTTTTTATTACAACCCTTTAAGTTGTTTTACAATTTAATAAAAGAGCCCCCCGCGACCACGTTTTTTTGTTTTCTCTCGTTGTTTTCTTTTATTAACTGTTCTTTTATAGTTTTTTACTGTTTTCCCCATTTGTTCGCCGTCTTTTTTACTTGGTACTTTATCCGCCGGTCTATATCTCAAAAAGTTCTCTTCATATTCTTTTGTCCCTTTTTTATCTTTCAATTCCATATACTTTTCTGATTTTTGTGCTCTTAACTCCTCCATCGTCAATTGATGACCATAACAATTTATACTAAAACGCTTCAATAAACCCTTTTGCCGCAATCTATTTTGTTGCTGCACCTTGAATAAATACTGTGACATACACAATATTCTATCCGGGTCATAATATTCTCGAGCTGCATATAAAAAAGCCAAATAAAAACTCAACATTGTATCTATTGTCGCTATTTTAACTGAAGTGCCGTGTATCTTTATTATATTGTAACTATGACACGCTATCGGCTGGTATATAAACGCAACTGTATCTGTACCAACCCTTATCTCGTAATGAGGGGCTACTATTTCTCCTATTGCCGGTTTCTTTACTATCTTTATGCCTTTGATTCCTAGGTCTTCCAATCGCTCTTTTACTATTTCAGCCGTTGTTTCTGGTTCTTCGGACAATACATCAAAATCTGGGTTCTTCTCAAACTTCTTCTGCAACGCTCGTGGCATATATGATGAATATAAAGTCATAGCATATCCTCCAAAAAAAACTACTCCCTGGTCTATTAATGTATCTTTAACAGTGTCGTATATTTCATCAACATTAGACCTGTCTTCCATCTTCCTCTGAAAATCGATTTCACCGCAATTGTGCGCTTTTAAGGGATAATTTTTGTTTAATAGTGTTAAACGCTTCAATACTTTTTCCCAACGACTTATTTCTCCAGCCGGTCTTGAAAGCTCTAAATACATTGCCATTCTTAGAAAATTCGGTGGTGCGTAATAGATGCCAGCTACCCTTATTGCCTCTTTCTTTATTGCTTTAAATATATCCTTATGTAAATAGGTTACATCGGCAACAGGCATAAAATTCACAAATACCTTGAAAGTTCCTGAATGTACACTGTTTTTTGCTTCTACTTCTACAAATCCTTCCTTCGCATAAATATCGCAAAGCTCTTTTGCATCATCTAATGCGTTTGGTGTAAAAAAATCATAGTCGGGCAATTCATATTCCATATTATAAAATTGGTCTTCTTTTGGTAAAATCGAATTGATTGCAGTTCCTCCGTAAGCAACCAATTTTTTTCTTCTTAAAAAATTCTCCACTATTTTTACTATTTTTGCCACTTCTGGTGAATTGACTACTTCTTTTCCCATTTGCTTTTCTGCCTTGTCTGTTGCAACGCGTAAAATAGCTAATTCACATTCATCAAAAGTCATTGATTTATCGCAAATTTCTTTTTTCATAGTTATCTAAACTAATATGTAATTAGATAAAAAAGCAGGGAACCTAGGTTCCCCGCACCCCTCCTAAATAGATTTATCCACGGATAGAAATTAATTAATATCATTGTCAAAAATGAGATTAATAGTGTATTATAAAAATATATCAAGGAGGGGTGCGGGGAACCTTGGTTCCCTGCATTATGTCTGAATTGAATAATAATCTGTAGTTGTTGTTCGCGTTGCAAAATTCAATTCTGGTGGATTAGGTGGCGTTTCTTGTATTACTTGCTGCTTATATCTTAAACGCTCCGGTTTCAACACAAATGCTGAACCAGCTTCATCAAAAAACATAAGCGTTTCTTGCAAATTCGAATCAAATTTCTGATATCTCATTGCTATCAATTGGCATCCCATTTCTCTGCAAACTGGCCCACTAGGATTCTCCGGGTCCGCACCGGAATCTGGCATAGCTATAGTCATATTTAGTTTATTATACTCTTGCAACTCATTCATATCTGGTGTAAATTTTACATCATAATAATTTAGAGCACGCATAAACATTGAATTACTTGTCATATTTACATATTCATAAAAATCCTTATTATCCATAAATGCGGTATTTAATCTATCAACAACTACTACAATTTTTTTTCCAGCTAAATCTGCTAGTTTAACATCGCCTAAATTGTGCGTGAAATATTTATCCGCAGAATTAGTATTATTTGTAACATTTAATGACGGGTCTACATAAGTATATTCGTAACTATAATGAGACTTTAACATATAATTATCATAGCGCTTAAAAATACTAGCACAATTTGTCAACATATTTTGATTTGTACTCTTTATTCTTAAATGTATTATGATTGGGTCTGTTGAATTTGGTGCTGTTGAACCAGAAAATCCATAATTAGCTATTGTGTCCATTGCACTTGCAAAAGGTACTGAATTATAAGTTTCTTTTACATAATAATTAGGAACAGTGGATGTCGCGACCACTGGTTGGTCATCAATAGAATATATTTCGAAATCTAAACATCGTACACCCTGTTTTAGTATAGTTTGTAAAGCACATGTACTTACAAAATCATTCTTATAGGACCCGCCACTACAGCAATTATATGCCGTTTTAATATAATAGTCTTTTAATGTGTAACCATATTCGGGTTTATCATAATCTATTGGAGCAATGTAACTCTTTGTTTGTCCATTTGAATATAAAGAATGCATCATTGAACATTCTCTATTATCCAAATTCAACATATAATAAACATAACACGCTATAATAATAATCAACACTAAAATCATTATAAAAATTGCATTGCCTACAAATTCCTCCTTAAGCGATAGTATATCTTTTGTTGTTTTTGTTAAAAAATTTGTTGCTCTTTGTTGTATTGTTTGGGCTTCCATATCTAATCTATAATAATATATTTATTATATATTATTATTCAAAAAAGTTAAAAATATAAACATAAGTTATATAAACAAAATGCCTGGTGGTTTAATGCAATTAGTATCTGAAGGACAACAAAATATTATTTTAAACGGTAATCCATCAAAAACTTTTTTTAAATCAACATATGCAAAATACACTAATTTCGGTCTACAAAAATTTAGAGTCGATTTCGAGGGTTCAAAAACTTTGCGTGTATCAGAGCCATCTTATTTCACTTTCAAAATCCCTCGTTATGCCGACTTATTAATGGATTGCTATTTATCCATCGACTTGCCCAACATTTGGAGCCCCATTATTCCCCCCAATTCTGACCCTACAAATGCCAATTATAATGATGGTCAATGGATTCCCTATGAATTCAAGTGGATTGAATATTTGGGTGCTCAAATGATATCCAAAATTGAAATCACATGTGGTAACCAAACACTTCAAGAATTCTCAGGAGCATATTTGGTAGCAATGGTACAGCGCGATTTCAGTGCAGAGAAACGCGCTTTATTTGAGAAAATGGTCGGACATGTTCCCGAGTTGTTCGACCCAGCAAATGCCGGCACTCGTGTCAACTCGTATCCAAATGCTTTTTACTTTGCAAATCAAGCCGGCGCCGAACCATCTATTCGAGGCCGTACTTTATATGTGCCATTAAATGCGTGGTTCAATTTGAAGAGTCAAATGGCGTTTCCTTTGATTTCTTTGCAATACAATGAGTTACATATTAATGTAACAATGCGACCAATTCAAGAATTGTTCCAGGTTCGCGATGTTTTCGATGTAGCAAACAATTTCCCTTATATTGCTCCCAATTTTAATCAATATTATATGCAATTGTATCGTTTTTTGCAGACACCACCTGATATTGAACTCGGACCTTTGTCCTATGTCGACACGCGTACAATATGGAATGCGGATATTCATTTGAACTGCACTTATTGTTTCTTGTCAAACGAGGAATCGCGGATTTTTGCCCTCAATGAACAAAAATATTTGTTTAAGCAAGTGAGAGAAACCGTTTATTACAATGTGACTGGACCCAATAAGATTTCCACTGATTCGATTGGTATGATTTCTAGTTGGATGTTTTATTTTCAGCGCAGTGATGCAAATTTGCGCAATGAATGGTCTAATTACACGAACTGGCCTTATCGCTATATACCCAATGATTTGATACAGGCGCCAACATCCGGAAATTATACAATTATTAGAGACGGTCAACCGGTCCAAGTTGGTCCGGGTGTAAATAGTGATGGTAAATTAACCGGTTGGATGATTACAGGGTTGTATAATTTGGAGAATGTAAAGGATATTTTAGTGAGTATGGGGGTTTTATTAGATGGGATTTATCGAGAGAACGACCAGCCTGCCGGTGTGTACAATTATATTGAAAAATATACGCGCACTTCAGGTAATGCTACTGATGGCCTATATGTTTACAATTTTTGCTTGCATACTTCACCATTTGATTTACAACCAAGTGGTGCAATGAATATGAGTCGATTCACAACAATAGAACTGGAGACGACTACAATTACGCCGCCGTTGGACCCTTATGCACAGTCATTAGCAATTTGTGATCCACAAACTGGTAATGTGATAGGTGTGAATAAACCTACATGGAGAATTTATGATTACAACTTCAATATGGTTTTATTTGAAGAACGCATTAATATGATTACATTTGTTGGTGGAAACTGCGGTCTTATGTATGCTACATAAGAGAGAAATTTATTTGCGGTGGCATATGGACTGTGAAATATATGGCTGGGCATACATATATAATTCGTTCTTTCTCATTTAGTCCTTGTTTTCTCGAATGAAGCTAATACAGCCAAAATGGTGTTGCATATTGTTTTCTTTCTTTTCCACCTCCGACTTTTCTAGTCATATTATATTTACTACGCAGATAGTTATTTATTGATATTAGTTAAATTATTAATAATTAAAATAATAATATTTAGTAAGCATAATATTATAATGAGTTTTTTTTTCTCAAATAAACAAATTCCTAATAGCTATGAGATTAGTAATGAAAATGTAGTATTATCATCTTTTTTCAAAAATATACGAAAACCAGACCCATCTCAACAAATAAAAAATATAAAAAAAAATACAAAAAAAAATTTTGTATTAAATTCAACTAATTCGATAAAGTTGATTAATAGTAATTCAACTAATTCGACTAATTCGACTAATTCAACTAATTCGATAAAGTTGATTAATAGTAATTCAACTAATTCGACTAATTCGACTAATTCAACTAATTCGATAAATTTGATTAATAGTAATTCAACTAATTCAAGTAATCCAAATGAAACAACAATTTATATAATTTCTAATATTACAGGCGGTGGAACTCTAAAATATATTAATGATTTATTAAAAGAATATTCAACTTCAAAAATAGTAATAATAAATGACGCGACTAGTCTAAAAAAAATTATTTTCTCTCCATTAGACATTTTATTTATCCAACAATTATTGTATACCGATATTTTACCAAAAGATTTAATATACATTAATAAAATTTTTGGGAGCAAAATTGTTATAACATTACACGATTTTTGTTGGTTTAGTAACAATATAAGCAGTTATGATAATAGTTATCATAATAGTTATTTAAAAAATATAGAACCTACACCAGAAATTTTTGAACTTATGAATAATGCGGCCTCATTAATAATCTGTAATTCTATTTTTACAAAAAATGAATACTCAAAATATTTTTCAAATAAAAATATGGTTCTGGAGGAAAATAATGACATTTCTATTGATTATACAACAAAAAGAGTCCCTGCAATAAAAAACAATATAATAAATATTGCAAACTATCAAGAATTATCACAATACAAAGGCAAAGAAAATATTGAATTACTTATGAAGAAATATAAATTTTATAAAGGATATAAAATACAGTTTTTTATTATAGGTGACAATATACCAAGGTATAAAGAGAATAACTGGCACCAATATATAGAATACTATAATTTCCACGGATTGTTACATTTAAATAAATGGGGAGAAACATATTCATATGCATTAACAAAAAGCATTAATTCGGGTTTACCAATTTTATATAATAATATTGGCTCTTTTCAAACAAGAATACCCAAAGGTATAGAACATTATATAAAAGTTATAGATTATGAAAAAGACTTTTTTAATGAAGAATTATTGTTTCAACAATTTGAAAAAATGTTAAACTATATTATTAAAAATAATGGTTCATTTAATAAATATAATTCAACTAGTGAAATAGTTTTTAAAGACACATATAATTTTTTATTTGAAAAAAATTTAATTTGTTCAAAAATTAATAATAAGATATTTAAAAAAGTGAAACCATTTGCAATATATTTTCCTCAGTTTCACAATATAAAAGAAAACGATATAAATTATTACGAGGGTATGACTGATATTACAAATTTAAATTACTTTAATTCTATTAATTCTGGTTACAAATTAGATGAGCCGTCATCACAAGAATTAGGATTAAAAACTGTTCTAGATTACAATTTGTCAAATAAAAAAATAATAAATCGACAAATAGAGATTGCAAGGAAATATTGCATTTATGGATTTGCTTGTTATTATTATTGGTTTTCTACGAATTCTATTACAAAAAAAAATACTATTATGGATAAGTGTTATAATTTATTTTTCCAAGAACCGATTAAGGATTTTAAGATTTTTTTTATATGGGCGAATGAAAATTGGACAAATAATCCAGCGTTTAATGCAGAAGGACAAATTACTAATGAATATACAAAAATTAATTTTATTAAAAATATAGAAAATTTGATGAAATATTTCAAACATGAAAATTATTATAAAATAGATAATAAGCCTATCTTCTATATTCATCATCCTTTTTTTATGAAAAAGGAGGAATTATTGATGTTTAAACTTATTTTAGAAGATAAATGCATTGAAAATGGTTTTAATGGAGTTATTTTAGTTCTTAATAATTTTACTCAATCTTACAATGATTTTAATAATTATAATTTTCATCCTAATTATAAAAGAACGACTACAATCGATTATAGTGAATATATTGATAAATATTTAACTATAGATAACAATGTTAATACGATATTTTTTGATTTTAATAATAGTGCAAGATTATCCAAACCAAATAAATTACACCTTGCAACGATATATGAAAATAATAGCATTTATAATCAGGACAAATATTTTAAAAAAATATTGCATCAATACAATAATTCGAAAATTAGTGAATTAAATAAAATATTATTAATAAACTCGTGGAATGAATGGGGTGAAAATATGGCAATAGAGCCCGGAGAAAAAAATGGCTATAAATATTTACGGTTACTAAAAAGCAATTTAATATCCTTTATAGCTGATTCAGAGTAATTATTATTTTAAAAAATAATGAAAATAATAATTAAAATAAAACAACATTCGTGTTATTTTTGCATTTAAAATATGAACTAACTGCCAAACTAAATGATGAAACGCTGTGCCCTATAAAACTTTCACTATCGTATGCTATCAATAAATCTATTATTGCTAATAACTCTCTATTATTTAAATAATAATCATTTATAAAACTTTTACTTTTGTCGCATAACAAATTGTTATTTTTAATTAAATTTACATAATAGTTGTAATTTCTCTCTTTTCCGTAATGTAATATACCCGAACAAATGTACATTGGTGTTTTAATATTTTTAACAGCGTTGTCATAAAAACTTAACAAATTGTTATTATATTCATCAATAGAATTATTAAAAAACTTATAAAATTCATTTACTGCATCATCTTCTATTCTTAAATGTGTGGTAGAATAATTTATTAAATGTAATTCTTTTTTTATATTATCTTTTATTTCATAAAATTTTTTATTAAATACAATATTTGCATATATTTTATAATATAAATTGTTAAAATCATCAACTAAATCATTAAACGAATCATAAATGCTCAAAGAAACAATATTTCCCAAATATATAACATTTTTATCTAAGCTTTTTTCAATTTCATTATTTATGCAATTTATCCAAGCCATTTTTTCATAATCTACATTTGGCATTAAAAATTCATGTATGTTTTCAATTATATTTTTATCAATTTTATCATAAATTTTTATTTTAATGTCTAAAGTTTTCAAATATTCATTTGTTTTTGATATATCAATTACATCATTAATGTCACACAAATTATTATTATATACATTTATTTGAAATTTATTAAAGTAAACATCTCTATTATATTTTATACCTAACAAAATTCCTTTTACAATCGACTGCAATTGATTAGACAAACCAAATCTTGGAGAAACAATAAACATTTATAATATAATTATGCATTTTAAAATAATTATTTTAATACGAATACGAATTTTAGCGTCTAAAAATTTATTTATTCGACAAAAAAGCATTCGCTGCTAATGGTCCGTCATCGACAAATTCACCACTTAGTGATGGCCTTGGCGGATACTTTGGCAAAAAAGGCAAGACTTGAATATTAGGGTTAAACTTTTTGTTGTATAATTCCATTCCAGCATCAAATGATTTTCTCCATTGGTCGACTCCCTTGAAATATTGCGGTGGGGTCAAATTTTCTCCTTTTCCGTACAACTTAGCTTGAGTACCTATATCCGTCGTTAACACTGAATAACGCGGTGTTATTCCGCTTGTTAGTTTACCTGCATCATTTTGTCCACCTATATCTTTTTTTGTGTAAGCCGGCTCATAAACTTTGGGTTGACAACCATAACAATCCACATCACTTGTGCATTGCTCACCTGTCTTTGAACAACGCGCCAAAGGCCCGCACATATTTTCACAGCTAAAAGTGGTGTTAATAGGCAAATTTACGGTGTGGCTAGTATCAGGCATACCTAAATCTAATGTGGGTTGAGCATACATATCAAAGCCTTCTTTAAAAGTTCTATTAACGCTCCTATTTTGTTTGCATTCGCAAGTCTTAGTTTTAATCAAATAATTTCCCCATTTAATGATTCCCATAAACATAAATACTGAAATGACAAGTAAAATAATATTTACTATTGTTTTTGTTATAAGGTTCATAATATATTATATTATTATTATTTTAGCATAGGCACAGGAAATAATATTAAATTTGTTTTCAAAAATTTATAGTATATTATTATTATATGTCAGATCTATCTGAAACTTCTGTTATTGATAAAAAAAAACTAACATCCACTTCTATAAATCCATCCTCAGATAGTGGCAACTTCTTTATGAATGTGGTGTATCAATTGCTGTTTTTGATAGTTTTCATTATTACTGGAGGGGCAATGTTATGGAGTGCAAAGATAGCCCAAACTAATTTGATACCAACTGATTTGTATTGTGAACCATTTGCAAACTCGACACCTAGTAATAGTAGTGGTTCCACTGAAGTTAATATTGATGTTCTTAAAATAAAAAATCAAGATGGAACTAGTACAATAAAATCTACCAAACTTGAATTTCCATCTGAAAAAAATATGTATACAATTAGAGATGGATATTTAGGGTCGATTCGTAAATGGGTAGACGGAAAAGACTCGAATAGTTTTTCTCTTTATCAAGGAACAGTATGCACCAAAATGGCTGTTAATTATGCAACAATGATAAGTGGTTTCTATAATATGTTGAATCAAAATTGCAGTGAAAGTACAATAATATTTTTAATGCCTATGCTAATTCCTTTTATATTATTTTTTGCTGGATTAATAAATTGGTTTTACGGATATATATTGTGGTTAACACAAATATATCTAATTTTTAGTGAAGATAAAGGTTGTTATGAAGAGGATGAATTAGTGAAAACAAAGACTAATGGACCCGATGGAAAACCAATTGTAAGTTATGAACAAACAAAAATCAAAAGAAAGCTATGGGTTTATGAAAATGGAGCAACCAAAGGTTGGTGGAGTACATTCTTATATATTTTATACACAGTCTTAGCATTTTTAAGTTTATCTACAATAGGTACATTAGTAATTTTGTATTATTTAATTCGCGTGTCCAGTACAATTCTATTTCTACCTTTATTTTTTAATGCATATATTAAACCAAAGGATGGAAGTTCTGAAACAGAAAAAACACCATACACATTTCGAACAGCTTTATTTAACATATTCAAATACAAATTGAATATTATTATGTATTCTGTATCTTATGCAATTATGAGAGCGGCTTACTCATCCAATGGAACTTTGGGTATATTTATTACACTTGTTGGATGTTTAATCGTTTTTTCATTTTATCCAAAAGTTTATAAACAAGAAACCGATAATCCTAATCTTACTGAAGGGATGGTATCCACGGAACAAACTATAAAAAAATGCGCTGAAAAGATTTTTTCAAAAATAAGTTTACAACAATGCAATGAAGAAATTCCTATTCCTGCTGCTATTGCTAGTGCTACTGCTACTCCTGTTACTGTTAATGGTTATCTTGATTCTGCTAGACAAGGTTCGGGTAGTCCTATTTCTGGTAAACCAGTTGTTTTTGGTAAACCAGTTGTTTTTGGTAAACCAGTTCAACCTACACCCGGAACTGTTTCTCCTCCAGTACCTACTGCAATTGGAACTGTGTCTCCTCCAGTACCTACTGCAATTGGCACTGTTTCTCCTCCAGTACCTACTGCAATTGGCACTGTTTCTCCTCCAGTACCTACTGCAATTGGCACTGTGTCTCCTGAAGTATCTACTACGAATTATAAAGGAGGTAGAAGTATGAAAAATTTATCTAAAAGAAAAAATTAATAAATAAAATATTATCATTTAACTTTAAATTAAATAATGATATAAACAAAATCTTTATAATATAAATAATTTAATGGGAAAAAAAAGCAAGTCAAAACAGAATAAAAGAGAGTCTAAGAGTCCCTTGTTACCATTTGTAAGCATTTGCACACCTACATTCAACCGCAGGCCTTTTTATAAAATGGCAATCCAATGTTTTAATCACCAGACCTATCCAAAAGACCGTATGGAATGGATTATTATTGATGATGGGACTGACAAGATTGAGGACCTTGTAAAAGACATTCCACAAGTAAAGTATTTCAAATACGATGTAAAAATGAATCTTGGGAAAAAGCGAAATTTGATGCACGATAAGTCGAAAGGAGATATTATTGTTTATATGGATGATGACGATTATTATCCACCGGAACGCGTTGCACATTGTGTGGAAACGCTACAAAAGAATCCGCAAGCGATGGTTGCTGGTTCAAGTGAAATGTATATTTATTTCAAGCATATTAACAAGATGTATCAATTTGGACCTTATGGACCGAATCACGCAACAGCGGCGACTTTTGCTTTTAGGCGTGAATATTTGAAACATTCGAGATACGAGGATGACGCTGCCTTGGCTGAGGAGCGGCATTTTCTGAAGGGATACACAACACCTTTTGTGCAGATGGATCCGTTGAAGACAATTCTAGTTTTTTCGCATATTCACAATTCATTTGATAAGAAGAAGTTACTGGAGGAGCAGGGACCTAATCCTTTTGTAAAGGAGTCTGCAAAAACAGTGGAAGATTTTGTAAAGGAGCATGAAATACGCGATTTCTTTTTAAACAAAATAGATGACTTGTTGCAAAATTATGAGCCAGGTAGACCAGAAAACAAGCCAGAAGTATTAAAACAAATACAAGAAATAACAGAAAAACGCAAAAAAATGCAAGAGGAACATCAAAGACAACAAATGATGCAACAAGGACAACAACAAATAGTACCGATAACACCTGATATTATAAAGCAACTGCAAGACCAAGGTGCACCACCCGAATTGATACAACAATTTATAATGCAAGGTGGCGTCCCTATAAATGGACAGCAACAGCAACAACATCAAGAGCAACAAGTAATAAATCCGCAAATTCTACAGCAATATGAAGTAAGATTTGCAGAACAGCAGAAATTAATCCAGACCTTGATTAAAGAAAATGTTGATTTAAAAGAGAGGGTGTCATATTTTGAGAAAAAAATGCGGTCTTTGATTGAGGCCAAAATCGAGGAAAAGAAGACCGCCGCGGTTCTTTAAGTTTAAAAGGGCAATTATATTTTTTGTAAAAATGAATATAAAACGAGAACAAGAAGGCCGATGGGTAGAAAGAGTGGTTCATAATAGTTCAAATAAGCCCAAATCATTACAAAAACGACGGGGAACCAATGAGTGCGGGGTATCATACTGTAGCATTCTGCCGTGCGAAAATATATCCATAATCCAGCACAAATGACTGAAATTATCACCTTGTTATTGAATGAAATATAATTGTCTAAAATCATTATATTTTATAGCTATATTTTATACTTGAATGTTTACAGATTTATATTTACAAACGAGTGACCCAAAATTGTCTTTTTCCGCATTATTTAGCCCGAGTATTTTTACAAAAATAATTTTATCGGTTGTCTTTCACACTATTATTTACGCAGCATTTTGCAATATGGTTAGCTACATATTTTTTGGAAAGATTTTGTCAAACTCGGTTAATATTCGTCTTGTAACTTGTTTGGTATTCATAATGTTTTTTGGGTTCTTTGCTCGATTCACTCATGTAAAAGAAATTTATAAATCATACAATTACAATTTAGAGAAAACAAGAGCACACTTGGACAGGCTATACATAGGATGGATATTTATATCTTAACCACCTTTCACAAGTTGCGAGAAAATAGGGTACCAAATAAGTTTTCCGGGTTTTCAAACCCTCAATTTTATTTTTATTTAATCATTTTAAAAAAAATTGATTTAAAGCCAAAATAATAATTAAATTACACACAACCAAAAGACAATAGGCAAGAATGGCTTACGAGTACGATAACGAGTTTTACGGTTATACCGCCGATGATGATGCCGAGACCTTTGCATCAGATTCGCGAATGACCAAGAAGATGCGGAAGGAGCTAGCGGAGCTGAACAAGGCAGACAAGAATTTCTTTCAATTGAAACGCGCAAAGCCGGGACAATATGGGAGCTACGAGATGGTTCCTGTTTTCGGCTCTGGCGATGTGGGTACATCGATTCGAGATGCAATTACTGGTATCCGCAATTATGCGCACAAGGTAGGCAGCGTCTATGAAGACCTATACTTTAAGGCGCGCATCTGCACTGGTGATATGGGACAAGATTCACCCACTTTCTTCTTCGATTCGCCAGAGCAATATGAGAAACATATGCTTACAAATGTCAACCGAGATACAAAGGTGAAATGGCATCAAAAGAATTTGATTGCTCGGCAGGAACTAGGAGGAGATGCAGAGCCAAAGAACAAGATGACTCTCTTGTCGAGTGGTCAAATCGCGACCATCGTCAAGTAAAATAGAAAAATGGTGTGGAGAAATAAGAATAAAATTATTGGTTTAAAAACAATTCAAACAATATATTATATGAATTTTATTATATTGTTTTTTTCTTTACTGGCTTCTTCGATTTCTCCAGTTATCAAGTATAACTTTGAAAAAATAGGAAAAGACAGTTATAGTGGATGCGATGGTCGCTATCCTCTTGAAGAAAATAACATTGATGACCAATCTTTAATAACAAAAATAGGCGAATATATTATATACAAGGAATTACTAAAAGCACTCGAAAATGAGAATATTGGAATTCTTGATAAACTTCGAATTATTGATGAAAACAATATTATGATGCTTAGTAAAAAAGATTCAAAATATACAAAAAATTTATATGCTGGTGGACTGATGGACGATTTTGATTTTGATTTTGATTTCAATTGATAACTGTGAAAAAGCTTTCAGGAGAATAAATAGGAATCCCTATATTTTCAGCAAAAACTTTATCGCTATCAGAAAAGTCGTTTTTTCTTCCAAGAGCATCTCCTACAAAGAAAGATGCTTCTTTGTTTATTTTATTATCTTGAATTAGAACATCCAATAATATTCTATTCGGTTTATATTCACATTTATCTGTTGCAACAACTATGAAAATAGGGATGTCCATTGATTCAGCAACTATTTGTATTTGTTTATGTTTCCAAATTTTAGATTGATTTGTAAAAATTACAATCATATAATCATCTTCATAATATTTCTTTATTTTTTCAGAAATATTAGGATATAGCCATTGCCAATCGTCCACATTGGACGGAAATATTTTTCTGCCTTTCGGTTTAACAAGAGTCCAATCAAAATCAAAAGCAGCCATTTTCTCTCTATGAATAGCATTTTTCACATTATAAACTGTATGCGCCATATTATTTGTATTTCTTATAATTTGCACAATGTTCGCTTCAATTTTATTATAATTTAATCATCATCATCACTTTTGTTGTCAGTATCTTGGTCTTCTCCTGCATCCTCCTTTGTATATTTTTCTAAATAACGGTAAATTCGATTAATATCTAATTTGGTTATTTCATAATTCTCGAATAAACTTATCATTTCATTATCATCATACTTATTTTTTAAATCTAAGAAAAAGGAAAATATGTCTTTCTGGTCCATTCCTAGTTGTTGACACAAGTTCTGAATGAAAAGTGAGTTATTGTATTCGGTGGAATACTTGGTTAACACCTTGGTAAATCGGACCTCTTGCGGATTGTATTTTTGCTTCTTCTTGAAAGTGTCGTGGTATATTTTATTGTTCTTAAATGTTTTGATGAGAGAACTCATTTCATTGAATTGCCATATTTGCTTTTGAAATGTTATTCTATCAATATAATCAGCAAAACACATATTTTGCAATATATTCAAATAAAATGGAATACTTTGTTCCTTTTTCATTTTTCCTAAAACATCGATAATATTTTCGTGCCATAACAGTCCTACAATAGTCCGGTCCGTTTCATTCATCAAAGTCAAATGTTCATCCATTGTGAATTGCTGGTTTATGAGTTTCTGTGTTATTTTCTTCGTATCGTCATTATAAGACTTGATTTGAAATATGTTTTGAATTATTTCGTTTTTCAACATTGACTGTTTTTTATTGTATATATTGGCAATCGAATTTACCTTTCTCAAATCGGATTGAACAAATTTTATTATATTTTGAAGCAAAGACTCTTCCAATGTAGGCATAAGAGAGGTCACAATAGATACCATTTGTTGCTGAGTTGGCAGTTTTAACTCAACGACATTGCAAACCTTCATTAGTTCTTTGATTTTCTTATCTATGTGGTAATTGCCAATGCATATAATGGGATTCATCGTCACCTCTTCCAACTTCTGTTTCTTCGTCTTCTTAGGTCGAATAAGTTTTATAAGAGTATTGATGCCCCCCTTATCACCATTGTTCATTCCATCTATTTCGTCCATTACTATAGCTATTTTCTTTACCTTTTTATGAAACATTGACATAATATTCTTATCTGACATGTTATGTTTTGTTATGGTGTCTATTATCGACTTGTTTCTAATATCTCCAGCGTCATATTTCACAACATCATAATCCAGTTCTTTCAAAATATTGCTAACAAATGTTGTTTTTCCTGTGCCGGGTTCACCATAAACATAAATACCTTTTTTAAGTAAGGGATTGCTCTTGTTCAATTCAAAATCGCGCAAAACATCCTTCATTTTATCAGCTTCGCATTCTCTCTTTAAAATTTTATTTATTTCTAGTTTCTCCATCTTATATTCTTAGTAGTATTCTTTTTATGTTGATTTTTACTCAAACCCGATTTTGTAATATATCTATTTACCACTTGTTTGCATTTATCCGACTCATTTTCAATACTATATTCCAGCAAAAAATAAATATAATTAGAGAAAAGCATTGTTTTATAAACATAATTCTTGAAAAAGAGCCATCGTTCAAAGTTTTCTTGAATCAATAATGCAAATACGAAATCATTATCTCGCCGAATCATAGCTCGAATATAATTTTCATATTGATTCTTAGGTACCATTTTTCTAACCAATGAGCGGTTCTTTAAGTATATTTTTTTATTTAAAAACATTGTAATTTTGGTAGGAATGTAAGAATAAAGAAAACTAACCAGTTCATTTGGAAGTTTCAAAATATTGTCAAAAATGGATGCTTTATTTGAAAATCTGGATGAATTTATAGAATTTTGAATTGTTTGGAACTCTTCCATTAATACAATATATAGAGATAATTTTAAATATTAAAATGTTCACTTATTATAATGGCATCATATGTACCAGAGGCATTACCACCAATAAAAAATATAGAATTTGAAGCGGAACAGAAGTGGCCTGATGAACCTGTGAAAAAAATCAGAACAGAATTTAATCATCCTGAAGAAATGCAATTAATGTTATTGAATATATTTATTCACGATTTAGGACACGATTACAATTTTTTAAAGGAAGGTTATTTGAGAAGAATTGTTGCAAATATAAAAGAACTTGAGGACCTAGGTCTTGAAGCTGGAGATAATTTACTTAAAACTTTGGTTACTATTATTTCTAATGAACCAAGAATACCCTACATGTATAATGATACAAATTTTGAGGATGTTGATAATCCAGAAGATGCATTTTATTCAATGAAACATGCTTTTCATACTAGATTGAGTAGATTTGAGGTTCCTACTATAAAAAGGCAATTAGACCAACAATATGAAGAATATAAAGAATTTGAAAAAAATAAAGAATTTGAAAAAAATAAACAGTCGCTCCAAACAGAACAATACAGGAAAACACAGCGATTAAATAAAGAAAAAATAGAAGGTGGTGATAAGGATGCTCCAAGAACAAGACAATACAGTATCAGTGTTCAAGATAAATCTTTATTTGATAAATCAACGAGTGACAAAACAGAAGAAACAGAAGAAACAGACGAAACAAGGAATCTCGGAACAAAGGTCGCTCAAGATGCCGCGTCACAAGTGAACAAAATCAATTTATATGTAAAACAGCGTTCAAATGACGCGGATTCTCTCGCAATGCTTTCGACATTAAAGTTATACATTGTTTCTTATTTGGGACCCAATTATTATATTGACCTCATTCCAGAAGGACTTGAACCTAACACAGACGCTTTTTATAATTATTATATGCATTATTCAATTATAACGACCTTTTATGGTTTAATATGCTATTATGATGATATGATTAGAGAGAATTTACTTGATAAAATGACTGCTATATTAACAAAACTATTTTCTGATTTACTGTTTATTCTTTTTTCAAGTTATTTAGATATAATTAAAGAAAGTGGTTTAACTGTATTAGAGAGAACTGACCCATTTTCAATTTTAGATTCGGATGAAGTAATGGACAAATATAACAGTTATTTTGTAAAATATGTTCAATTTTCCGATTCTCAATTTGACGCATTCAAAGGAAGAGTTTTGTTTGAATATCAATTTGAAGAAGAAGAGGAACAAGAAGGTGGTATGGAACAAGAAGATGAACCGGTGGTTGAAGCAGGGGAACATGTGGTTGAAGCAGAGGTACCGGTAGTCGAAGAACCGCGTAAAGAATTTATTTATGTAAAAAGAAAATATGGAGTTTTTCATAATAATCTGCTTACAACGGTCGCCCGCGGTATTTTTTTAAAAACAGGCGTATGGCAAAAAATTTATCCATCATTAACTGAATTTACATTAGAAAATGTTGTTCAAATTACTGAAGAATTTTTAAGAGGACGAGGCTTTGAAAATAGTCTACTTATTGCAGAAATACTTATTTTGAAACATATGTTACTAGAACTTTTTCCGGATATATTGCATTTAGCTCATAGTATTGATGATAAATTGAAAGATTATTTGGATGTTTATTTGTATAAATGTGGAAACTTCTCGTTGAATTTAAAACCTTTATCAGAAGAAGACAAGGCCTTAATTGAATATTTACCTCCTGCGCCTCTCGAAGATTTTATTGTTCCAGAAGAAGAAGTTGAAATAATGTCTGACGATGAGTTGAATGTTGGTGGCGGTTATGATGATGTTGAAGGTGTATCTGGATTATTCACAAAACAACAAGAACAACAAGAACAATTACCAGATTATGATTTTTCAGACTTTGAAGGACCTCTAGGATTAAAACAATTGTTCTCACAAGAAAGAAGAGAGAGACAATTAACAAAAGCAGAAATTGAGAGAGCCTACGAAACTAATAGTATTGTCATCCAAAGTTTAAGAGAAAGTAAAATTCCAAGCATTAGATTGGAAGATGGTACAACCGTGGACAATATGTTTGATTTATTGAAAATGAACACTGGTTTGATAAAAAGAAAGGGTACAGATTTTTCTTATCCTGCTCCCAAAAAAAGATTTATTTTAGACAATGCATCAAAATTGAATTTTAATGTTAATAATTTAAGATTATTTCACAGAGTACAAGCATTAGAAAATTTAGAAGAGGTTGAGAGTACCCCTGATTATGATGAATTATTAAGAAAATTTCGCTTGTCACAAAAATTTTTTGGATTGTACAAAACACTTAAACGAGGTGTTATTTGTGCCGGGTCTTCAATGATGGATGCAATGGACAATTGTTCTCTTGATAAGGGAGCTACTGAGCCCAAAGAAATAGGTACAACAAATTATGAACTTGTTTTTAAAAATCCAGATGGTACAGATGTTCCATATTTCCCCACACTATTAAGTTATGGCGGAACTGTTTTATTTTATAGAGGGAAGAATACAAGGGGCGAGGATTGTATAAATGTACATATAGATTTTTCTTTAAAAACTGACTTGACTGGTCCATCAGTATCAGCATCAGCGACAGAAAATTATAGCGATTCTCCTTACCAAGGTGATATTGCACATATTGTTGTTGAGGAAATGGATGTTGCAAATTCTGAAGATTTAAAAGCAAGAATAGTGTATAAATCGATATTAAAAAGAGTAAATAGTTTATGCAGATGTGTACATAAAATTGAAGATACGCAACAGTTAGAAGTAGAAATGGAAGGTGAAACGGTTATCTTGGAATCTTCAACAGAATTAGAAGCTAGACGACAAAGAATGTGTCAAAGAATGAAAGCATTTTGGTCATTTTTACAATTTAATCCGAATATGCGAGTAAATAGTGCATTTAATGGATTACTAGGTGCCACTGCTATAAAAAATCTAGGGGATTTGCTCCAAGAAGCTCAGGGCACTATTCAATGGGGTGGTTATGTCAACTCTATAGATGAAATGGAGGAAGATGTTCGTGCTTTTATATCGAGAAAAATGGAATTAGACCCGACATTTGAAGATAAAATTATTTATAGAAGCGTGAGTGCACCCGATGTTATTATACCTTATGATGAGAATGGAGATGCATTGCGTTTAGCAATTCAAGGAGATAGACCATCTGCATTTCGTGCAGTATTTTTTTTATTATTTGCTATGGTAGGTATTAATTTGATGTCACTTGCTGGTTATATGCAAGGAGGTGCAAGAAGCATTATAGTTTCAAGAAATCAATCTTCTAGAACGAGTGCAGTTGAAGCTGAACCAAGTTCAACACAAGAACCAGTACAATTAACAAGAAGTGAATCACCTATTTTAAGAGAAAGAACAACTTCAACAACTTCAGCAGAGGCAGAAGAAAGACCTGTTAAAGAACAAGAAACATTAGATGAAGTAACATTTGTACCTTGTCCTCCACCTTATGGAAAAGTAATTTATGTCAATTCAGAAGAAAAAAATATAAATGTAAAGTCTGTCCGAATCAAAGACCCTCAAAAAATGGTTCCAAGTAAATCTGAAAGTAAAGGTGAAAAAACTGTAAAAAGGTCAAAATCAAAAGCGGAAGCAAAACCTGCTTCTCTCGAAGGTGAATTACCAGAAAAAGAAAAGGTGAAAAAATCAAGAGATACAAAAATTTTACAGGGACAAATGCGAAGTGGAGGATTTATACCGCCTCTGCGCGTATTAAAAGAAAAACAAATTGAAATGGATTGCATTTCACAAATTTCTCGCGAATTTGTTTTTGATGTTTTAAGTATAGCTCTACCCGGAAAAGGAGGTAAAACTCGGAAGTATAAAAAACCATTAAAAAAGAAGAGCAATACTCGTAATAAAAATAAAACAAAAAAGACGAAAAACAGTAAGAAGACAATTAAACGCAGAAATAAGATAGTTCAAAAGAAACACAGAAAAACCCGTTAAATCCAATAATTATATATTTTTGTAAACTTATAAAAATACTTATATATAATTATTTATTGACTGTTGCCACTGACGTCGCAAGGATTTGCTGCGCCATATGTGATGCCATCCCACGAAACTTTGCAGCTATTTGCCCAGTTATATTTTGCACATAAACCATTTGATCCAGTAAATGGGCTTTGGGTAAAATCCATTGTTGCGTGTTTTGTATCGCTAGAATTGCAACTGCCTAAATTTTTAATATTAACGCAGTTTCCTCCGTTTCCAGAAGTATCAATCCAGTAATCAGGACAATCTCCAATTAGAGGTGGCCATTGTTGAGCACTTTTGGAATTCACTAAAACAATACCAATAAGTATTAAACAAACAATAAGAAGGACAATAGCAATAGTTAAAACGATTCTTTGAAAATTCATTGGGTATATAATTTAAACATATATTATATTTTATAAGCTTCATAAATTATAAAAAATATATAGTATATATGTCGGCATTTGATTTTTTAGGTTTAATGGGTTTAGGTGCAAAAACAGGGCAAGCTTTTTATGATGTAGACATTTATAATATGAAAGACGCTGGTTGCAAAAAAGCTGGTGGCAAATTAATATTCAGTAGTAACGCAAATACTTGTCAAGTAGATGATCCTGATGGTTCAAAAAGATATCTTTATCCAAAGGAAATCATATTTGAAGAGAGAAAAGAAAAACTAGCCGGTGGAAAAAAGAATAAACGACATAAAACTAAAAGGAATAAAAGTAAAAAGAATAAAACCAAAAAGCGGAAAATGATAAGAACGAAAAGGACATAAAATAAAAAGCTAGAAATACTTTATATTTTTTTATAATTCTAATATATACTAAAATGCAAAACCCACAATTAAGTTCAAATGGAAGAGTAGACATAAATGGTCCTAGAACCCAAGACTTATTTCAAATGTATGACAAGATTCCAGTAAATCAATGTGCAACCTTTAGAAATCCCACTGAAGGTCTATGGGACAATACTCAATTATCTAGTGCTTTCTTCTCAGGCCACAATATTTGCACTATTCAAAACGGTATTCGTGCTGGTGTCTACGAGAGATCAAATGGTAGGTTTGTCATAGGAAATCAAGATGAAGACACATTGAAAATCATTATGCGCTCTGTGTTTTTACAACACGCGGCAAATCAGCTTACAAATGTAAAAGAGCAAGTGATGCAGCTTAATAAGATTGTCTGGGATTATTGCATTCCTCAGGTGTATGGTGAGGCGCAAGGTTATCATCAATACATTATAGATGCGTCAACAATGTATACACCTATTCCGCCTCCAATAATGGCGGACAACAATGATAAGGAACTTATCCTGAAACCTTGGTTCTAAATTGAAAAATATAAGTTACATATTTTGTTACCATTTATGATAACAAAATATTCTCATAAATAATAACAATTCATATCATAACTTCCGACCAGCGTCTCTTTAAGCCCTTTTGCCAATATATTATATTCCCGGCCATTCTTATGCAGCGGACTTTGCGTTATAATTTTGGTTACAAATGCATTTTCAATCTTATTATAACCAAAAGAACACGCAAAAACCCGCGAGTCAGTGTATGCAAGGTTTTTTTCACAAAAGTGTTTCCGATTTTCGATTTTGGACATTTTTTTTGTCCAATTTTCAAAACCCAAAATACTTTTCGACAAAAAGTTATGCAAAAATGGCTTGTGAGCTTTTTGCTCTCATTTGCATTTTTTGTTCAAAAAAATCGTGAGCATATTATTTTTTGATTTTTTCGGGAAAAGAATTTAGGGATTTTTTATGTAGTCTAATTATACAATAAATGACTACATTTTTGGGAAAAATTCAAGACCAATATATTTGTGATTGTTGTAACCTGAAAACCAATAACAAAAAAGATTTCGAGAAACATAAATTGACAGCAAAACATTTGAAGGCAATAAATGGCAAGAATTTATGCGTGTTAAATGGGGACAAATTTAAAAATATCCCATTAGCTTGTCAGTGTGGTAAAATGTATAAACATCACTCAAGTTTATGGAAACATAAAAAGTTATGCATAAATAAAAATACTCAGAGCGAATTAGATATGGTTCAAAATATGAGTGATAAAGAACTAATTATGTATTTACTTAAAGAAAATAAGGAATTTAAAGAACTTATATTGGAGCAGAGTAATAAAATGTTTGAACAAAGTAATAAGATGCTTGAATTAGCTGCCAAACCTACCAATATTATAAATAATACAAATTCAAACAATAATAATAAACAGTTCAATTTGCAAGTCTTCTTGAACGAGAAGTGCAAAAATGCTATGAATATGAGCGAGTTCCTAGATACTATTCAAATCGAAGATGACGACTTTGAAAATATCGGCAAACTCGGATATATACAAGGAATATCTAATATTTTCATAAAAGGACTTAAAGACCTCGATGAAACCTTGCGCCCTCTACATTGCAATGATATCAAACGAGAGACACTCTATATCAAAGACAATGATGTTTGGGAAAAAGACGATAACAAACACAAAATCAGAAATGTAATCGCTATTATTGCCCACAAGAATTTCAAATATATTCCTGTATGGCAAGAAGCAAACCCTAGCTCTTTCGATGTAACTAACAAAAAAAACGACTTATATATGAAAATTGCCAATCAAGTTACAACGGCTATTACTCCAGATGATGAATCCGGAATCAATAAAATAATTCGAAATGTGGCAAATAAAGTTCTTATCGATAAAGAAGGGGCTCTTTCAACATCCGCGTAATTACCTTGTGAAATACTTTTTCTCTCGAGGTTGTACTTCTTTGAAAGTCAAAAGATGTCAAAATTTAGGTTGTAGGAGCTTTGCACCACTCTATAAATAGGTCCTTTATTCTATAAAGCATCAGCAAAAAAGTTTTTGAATGGGTACAATAAAATAATATTTATAAACCTTCGCACTTTTCAAGTGCGTGGTAACAGTTGTCTTTGTCACTGATAAAAGCCGACTGCGTCGGCGATTTAATTGTGCAAAGGCGTAAAATTAATAATAAATTTTTTAATACATTTTTATTATTAATTATGCGTCTACTAGAGCCAGTTTCGATTTCTTTACTGTCTTCTTCTTCGGCGCCGATTCACCCAACATAATTCGCTCCCGCTCCTCCTTGTACTTGCCATACTCTTGCTCCAACTTGTTCAACTCACCAAACCACATTTGCTGAATGGTTTGTGATTGCACACTCGTCAATTCTGCTGTCTTATCTCCGTGTTCCTTCAACAATTTGGCAACATTCTCCTCTGTTACACTATCCATCGGCATTCGAGTCAAATATTTGTAATCTTCGTCATCATCCATAATATCGTAACCCTTTGCCTTTAACATCGTAACAACTTCATCACGCTTCTTCCTTCGCAAATCAATAGTTCCATCCAAGTTTTCTTTGATATATTTCGACTTGTTCGATAGCAAACACAATTCTTTTGTGAGAGCATCAATAAGATAATTCTTTCTGACTTGAAACAACTGCAAACGCGTGTCAAAATAATCATCAATAATTTCTACAACATTCGAATATTTCTTCAACTTGTCATTCGCATCAAACAAATGCATATTTGTCGTTGTGTTCGTCGTGAACAACTTGAATTGCTTCTCAAGCCCATTGCATCCATTATCCAACTTTAACGCCTCCAACTCATCCAATTTGCCCTTTTGAAGCGTAATAACAAAATCAACCGTTGTATCTTTGCTCATATCGTCATAATCCTTGACAATTGGAATCGTCTTCTTGCCATTCTTGTCCGTCGTCTCCGCAAGAGACTCCAAATATTCCTTGAAATCATCCGTCCAAGTTCCAACTGGCAATTCAGTAATGCGGATTTTATCAACACCCATCTTTTCATACTTTCCACGAATCAAATATTTACTTTCAGAAATCTTGGTTACACTACCAGCGAATCCTTCGTAATAAGGCGCGAATTCTGTGGGTACAGCCTTCAAATGCTCATCGACCAACTTGGCCTTCAAATACTGGATAATCTCGAGCGGATTATAAGACATAATGTCAGTGCTGAATCCAGTACCAATACCCTTGGAACCATTCACCAAAATCATCGGAATAATTGGCGCATAAAACAAGGGCTCTACAGGAAAACCATCATCATCCAAATACTTCAAAATCTTGTCATCTGCCTCCTGATAAATGCATCGAGTAATCTTCGACAATTGTGTGAAAATATATCTTTCAGATGCCGAGTCTTTACCACCCGCCAATCGCGACCCAAACTGACCATTTGGCATAAATAAGTTGATATTATTGGAACCTACAAAATTCTGTGCCATTCCAACAATTGCTGCATTCAATGATGCCTCACCGTGATGATACCCCGAGTGTTCCGATACATAACCACTGAATTGTGCAACCTTGATTTCTGAAGTGAGACCCTTCTTGAAAGCCGCATACAAAATCTTGCGCAACGAAATCTTGAGCCCATCCATCAAGTTAGGAATACTGCGGTCACAGTCGTATTTGGAGAAGTGAATGAGTTCCTTGTGGATAAATTCCTCATAAGGAACATTATCCTTACTCGTATCTAAATAACTTTCGCGGTCATAATCTTCTAGCCATTCCTTTCTATCATCGGCTCGCTTCTTGTTGAAGACCATATCAACCGCATCATCACTTGGCTTTCCACTATGCTCAAAACCGACGAGCTTCTTCTTCTCAAAGTACTCGCGGAATTCCTTGCCAGTACTAGTACCTAGACCTTTGTAGTACTTGATTTTCCAACCCTTAGTATCATTATCTTCCTTCCAAGATTGATATTCACCTTCATTGTAAAACACGAGTTCTGCAGTTCCCTTTTTAGCCTTCAAAATAGGCGTGTTCATAAAACCAATGAATCCCGGAATTTGTGCGAGACTTGGCCACTCGGATTGGAACAAGTTGATTCCTAGACCCTTGATATGACTTCCATCCAAATCCTGGTCAGTCATAAAGAGAACCTTGCCATATCGCAATGATTTCTTGACGCACTCCATCGACTTGTACTCTTTGCCGGTTTCCAAACCCAGAATCTTCTTGATTTCAGCGATTTCCTTGTTTTCGGCAATCTTCTTGACTTGCTCACCACGAACATTGAGAATCTTACCCTTCATCGGATAAACACCAATCGTGTTTCTATCTTCAGACGATAATCCAGAAACGATACCAGCCTTGGCTGAATCACCCTCACAGAAGATGATAATACAATGACTCGACTTTTCAGTGCCTGCCCAGTTTGCATCAATCAGCTTTGGGATACCGCGAACATTCTTGGTTTTGGAACCATCTGTCTTCTTTGCAGCCTTGTTTTCTTTGACTTCTGTCAAAGCACAAGCTGCATCCATCACACCCATCTTGGCAATCTTCTCAATGAATTTTTCGGAAACGGTACATGAAGAGCCGAACTTCGACGACGGCGTGTTCATAAAATCCTTGGTCTGACTATCAAACGCAGGATTCTCAATGTCACATCGCAAGAACAAAATGAGCTGTTCCTTAATCGCATTTGCATTTACAGCCACCTTCTTCTTCTTTTCAATATAAGCCACGAGCTTCCTAGTAATTTGCCCTAGAATATATTCAACGTGCTTTCCACCCTTGGCGGTATGAATGCCGTTGACAAAACTGACTTGCACAAACTCGTGAGAAGGCGACAATCCTACTGCATATTCCCAGCGTTCACCACCTTCCTCATATGCACGCTTCGTGTCCTCCTTTCCACCAATGTACAAATCAATGTATTGCTGAAAATTCTTGACGGGAATAACTTGTGAGTTGTACTTTACCTTTAGCGACTTATCGGTAACAGCCGCGACATCATAAACACGCTTCTTCAAGAGAGAAATGATGTCAGGGCTCAAACCAGTAATTCCAAGTCGAGCATAATCGGGCTTGAAAACAATCTTGGTATAAGGCTTGCCCTTGCATTTAGTAATTGTTGGCTTCTCAATGATATCCAAATTATTCCGGAATTCCTGAGTGTACTTGAGTCCACGAATATGGTCAATGGTTTCAATGTAACCGTAGGTGGACCAAATCAAAACCAACTTGAATCCAAAGCCGTTCTTCCCACCAACGATTTTTTTCTCCGTCTTGTCATAATTTGTCGATGTTCTCAGATGACCAAAAATCATCTCAGGAATCCACAATTTGTACTCGGGATGTTGTGCGACATCAATACCGTTGCCATCGTTAATCATAATAATGGTTCCATCTTCTTGAATAGCTACATCGATGTAAGTAACTGGCAGTGAATTGGGTGTACCTTCAGCAATGGCCTTTTCCATACGAATAGCGTGGTCACGACAATTTACGATTCCCTCATCAAAGAGTTTGAAAAGCGCAGGTATATAATGAATATTGCGCTCACAAATGCGAAGTGAGTCTTCACTGAGTACCCAAACATCAGATTCAACTTGCTCGACAGAACCGATGTAAGTATCGGGATTATCAAGGATGTGTTGTTTATCAGTCTTTTGTTGATATTTATCAGCTAGCTTGATTTCAGCGGCGTTCATTCTTCTACTATGATTTATTATTTTGTGTTTAAATGTCTTTCAATTTTTAAAAGAAATCTACTTTTTTTTAAAAGAAGATATTATATGACTTCAATATCGAATGCTGCTTATTTTGGACCCGGAGGAGTCACTACAGTTACTCGACAAATTATAAATCGGCAATACTTAACAGGTGGTCATCCACAATGTTTATGTGTTCCAGCATCAAGTAATAAAAAAGTGTTATCTAATGCAATTTACAATGAAAATGGAATAATAATAAAACCAGAAATAATAAAAAATATGGATTTAGTACAAACACAGAATGAAAGAATTGCAACAATAATAAAATATTCCCCAGGCGGAAGAGTGCAATATGGAAATCCGTGTTCAATTAAACCAACAACATTTTTAGGAAGAACAGAGGGTCAACCCGGAGGAATCATTTGTCCGCTTAAAAATAAGTTTTGATGGCGCGTTTGTATATTTAGCAATAAAAATGCATAAAATATTATTTTCTAGTAATATTTTATAATGACTCGTTACACAAAAAACGCACACGGACATTACTTGATTCACGGGCACAAGTATGAAATTTTGGAAGGTTCCAGAGCCCAAGTTATGCACGGAACTGCCTACAAGACCAGCGGTGGATTGAAGAAGAGCGATTTACTTCAAAACAAGAATGGACGAATTGTTAGCCGAAAGAAGCACGCCACTGCCAAGAAGGAACGACGCCTTGTTAAGGCTGGTTATGGAACCAAGAAGGGACACTTTGGTGCCGTCAAGCTTGCTTCTCACTCTGGCAAACATAGGTCCAAGAAGATGCGGTCCAAGAAGATGCGCGGAGGATATTCTGCTGGAAACAATGTGAACCCCGAAATGGTTCCTGAAGGAGGAATGGGTGTAGGAACTGCCGCATTTGGTTCGGGACCCGCTCCTTACCATTTAGGTGGTAAGCGCAGAAGGGGAAAGAAGGGACACCGCGGTGGTTCCAATCTTTCGGACAGTTTAAAAAGTGTTGTTTCTAGCACTTTGAACGCCACTAAATCCGCTGTTGCTGTTCTTCCTCATCCTACAAACCTTGTTAGCTCACCCAAGTAAATCCTTGGTTCCCTGCTAGAGATACCAAGACGGCGATATAAATTTTTCATATTCGATATAATTTGACATAGTTGAATACAAATACTTTTCAAAATAGCGTTTACTTACAATATATTTGCTATTAGCTTTATTTTTCTGAAAATAAAAATCATACGCTTCATCGAATGCAATGAGTGTATGATTATTTGTAAATAGACTTGCTGTATGATAATGTTCTTTCAAAGAATTGAGAGAATTATAAATATCTGTGTTTTTGTCCCACATATTGCAAGTGATACCCATAATATATTTATTATCCACAACTTCTACAATGGGAAAGAAATGATTCAAAATTTTAAGAACATCGGATTCTGATATGACACCATTCGAAAGTGATAGTGCCGAATTTTCAGTTGTTGTCCATTTTTTAAAAAGTACACACAACTCATCGAGTTCAAACTCATTGTCGTTTTCCGAAGATGTGTAAATTGTCTTCTCCCAAAATTGAATAAAATCTTGTATACACGGCAAATATTTACTTGTTACATTAAAGAAAGTATCACTAGATTCATCAAAAGAGTAACGCTCCTTTAGCAGACTCTTTAATTGATTTTGGTAAATGGCACTAGGGAGAGAAAAGTGGGAAATAAAAAGTTTCCAAATGTATTGCATATTTTTCCATGAAATAGATAATTTGGATTTTGATTCGGAAGTCAAAGATTGTGTAATATCTTGTATAGAATGCTCACAAAACTTATCAAAGATAGAGGATGTCGTATTGTTTTTCAGAAAAAGTGTATAAGATTTTAAATCTTCATCATTTACATTGTTATGAATAAAATTTTCTGAATTTTCAAATCGTTGTGAATAATGCGCTGCAACACATATAAAATCGATGCCATATTTTGAAAGCATATTACGCCATATATCCACGGACATTGTATCCTTCATTTTTATAAGACGGCAATTTTCATAACTATAATTTTCGTGATATTTAGTAACGAAGTTGCTTGTAATGTTGGAAAATCCAGTATAAATATATGCCATATTTTCAACATCCGCCAGATATTTTTTGGTTTTGGGTTTAATAAGATAAATTATATCACTATTAGTATTCTTTTTTAAAATATTATCACCTATAATAGTCAAAAAATATTTGGCTTGATTCTTGTCAGAGAAAATGGAAGGATGTAGAAGCGAGAGAACACTTTGAATAGTGTCGGATTCAGGTATGGACTTAAAAAGATGTCGGTCTTTGATTTGTTTAATCACATTAATTTTTGTGCGAAACTTCCATTCAGCGAGTTTTTTATCTTTAGAAATTGTCATAAGTAGTTGATGATGAATAATGTCTTCTTTAACAGGTGTATAATTTTTTCCATCATAAAAGAAGAAGCAGCTATTATTTGGAAGATAATAATATTGATTTTCACTAAGAAAGACTTGAATAAATTGTTGATGTTCATGAGTTAAAACATCATTACGAATAACGCGTTTTTCGTGATTTTTGCATTCATTTTCTAATGTAGAAGGTAAAAGATTTGTAATATGAAAATGAAGTCGTTGTTTCATATATTCATTGTCCTTGTATTTTTCAAATAAATCATTAATGATTACATGATAATTATCTAGAGGTTCCATTTAAAAAGTTTAATAAATAAGTTTTTAAATATATATATAAATTATATATTAAATAATGTATGTAATATTACAGACAGCGCAAGCTCCGTTGCAAGTGCCTTTTTGTTCAACAGCACTACCATCACCTCCAGGTGGTATGGGTTGGTTAAGAACCGGAATTAATCCAAATTATATTTATAATATTAGTGGAGTTGGACAATCTGGTACAAGTTCTCAAAATGGTGTTTATTATTCAGTAACTGGTATTTTTCCATCAGTATTGAAAAATCAAAAAGGGACTTTAACTGCGACTAATACACTTAATGGAACATATTTTGGTGGTGTACCGTACCCATTACCACCTGATATTGGATTAAATACATCAAGCAAAATTGTGTTTGCTGATTATGCTGTAGATTTGGCCGGTACTAATATTAATCTGCAAGTTACAGTAGTAGACGCAAACACAGGACAGTCATATGTAAATCCTGCAATAGCTTGGAATTTTCCAGGTCACACTTAAAATAAATATATTTTTAACTTATTTATTAAAGAATATTTTTATTTTTTTGTGTGACGGCGTTTCGCAGTTTTTTTGCGATATTTTCTTGATTTACGACTTTTGCGCGATTTCTTGGATTTTCTTGCACCACCATCAACATCTGACAAATTTTCTTGGACTTCTCCGGGAGATCTAGGAGACCTAGGTGAAGAAGTAGAAGAAGATGGCATATCAGAAACGAAACTTTGTAAACCAGCTTCATATTCTGCAGGAGTAATCATCATTTTCAAAATGTCTATATCTGAAAATTTATCTAAATCAATTGTTTTATTTTCTTCAAAAAACTCTGTAAGTTTCTGTTGCATTTTAAATGCACTGCAATTTTTTGTAGCCAAATTAGAACTATGAAAAATTCCAGGAGGAATTGGTTTTGTAACTTTCCCTGTATGCAAAATTTTACAATAGTTCTCTAAAATTCTAAATGCCTTACTTACCGCTTTGTGTGTAATATGTGGAATCTCTCTTTTTGAATAATTTTTTTGCATATGTTCATAGATGCCGTTAATAACCTTGTTCTTCTTTTCTCTTGTAGATTTTGCAATAAGCTCGCTCATTTGTTCTTCCGCTGAATATGCAGACATTATATATTTTATTTATATAAAAATTATAAATGCGTTAAAATAATTAATTTAACGCATAAGTATTTAAAGATTTGTAAAAAATAAATATAAAATGTCAAATTCTTTGAAAAATGCTTCACCAGAAAATAATGTGTTGACTATAAAAACAGTGCAAATTGCGCCCTTTAGAACTCTTATGACGGCACTTAAAGATATTCTTTTAGAGACAAATATTTCATTTCAACCCGATGGAATAAGAATTATTAATATGGACAAGAGTCACACGATTTTGGCGCATTTATATTTAGCCGCGCAGAATTTCGAGTTTTATGAATGCAAAAAGGAAAAAATTATTATTGGTGTGAATATGTTTCATTTATTCAAGTTAATCAATTCAATTGACAATGATGATACTCTGACAATTTATATTGAGAATTCAGATTATGTTGATGGTATTGTATCACATTTAGCGCTGCGTTTTGAAAACGGGGAAATCAAGCAATGTAAGACGCAAAAGTTGAGATTGATAGAACCAGACCAAGAAGAGTTGGAATATCCTGATGTAAAGTTTTCATCGATTATCAACTTACCTTCGGCGGATTTTCAAAAGATTATTCGAGATTTATCAGGAATATCTGAGAAACTTGAAATAAAGTCTGTTGGGAATGAATTAATTTTCAAGTGTTCTGGACAGTTTGCATCCGCCGAAATCAACAGAGCCGAATCTGACGGAAGTATGGGTTTTATTCTAAAACAAGATTCATCTAAGGTGATTCAAGGCGAGTTTTCTTTGAAAAACTTGGGATATTTTATCAAGTGTACAAATCTATGTTCTCAAATCGAGGTTTATTTAGAGAACGATTTACCTCTTGTGGTAAAGTATGATGTAGCCAGTCTGGGTTCAATCCGTTTGTGTCTTGCACCGTTGCCTTCATCCTAAAAATCTACTGTTTTAAGCGAATAAAAAAATGAAAAATAATGACATATTATATAACAATATGTCATTTTTAATATCAAAATTTTTATCTAGTTCAACTAATAAAGATAATTTCAAAAGATTTTCAAGAAATTATTCAGATTATTTAGCACAGAAAAATTGCTGTACTCATAAATATCCTGGACAACAAGGTAACGATGGACCAACTGGTTTTAGTGGGCCCACCGGAGCCTATGGACAGACCGGGATAGTCGGGAGTCAAGGTACTATGGGTCCAACGGGTCTTAATTGTACAGGTCCAACTGGGCCTGCTGGACCCGCGGGTTTGGCAGGATTACTATCAACTGGGGCAACCGGTTCTACAGGAGTTACTGGATATTTCAGTCCATTTGCTACAGATGCATCATATGTCTTTAGATTAAGTCCTACAGGCGCAACAGGTTCATATAATATTACACCAGACACAACCTTTTCTTGGACAACAAACCCTTATGGTCAGTCATTTGTTAGTTTACCATCAAACCGCACAGATATTAGTTTAAATACTTTTTTGGGAATAATTCCTCCAATTTCTACAATGTATGACATATATAACAATAAATACCAAGTTATAATTTACAATGGCTCTACTAATGGAGTAGATGCATCTTTTACAATGCAAAATATAGGTAGCGGAAGTGGTGGATATGTAAATATGTGTTTGATTGGTGGTGGAGGCGGTGGTGCTGGTAATGCTAGTAGCGGAGGAGCTGGAGCAGGTCAATTAATGTTTGTCGATAATTATTTAATGTCCAACGGAACATACCACATTAAAGTTGGTGCTGGAGGTCCAGGAGGCGCATTTGGCTTAAACGACGGCCAAGATGGCAGCGCTACCATTTTGACAAATTCGGCGGGGACAATATTATTTTCCTCTGCTGGAGGTCGAGGTGGGGTTGCTAATGCTGGAGCCAGAAATGGAATGACAGGGACTTATAATATATACCCAAACACAACAAATTTGCCCAAAGGTACTTCTTCTGCTGGAGGTGGAAATTCTACTAATATTAGTGGTGGAACAGGTACAACAATAAATTATCAAGATGTAATAGTTCCTGGAATTAATTTACCAGCTCAAGTGTGGTCGTATGGATATGGGGGGGGAAATGGCAATTCAAGCGGAGTAGGTTATGGCGGCGGAGGCGGAGGCGCTGGTGGCCCAGGTTCGGATGCGTCATCAAATAGTGGAGGAGGAGGTGGAAAAGGTGTGGTTATTTATTTTGATTCTAGTTATGGAAGAGCCGTTTGTGGAGGTGGAGACGGAGGCGGGTCAATGATAAATTATAATAATCCTCCTTACAGTGCAAGCGCAACTAATTTATATAGTTATGGGTATCCTAGTCTATATTCTTATGGAGCTGGAACAATAACTCCTGGACCCAGAGATGCCTCCGCAAACACTGGTTCTGCGGGTGCACCAGGAAATGGTACTTCGGTTGCTGGCGGAGCAGGTGGTTCAGGTTTGTTTATGATTCGATATAAATTATACTCATAAAATTTAGTATCTGATAAAAATATAATAATATTTAAAACAATATATTATTATACCATTATATATTAATGTCAAGTTATTCACAATATTTAGGTGCGCAAAGATGTTATCAATTAAATGGATTAGGGCCTCAAGGAATTCCAGGCAATCAAGGCCCAAGAGGCGCAATTGGACCCCAAGGAAATACAGGTTACACTGGTCCAACTGGACCAACTGGACCAACAGGAAGAAGCTGCAGAGGAAGCACTGGTCCTCAGGGCCCACAAGGAGCTCAAGGAACTGTTGGTGGTTCCTACTTATTAACTGGTTCTACTGGTATGCAAGTAACAACAACAACGGTTAATTCTCAAACAATAGCAGCAATAGGTTTAGCAAGTTATGGTGCAGCTGGAAGTTTTAATATTAATCCAAATAGTTATTACAATATACAGACAGATGGTTATGGTAGGGCAATAGTTAATTACAGAAGTGGAATATCTTTATTAAATATTAGTCCCGGAACTTATTCATCAGGACAGTTTACAGACTCGTACGGAGTTGAATATATATACTATGATTTTAGTGCAAACACATCATTTACTGTAAATTATACTCCAGGCTATTCGAATGGAATAGTGAGTTTGTTATTTGTAGGAGGAGGTGGTGGAGGAGCGGGATATAACAATACAGATGCAAGTGTTAATATTTCGGGTTCACTATATAAAACAGGTTCTAGTGGAGCGAGTGGAGGTGAGGTGCTTCTCGTTGATAATTTTCAGGTTACAAACGGACAAACATATTATATTAGTATTGGGCCAGAAGGAAGTGGAGGTTCTACTGGAAACCCGGGCTTGGATGGTTCATCAACAATATTGTATCTTGATTCAAATGGAGGAACAAAATTATTTTCCGCGGCAGGTGGAAGAGCCGGACAAATTAAATACACAAGTCAATCAGCAGTAAACGGTATGACTGGTTCGTCGAGATATCCAATTGCAAATCCAACATTATTAACATCATCCGGTGCTGGTTCAGTTCCAACAACAGCAAGTGGTGTGGTTCAAACTGTTAATACACCAGGAATAGGTCTAAATCTTCCTTATGGAACCGCAATAACACCTTACATAAATTCCAATGTTGCATCTTTTTCTCCTGGTTATAATCCAGGACCGGTAGTATGGTCATATGGAAATTCAGGAGGAGCGGCAGATTTAAGTGGAAATGCTGGTGGTGGCGGTGGAGCTGGAGGTGCAGGAACGGCGGGTTATTACACTTCTTCTGGAACTTATAAGTACAATGGTGGTAATGGAGGCAGCGAGCTATATGTATATTTTGATAGCTCTAGTTATCCAGTGTCAAGCATAACAAATCCCACAAATAAAGGCGGACTTGGTGGTGGTTCCGGAGGCTTGCCTGTTCTTCACGATTCCGATGCATCGTGTGGATTATCTGGAGGTGTTAATACTGGTGTAAGTGTAATTGGTTCAACGCCAATAGCAGCACAACCAGGAACAGGATGCGCTGGTGCAAACTCTACGGTTAATGGAGGTAGTGGTTCAAAAGGTGGTTCTGGTCGATTTATTTTAAGATATCAAAGTTACACATAAAATACCATTTTTCAAAAAACAAATATAAATATAAATAGGATAATTACTTATATTTATGGACAATAACAATCCATTTTTAATAGATATAGAAGAAAAAGAAGAATACACCATCGACGACTATATAAATATTCACAATCAACTTAAAGAAAAAGATATAGACCCACTTTTAAGAGAGTTGTATTCATATAAAAACAGTTTTTATGATTACGCCGATTTTAAAGGGCGTTGTACTACGGGTTTCAGACAAAAACTGATAGATGAAACTGCACTAGTTTTACCCGAAAAAAACCTATATAAAATCGGAAATCCTTCTAATTCTAAAAATTGCATTGTGTGCTGCACTCCTTTTGCGAGAGAAAATACCGAATTTGATAAAAATATTGACAGTAAATCTAGATATATAGCTTCACAACAAATAATTAAATCGCTGGAAGAAGTAGGTTATAATGGTCATTTTTATCTTTTCAATGGAGGTTTTCCAAACCCAAGCGGTAAAGAAATGAAATATGTGGGAGTTCCATATTGCTTTAAAATATTTATGATGCTGGAAGCGAAAAAACTAGGTTTCGAAAAAGTTATATGGATTGATTCGGGCTGTTATGCAATAAATAATCCACAAAGATTGTTTGATATATTGGATTATCAAGAAACAGTTTTTTTAAGTCTAAATGGTAATAATAATTATGATGCAATGGTTTTTCAATCAACAATCAATTTGTTGAATTTAATAACTGATACCAATTTACACGACGCTTCTTATGTGTTGACAATTGTATTTGGATTAAATATGAAATCTGAAATGATAGGAAGAGTAATTGAAGAATATTATGAAATGGTGGAATTTGGGCTTCCATTTTTGTCTATTTTTCCAGAAGAAATTGTGTTGACAGCATTGTTTAATAAACCAGAATATAAGCATTTAATATATTACACAGCTGAATCAACGCTTCTTCAAATACACGAAAAGGATAAACCTATGGAATCGGCAAAAATGGAAGGGTATTATTTTTTACATAGAAAATACAAGGAGTCTTCGTGACATAATTAACCATACATTTCTCTCATTTCCGAATAAGTCATATATCTACCAGTCTTTTCAACAAACTCTTTTTCTCCATCCTTCATTATTTTTGCAAGTGCTTCTTGCATCTGTGGTCCTGTATTAACTGTAGTTTCTGAAAAAAGTTTCTTTACCTTTTCTTCTCCCTCTTTCTCCAACTTTTTTTTCAAGTTATTCAACTTTTCTGAATCCATAATAAATATATTGAAATAATCTATTTAATATATTTATTGTTTTATTGTTTTCTTTTTTATTGATTGTATTTTACCAAAGAATCAATGTATTTTTTATCATAAATAGCAATTTTTGTTGTTCTATCCCAAGTACTGTAAGGTACAATAATGCGGTCTTTTTCAACCACCAATCCAATGCAATATTCGATGCATTCACCTTCAAATTTAAATGGTGCAGAATAACGAAGTAATTTCATTGACTTGTCAAAAACAACAAACATATGATAATAATGCCTTGGTTGTTCATAAGAAACAATGTGAGTTATAAACCAAATTTCATTATTGAATTCTGTGCCACTGGATGAACCACGCATATGTTTAAATATTTTGGGCAAGTCATCTACTTTTCTTACCAAATCCAATGACTTCTTCTCCTTATTTAATCTGCATAAATGCAATGGATACCATTTATAAACAACAAGTGCTTCATTATCCACATTAACAAAGACCCAATTTTTCTCACAATCAGAATTTGAAAAACTAGGTTTGACTTCTACAGCTTCCATATATTGCATATTCTTATTGTATATCCCGCTAGATATACCAATATTTCCATTTTGATGCAAACTAGTTCCCATAAAAAAAACATCAGCATCAACATCGGCATCAACAACGGCATCAGCATTTTTGGCAAAAATTCGCACATCTTCTACACCTATATATCTTCTATCATCAAACGGAGAATCGATCAACTTTTCTTCCACAATTTCAAAGTCCCTCGTAAATTTAATGTATTTATTTATAGAAATAATATAATCATCACAATCATGATAGTACCCATTCGAATCAATAGTATAATTTACCAAACGCATATTCATCAAATACCCTTCACCGTGTGGATTCGGAATAATAGATGACGAAGATGACTTGAATACGCGTTCTTTATTAGCAATTTGATGGTTTATTGTAGTGCAAAAATCCAAATTTGCGTCATGTTTCAATATATCCTTGTAAAATTTCATATTTGACAATAAATTATCTACAAGGTGCTGCTCATTACAATGATTGAAAACTGTAATGGCTTCATTATTGATGTTTTTGATTCCCAAATAACAGGCCAAAATAGTCATCTCATATTCAAGCTTATAGGTGTACATATCATTATTTAAAAACAAGTAGTTATCCTTATCGTGCGCTATTTTCAAGACATCTTTCGCCATTTTGTAAAAGCCATTCGCGACTCGACATTTATTCAAAATTCGATAATGTTGTATAATCTCATAGAGATTTTCTAAACGATTCGGCAAAAGATCATAACCATCCAACCAGGCAGAAATCGCCAATTCAATTTTTCCCAAATTCTTATATGACATTCCCATTCTATAATAACTATACCAGACCTCTTGGTCCCATCCGCCTATTTCAATGCGACGCTTATATGTTTCGATTGCATCTTCATATTTACCATTGTCAAAATAGCTATTAGCCAAGTAAAAATGATATCTATCACTATTCGGATTTTCTTCAATACCGCCTTTAAGCAATTTAATATCTCTATCATATTTGTCCGACTTTGCTCCTCCATCACCAATATCGCGAATAAATAATGTTGATTTATCAAAATTCATAGTCGTATTTTGTGGAGGAGTGGAAATATATTCGTGTGTGACACCAATGTACAAATAACTACCATTATTTCTTACTATACGCATATTATTATAATAAAAATCATCTGTACCCTGTAATATCATAAAAGAATCGTGACTTTTCAAAATTGTTTTATCAAAACCAGGTTTTATTTCCAAAACCATATCTGCATCCAAAAATAAAACATAATCTGACATACCAATACAGCACTGAAGTGCAAAATTGCGATTGTGTGCAAAATCAACAAATGGCTCTTCAACTATCTTTCCATGTATATTTTTTTTTTCAAAATATTCTCTAATAATGTCTTTGGTATTGTCTGTAGAACCAGTATCGCAAATACAATAACAATCAATAATAGATACTACAGAATCGAGCAATCTAGTAATAATTCGACTTTCATTTTTAACAATCATATTTAAACATAAAGTGGGATTCGGGTCTGAATCTATTTCTTCGATGGTCATACGCATTTTTAATATTTAAAATAATCAAAGTATTTTTAAGTTGTAACAAACAGTAATTAATTAATGCATATTTCTGTTGTTTAAAATGTTTTTCCAAACACTCATACGGTTTTGTGCAATTTGTTTTAACAAATAATCTTGTTTCAATGCATAATCAGTCAATAAAAGTCCATCTGTTCTATGTTTAAAAACTCGGTTTTCAAATAAATCGCAAGCATTATCAAATGCAGTTTCAATATTTCCATTTTGTCTATTCATATTATAAATCATACAACGGTCAAAATCATAAGCAGTTAACAAATCCGCCTCTCTAACAATATGATAAGCTGGTTGATATTCATGTAAATTTGGGAATCCATTTTTTTTTACAGTTGAATATGACATAGTCCCAATAATATGCTTTATAACTGTAATTTCTTCAGGCGATACTTTGTGAGTATCACCCAAAAAAACAGAAATCTCATTAATTCCTGTATCTTGATTCACATATTTTTTATCACACATATCGTGAAGTATAGATGACACGCAAATAATTTTTTCGTGTGATTTGATATATGGTATTTTTTTCAATTCATCATTATAAATATTGTGCGCAAAATGAAGAACATTCATACTATGAGATAACCCATGTGATTCATCAATGTTATATTTTTGTGTCATTAATAGAACAAAATGGAATATTTTTGAAAAAAGAGATGAAGTCATTTTATTATTAGGAGAGAAATTTTTATATTATATTCCACATTGTTTTTTTGTCAGTGTAATATAAATGGCTGAAACTAGATTTAATAGCGACCCTTGCAGAATATCAAAAAAATTGCAACAGATGACTGACCAGGGAAGATATATTTTAAATATGCCAGGAAATGGCGAACATCCTGCATATATGGCTGATCCTCAAATAATAATACAAAAATGGGGTGCAAATTTGCGAACAAATTCTATTAATTTGGAAAGTGAACTGCTAGGTGTAAACAGACCATTAAGTAAAGATTGTTTAGGAAAAGATGAATATCAGCGTTTTGACTTCAAATCGCGCGCTATACAGTATCCAGTTTGCTCTAATTTAACAACTGAACAATCAAGAACAATTATGCCGGCGTGGACTGCTAGAGACCTAGAGCAAGTGGATTGGTATTATCCTCCGTTGAATCCTCAGGAGAATACATGTATGCCATTTCAAAATAATTTGAATACACGACTTTTAGAGAGAGACTATTTTGTGGCCAAGGTACCGTGCAATTTATCTAACGACTATACACCTTTACCGACAAATATAGTAAGAGGTGGTTATGTTGGTGGACCAAATACTTGTGCGCAAACGGCATCTTGTTCAAAAATGTAAAAACGCAAAATAAAACAAAAACCAAAAAACACGAATAAAGTATTGTATAAAAAATAAAATACTTTATATATATATTACCAATGGAAATCGCCATACCAATGATAGCATTAGGAGGAATGTATGTAATAGCAAATCAGCCCCCATCAAATAGTAGTTCAGCACAAAAAGCGCGATTAGAAAACGGATTAAAAAGGATTCAACAAGAGGAATTTACAAATATGGGTGCTCGCAAAACATTGCCGAATACAAATATTCCTCCTCAAAATTATCCCGTTACAAATTTAAATGAACTAGTCGATACTGTACAAAACTATGAAAATCCAAATGCGGCTACAGATAAGTATTTTGACCAGAATTATTACGAGAGAAGAGAAAACGCCGGTAAAAAAGTGAGCAATGATATTCAACAAATATATTCTCTCACTGGAAATTATTTAGACAGCAAAGAATTCAAGCACAACAATATGGTTCCTTTTTATGGAGGAAAAATCAAAGGGCAAGTTTATGGTGTAAATATGGCTGAAACAATGTTAGATAATATGGTTGGTAGTGGTTCACAAGTAATCAAGAAGATTGAACAAGCTCCTTTGTTTAAGCCTCAAGAAAATATGCAGTGGGCAAATGGAACACCCAATATGAGTGATTTCTTTCAATCACGCGTCAATCCAGGTATGAAAAACAGTAATGTAAAACCGTTTGATTCTGAATATGTTGGTCCTGGGTTAGGTCAAGGTTACACAAGCAATGGCAGCAATGGATACAATTCTGGTATGGAAGCCCGCGATTCGTGGTTGCCCAAAACGGTAGATGAATTGCGTGTAGCAACTAATCCCAAGTTGGAATATTCTCTTGACAATCATCAAGGACCTTCTTATGCAAAAGTTCAAAATGTGGGTATCCTTGGAAAAGTGGAGAAATATCATCCTGATACTTTTTTCATCAATAGTCAAGACCGTTGGTTAACCACCACTGGTCAAGAAAAAGGACAAGCCTTAAGACCCATTCAAGAGGTGCATTACACAACTCGTAATAGTACAGCAGCGCCATACAGCGGTGTAGCAGGTGGCGACAAAAATGCGAGTTATGTGCCTAGTGCCTTTACTGCACCAAAGAGACCAGAGTTGGATGTAAATGATGTACCAGCGTCGAATGCTGCAAACAGAGGTCCAAGTGAAGATGGTGATGCTTTTATTAGAAGCCACACAGCATATGAGAATAATCGTTCAACAAGTAGGCAAGTTGATACATATCGTAGTTCATTTAGAGGTGCGATTGGTGCTGTTGTTGCACCACTTATGGATGCTTTTAGGCCTACACGCAAGGAAGAATATGGACCCAATATTCGCGTTTATGGTGATGCTGGAACAAATGTGAAGCAGAATTATGTTGTTACTCCCGGAGATATGCCCGCCACAACTATTAAGGAAACGACCTTGTATAGCCCTAATTCTTACATTGGAAATCAGGCTAGTGTTGGTTATGTTTTACACAATCAGCAAGCGGTGGCAAATCAACGCGATACAACAACATGCGGATATGTAGGAAGCGTGGGTGGAAATGGAGCAGCTCGCCAGGGCGAAGTTATTGTGGACGCGGCTTACAGGCAAACTAATAATGACAAGTTGGAAGCAACCCAAGTCAGTTATACTCCTCAAGGAAATACTCAGATTTACAATCAACAAATGAATGTGAATATTGCGCGAATTGACTCTGACCGTGATAATCCAAGAATGTGGGTTCCTAATGCATCGACGGTCTCACAAATGCCCGCAGGGAAGGCGCAAATAGGGCAGATTCGAGGAAAGCAGCAATATGACGAAAATAAAATTGGATGCGAGAGAATTCAACCAGACCTACTTAATGCGTTTCGCTCAAATCCTTATGCACAATCGTTACAGTCCTGGGTGAATTATTAATAAAAAAATGAATTAAAATAGAAAAAACTAATATAAACATTTGACAACATATAATTAAAATGTTGTCAAACTCTTATCCTAAATGCATACATAGTTTGAATAAATGGTTACAAGGATGTCAAAAACGTCAAGATATATACAATAGAATTAGACCACAATTATTCGATGTAACTTTAAGGGATGGGTTGCAGACGATACCACAAGAGCAGCATCAACAATGGACTACACAAGAGAAAAAGAATACATATTATCAAATAAAATTTAATCATAATCCAGAAAATATAGAAATAGGTTCCTTGGCAAATCCAAAGTTATTACCTATATTTTCTGATTCTTTACATTTGTATAAAGAAATAGACGAAGAGTTTCATAATATTTCAAATAAACCAGATGAAAAAATGTATATATTAATCCCAAGCTTGAATATGCTTAAAAAGGCACTTGAACATAATGTGACTAATTTTTCATTTATTACATCAGTTTCCAACGCTTTTCAAAAGAAGAATACCAATAAATCATTGAAAGAAAAAAAGATGGAATTGCAAGAAATGTGTTTTGATTTGGAGAAAAATGCATTTCAAAATAGAAATCACAAAATGACCAATAACAAATTGAAACTTTATATTTCTTGCATAAATGATTGTCCACTTACTGGATTAATAGACAACGATTTTATTGTTCACGAAATTTTGAATTATGGAAACAATTTAAGATTTGATGAATTATGCTTATCTGATACATGTGGAACATTGAAATTTGAAGATTTTGAGTATATTATAGATAATTGTTTATATTTTGGTTTACCGGCCAGTAAATTATCATTACATCTACATATTTCAGAAGACAACTTTATGAATACAAAACAAATAGTAAATTACGCATTTGATAAAAATATAAATAAATTTGATGTTTCTATGATAAAAAGTGGTGGATGCTCAATAACAATAAAAAATGATAAATGCAAGAATAATATGACCTATGAACTTTTTTACAGATTTTTGGTGGAATATATTGAAAAAAAGATTGAAAAAGAGAATTAAATTAAATCAATTCGGTTGAATTCAATATAAAAATACACGACCTATTATAACAATCTATTTCACATCAATGACTCTACAAATTCATACTAATATAATGGACAAATTAAAATACTTTTATGAGATACATAAAATCCCCAATATAATATTTCACGGTTCTTCTGGATGCGGCAAAAGAACGATTGTAAATGATTTCATTAATATTATATACAATAACGATAAGGAAAAAATAAAATCTTATGTAATGTATGTAAATTGTGCTCACGGAAAAGGAATAAAATTTATTCGCGAAGAATTGAAATTTTTCGCGAAAACGCATATACATTCCAATGGTGGTGATATTTTTAAAAGTATTGTATTATTGAATGCGGACAAATTGACTATAGATGCGCAATCCGCGCTGCGCAGATGCATAGAGCTTTTTAGCCATACTACGCGTTTTTTTATTATAGTGGAGGATAAATATAAATTGTTAAAGCCGATTTTGTCGCGTTTTTGTGAAATATATATACCAGAGCCAATGCACAATGGCGTAATTACGAATCTCTATAAATATAATTTGAATGAGACATTTAAAATGAGAACATTAAAAACGCAAAGAATGGATTGGTTGAAAAAAGAACTACAAAAAATATTTTTAGAGAAGGATAGCAAGGACTTGGAGCCAAATTTTATAATAAATTTATCAGAAAAATTGTATCAGAAGGCGTATAGTGGCCTCGACATAATTTATTTATTAGAGTCTCAGCAACAATTTTTGAATTTATCACCTGAAAAAAAATATGAATTAATATTTGTATTCAATAAAGTAAAAAAGGAGTTTAGAAATGACAAATTATTACTAATGTTTATTTTGAATTTTTTATTTATTAGTTCAGATTTTACTTTAGAAAATATTACCTTCATGTAAAATGGATGATTTCAATGTATCAAGTTTACACGAGTCAAAAAATGAATGGGGCTCTAGATTGTTAACAATATTAACTCCATTAATTGGCGAGGGTTTAAAATCTATTTTTGAAGAGGCTGTACATTTATGTAAATCCAATAATGAAATGGACAAGTATTTAATGACATTTCAGAATTTTATAAGTCGAATTCCAAAGTGGAATCCTAATATTATTGAAAATGAGAAAAACAGAATAATAGAGAAAAGTGGTTGTGGTTATTTGGAGGATTTAGTAACTTGTGTTCACATTATTCAGTTAAAGTTATTAACTGCGATTCGAGTGGGTCAGAAGCAGAAGAAGATAGATATAACTATTCCAAAGTTGGATGACTTTATTCATAAAATTTATGTAAATGTTGCGCGAAAGATTTATAAGAATGTATATTTGTTTGAAATTAATATTCCACCACTTCAAGTGCAGAAACACAATCGCGAACTTGAAATTATTATTCAAGAGTGCATATTAAATACTGTGAGAGAAAGCATACCTGTGGAGTCTATTTTGCGTGCATATATGGATGAAACAGTGGAAGAAGATGTAGTGGAAGAAATAAAAGAAGAGGTTATTGAGAAGCCAAAGGATGAAGATAAGAAGGAACCTGAAAAACCACACATTATTACTGAGCAACAGGAGCCAAAAGAAGAACCGCGGGTTCATGTTGTTAGAGCTTTAGAGTCAGAAGGTGTAGAAATAGTGAAAACAGTGGATACTGAAGTTGTGCCAGAATTCCCTGATTTGACAGAAGATATCAGTCGTGTAGCTTTTAGTGATGTAGATAATAGTAAAAACAATATGGAGAGATTTGTAGATGAAATAGGTGAATTTAGAGGTACACAAAAAAATACAAATTATGAATCAGATGATGAAGATACGAATGTGAGGCTTCAAATTCAAGACCAACATGTGAATTTGAATAATTTTGATGTTCATGTGTTGGATGCGCAACCCGAAGTGAATTTAAATGATGATTTTTTATTGAATGACATAGAAATTTTAGCGTAATGCGTAAAACAAAAAATAAGAAATTAATGAGTTAAAATAAATGCAAAATATATTTCTAATTGCTGGAGTCATTTCAGTGATTTTTTTTATAGTAAAATTCATTGAAATGCGATTTGTGGATAAAGAAAGTAAACCTTTAAAGTTTTTGATTCGTGATTCCTTGTTAGTGTATTTCAGTGTAATAGCAGGTAATTTCATAATGGAGCAATTAAAACCAGTAATACAAGAAGGTGGTGAGGCGGCGGTAAGTAATCCGGTGGTTTTTACAGACAATCCTGGTTTTTAGTCATCATCATAATTTCCATAGCAATTACTTTCATAAAACAATACAAGCTGTCTTCTCTCATAAGGTGTAAATGATTCGTAACTCCATTGTTCTTTATCTTCATCAAAATATTTAAAGGAATATTCAGAATATCCATCGGTTTTCACACGCATACCGCGTTGTTTGTTTAAGTATGGAATGGAACAATATTGTATTGTTGGTTTTTCTTGTGAATTTGTTTCTTTATTCCATGGATAAAATTTTTCCTGAAAGCTGGGTTCTTTGAAGAAGGGGAAAATAGTATTGTGAATTGAAACATATGCGCGATGGAACATTGGACTACAATAATCACCCAACAATGAGTCTTCACAAGAATTTTCTTCGATAAATGCAGAATTATATCTACCTTGACCATCTTCAAAGTGGATATAAGTATATTTAAATGTTTCTTCGTCCCTATGTTTATAGGTCTTAGTTTTTTCAGGAAATTCGTATTTTAAACCCCAGCGGAGCTTTTTAGAGAATGCATCAACTTCTTCAACGGTTTCTTGGTAAAACGAATCTTTTGTAACTTGGGGTTCAATGCAAGGTTCCACCAAGAAGTAAGATACCTCTGGAGGATTGCATTTTTTGTACTTCAAACAGCGGATTATAGAAGCAAATTTTTTGGTCTTTTGGTAGGAAGTACGAAAGAACCATCGAGTTTCCCAAGTTTGAGTTAATTTATTGAAACGGAGTTGAAAATATTTCTTGTCTCGGTTCAAAACAGCAGCGTCTCTGATAATCCTATTAACAATCGTCATCGGGATAATAGCATTAGTGGTCATTGTTGCAATGTTGTCGACTTTTATTTAAATTACTTTTAAATTAAAAACTTAAGTTCAATTTTTAATTTAAAGAAAAATTGGTTAGCGACCAGTCCACACCTTGATGAGTGGTTTTCTGGGTTTTTTACGCTTTTGTATTTCAGCCCAATATTCTTTCCAAGAATATTCCCAACGACAATACAAATTTATACTTCCTAACAATGATTTTATTTTTGAAAGTTGATTGAATTCGATATAAAATATAGTACCCATTATTCTCTCCAAACAACACCTATCTTTCCTATTTTTAACTACTTTTAATAAATTAAACAATGCATACTTATTTTGTAGTTTTGTCAAAAATTTATGATTTATATAACTCTGAACACCAAAACATCCAACCCAATCAATATCTGAACTAAAAGGTGATAAGTTTTCATATTTATTTTTTATTGTTACTAGTAATTTTTGAATATGATAATTATTTATTAAACTTGTTATTAATGATAAAGTATTCTGTAGATTTTCTGTCTTATATTCAGTAAAATGCCAAAGTGGTAATACTGGAAAATTTAGTTTCGAAAAGTTTATTCTTGTTTGAAAAAAAACACTATCATGAATAATAACAGCATTTTCAAAATAATGGTTTTTATAAAAATAATAATATGGTAGCAATTCTCCTCTCCCAGGAAATTCAGATTCTACATAGTCTACATTCTCATAATCTGAATAAGATTTTAAAAATTCTTTATTACTATTATCATCAATTACTACAATTTTATATTTTTCTGAAGAATAAAACCGACGAATGCACTGAATACAGTGATTCCAATAATGATTTGTAATCTCCGAATTAACATGTCTCGTAATTATAAATCCATAAGACATTTTACTCTTATATTTTATTACTATTTATTTTTTTTTCAGCATTTAACCGCTAAATTAGGCATTTCATCAATATTTATCATTTTTTCGGCTGATGTTTTGGGAATATCTTTCTTTCCAATTTGAAATATTTTAAATTCTTTTCTCTCTAATTGCGCTTGTGGTGTATGGTTATGAACACATCGTGCAATCATTTTATACAATTTGAAGTCTGGATATCTCTCCATTCCATTATTTTTATATAATATATTAACTCCATTGTCATCCAAACACCATTCATATACTAGACGCACGACTGGTGCACATTCACTCAAATCTGTTACTTCATCTAAATCTTCAATAACATAATCAAAAATGGAACACGCCAATCGACACAAATCAAAACTATAGTTGGGTTCTAAACGCGGTTTCTTATCATTGAAATAGGGCTCGGTATTATATTGTGTTGCAGCATCCGCACCTGGTTGAAAACTGTCACTACAAAACAGTTTACCATCAAACTTGTAAATGCTTCTTCCAAAATCAATAATCTTGAAAATTTTGCCAAAAGTAGGAATACGATAATACTTCTTATTATAACAATAATAAAGATATTTTCTATCCGTTTCAACATACATCACATTATTCGTGTGCAAATCATTGTGTGTAAATGAAAAACATTTTTGATAAGTTATTAAAATCATTATAATTTGCATAAATGCGGCTAGCCATTCTTCTTGTGTCAATTCTTCATTTGCAATGAAGTTGTCAAATGTATCTTTACAATTTTCCATACAAATGATGTTCACAGGGAATCTCGGTATAGTCGCTTCCACGCTTTGTTCTTCACTATTTTCAGAACCAGTTTCGCTCTCGCTGTTCGATTCCCAATCTGACGAATGTGAATCATTATTTTCTTCTCGCGAATCGTCGCATTTAGAACAATCTTCGTCAGAAGTATGAGAAGTCCTGGAAGAACAAGTAGAACCAGATTTAATGGTTGTTGTTTTTTGGTCGGATAATTCTTTGGAATTTGTCATATCAACCAGTTCCAATGTATGTTCTCTTAAATTCTCTTCTGTTAGTGTCTGTAGCGATGATGATGATGCAATCTCAGAATCATTGTTCAAAATAAAAAGGTCTTCATATAAATTCTCACTGATAGATTGTAGAGAGAGAATGGATTTATTTGAATATGCGTGGTCTATTTTAATAGGCGCCAATCCAGTTGGTTTGTCATTATCATTTAAGACAAAACTATAATCCTCTATGTCAAAAGCAACATTTTTGTTCTTATTGAAAAAATCCGATTGATTCAAATACTCTATATCATCGATGACATTTAATTTGTAACCATTTTTTATTCCTAAAAACGAGCCATAAAAATCAACACCATTTACAAAACGATAATTATGAACTAGTTTACTCGATAAAAATGAGAAAAAAGAATCGACATAAGATGCATTATTTTCTTCTAGCAACTTCGGGTGCACTGAAGAAATGGCATTATTCAGTTTAGGTAAGGTATACAATGACTCATCATTGACATTATATTTTCCGATAAGAAACTTAAAAGGGTCAATAAGAGGTGCGAATTTGAAGAAGACTTCTTTTTCTGTAACTTTTTCAGAATCTAGAGTTTTAATGAAGCAATTGTAGACATTATTGCTGTTCTCTAGATTACTATTAATATTATAAATGTAATGTTTGTTATTCAAATTGATGGAATTGAAATTGGTAGGTGTTAATGAAAAAAACTTGTTAAATATTGGAATGTAATTCTGCACAGAAGAGAAGGACAATTCCTTCTTTTCTTGAAAACTTTTGAAAAGTTCTGTATTTTTGCGCTTTTCATAGTTAATCATAGTATGATTTGTTGTCATTAGCTAAATAATATATAAATTATATTAAAATTTAACTTATAAACAAATTTTTTAGATAGCATTTAGAAAAATGCGCGATTTTCTAAATGAACCAATAACCAGATTTGTAATTTGTGTCAAGTTTTATAAATTATTTTATTCTACTTATCTAAATTAAGTTATGACCTTGGAGTTGAAAAAATTTGATATGAAAACTATCAGTTTCAAGCCTAATGAATCCAAAGGCCCGGTCGTTGTTTTAATCGGTCGTCGTGACACCGGTAAATCTTTCCTTGTTCGAGACCTCCTCTTTTATCATCAGGATATTCCTATTGGTGTGGTCGTAGCAGGTACAGAAGAGGGCAACGGTTTCTACGGGAAAATGGTTCCAAAATTATTTATTCACAACGAATACAATACTGCAATCGTCGAGAATATTTTAAAGAGGCAAAAATCGGTTTTGAAGCAAATCAAAAAAGAAATGGAAACTTTCAAACGCAGTACAATTGACCCACGAGCTTTTGTTATTTTGGATGATTGCTTGTACGACGGAACATGGACTCGTGATAAAATGATGCGATTACTTTTTATGAACGGTCGTCATTGGAAGATAATGTTAATCATCACAATGCAATATCCTTTGGGTATACCACCCACATTGAGAACCAACATAGATTATGTTTTTATTTTGAGAGAACCATACATTGCCAATAGAAAGCGTATTTATGAGAATTATGCTGGTATGTTCCCCACATTCGAGTCCTTTTGTCAAGTGATGGACCAGTGCACAGAGAATTATGAGTGTTTGGTCATTAATAATAACGCCAAATCGAATAAATTGCACGAACAAGTCTTCTGGTACAAGGCAGATTCGCATAACGATTTCAAGTTGGGTTCCAAGGAATTCTGGGAACTCAGCAAAGATATTAACTCGGATGAAGAAGATGAAAAGTATGACCCGAACAATGTCAAGAAACGCGGTCAAGGCCCCAAAATTAGCGTCAAAAAGACAAAGTGGTAATTCACTTATCTTCATAATACTTGCCTCCTTTTCCACAGAGCTTTTCGTTCATTCGGCAATAAATAGCAAATTTGTAATCAAAATCCTCGAAATTTTCATCAATGAAATACTTATATTTGAATTTACCACATTTTCCATAATAATCACCAATCGGTAATTCGCCTTCTTTCATAGTTTGTGGAAGAAAATACTTGCAATTCTTGCACATTTTTTCATTAGCATTCAAAAGACTGTTACCAATCATTTGTTTTATCAATCCATTTGCAAAAGAAAACAATGTAAACATAAATAGATACCTCATTCTAATTATGTTTAGTTCATTTTTTTAAGTTGTTTTACAACAAAAAAAGGTGTAAAGTTAACCATATATGTAAAAATATACAATTATGACAAATGAATTAATAATAGCATATTCTGCTACTGTTATTTCCATTTCTGGTAGATTTATTTTTATGTATTTATTATACACGAAAAATCAACGAATCCATATTCTTTGCTATTTTCTATTATGAACATAGTTTCATCGTCCTTATGGATTACCTATAGTACAATGATTTCAGATATGCCCTTATTAATTAGAGGGTCGTCCGATTTATTGTTATTTTCGATTTCTAGTGTTTATATAATATCTAATATATTTGATTCAAAAAAGATTTCTACTGAAAATATTCAGAACATCAAATATTAAATATAATTATATATATATATATATATATAAGAAATGGAAGGTGGACGAATGATGATAGTACATTCTCTAATAATTGGTATTTTGTTATATTTATTCATGTTTTATATACTTGGGCAAAAACAGGCTGTAGCAGAGAATAGAAGTATTTTATTAGCAAGTTTAATATTAGTTTATATGATTTTATTTGGACATAGATTGCCTTATTCTATGAATAAGAATTTATAAGATAAGATTATTCTTGTAAAATTATAAATTAACATTTATAGATAATAGATAATAAATAATGAAATATAATGAAATATTAAATTAATATTTGATTATAATATGAAGACAAAAACAAGGAAAATCAAAAAAAATTATAAAAAACAACAAACGAAGAAACATTTTTTTTTCAATCCCAACAATCCAGATAAATCATTTGATGTGTATATAGACAAGAATCCAAAAGATACAATACATAATAAATACAGAACAGTGCAAGATGTTAAAAATACGATTCACAAACTTGAAAGACTATATAAAAGCAAAAAATATACACACAAACGCATATGGCAAGTAGGAATGATTATGAAAGTTCGTCTAGAAGTATTAAAAGCGAAGAAACCAGAGCAATATAAACTTGCCAAAAAATATTTTGAATTTTTAGGGGAGAGAACGAAAATGAATGATGATAAACGATATTATAGTGTATTTCATTATTAATTATTAATTTGTTGTGTAAGCTGAGTTTTGAAAGTGCCAATGTTCAATTTGAGAATATACTTCTCTCAGATGACGGTTTCCTGAAAATGTATCTGGTTTAAAACATTGTGTTTCGTATCCACACAATATATTCTGTAATTTGATGTGCGGAATAAACTGTTTTACCATTTTATAAAAATTTTGGCGAGAGAAGGGTCCTATTCCTCTGTCGTGTAATTTTCTCCAATTACACGCCGCCACTGGATTATTGGTAAGAATATAAGTTTCAATCCCTTTTTCGTGCAAGAAATGGAACATATTTTTAAGTCCTTCTAATCGCTGTTTAGTACCAGCATAATACAAAGCAATATCTTTATAAGTGATTCCTTTTTTCATCATTTCTAAAGTCAATTCTTTAGTTGGAGGTAAAACAACACCTTCAATAACGGAGAGAGTGCCGTCCCAATCAAAAATAACAATTTTCGTTTTTATTTTTGGATTCAAAACCCATTTTGCCAAGTTTTTTCCGTCATCTCTCGAGAATCCAATATTGGTTCCTACTTCTTTGTTATTGATAGATAGCAAATACTGTGCAAATTTATTATCGGGGTAGACAGTTAAAAATTGTTTTGTATATAAAGAAGCAATTGAATTTCCTTGCATAATTTCTTTATTGGGTTTATTAGAAACTAAAATGGCTTCCACATATTTTTTTGACTTATGAAATTGTTTTATCATTTCCTCAAAATTGTCGTAAAAACGAATAGCGCAACACAAGTCTTTCTGGTCCATTAATGGTTTTAATGGTAATATTTTGCGAGTTTTCGCCACTTTTCTATTGATTCTTTTATTTATGTGTTTCGTTTTGTTATGATTGTTACTGGTTTTTGTCATATATATAATTTATTATTTTATTTTGAAATAAATTATATTTTACAATCTGTAGTTTTTATTTAATCCTCCTTCTTAATAGCAAAAGGTCCACTTACCAATTCACTCTGACCATAATCCGTCTTGCCAACCACGATGTTTTCTCCCTCGAAAAGTTCGGCGCGAATGTCTGCAGCAGAAATAGTGTCGGGGTCCTTTTCCTTCAAAAAAGTCTCTTGAGTATTGACATTGTTTACGCCAATCAAATTTCCTTCGGCATCAATATTTTGCGTCAAAGTGGCACCTGTCTTTTCGGCAATCTTGATGTTCTCATCAATTGCCTTCTTCTTGGATTCCTTTACGCGTTGTTCAAAAGCGGACTTGGCAAACGACTCGTTCTTGGTCTTCTCGTGCATCAATTGATTCAACTCGTCCTCCATATACTCGACACGACCAGTCTTATACGCCTCAGGGTCCCAAGGCATCCACAAGCCAACAGGACCGACAAAGACATCGTGATTGGGGTCTAATTCTCTCAACATCTTGCAACGCAATTCGGCTTCCTCAAGAGTGGGATAAACACCTCGAACTTTTAGTCCACGCGTAGAAGTCTGGAAATTAAACTTAACATTGAAGGAATTCTCCAACTCCTCCTCATTCTGGTCCAAGAAAGACTTGTAGTCGTCCTCCATACTAGAATTAAGCAAATTATCGTATTCATCCTTAACAAACTCTTGGAAATCCTTGGTAATGTCGTCAAAAGTGAGCTTATACTTGTAACTTAAGAAATTGAGGAATTGCACAAACTTCTCCATACTCTTGGTGAAATCCCACTTCTTTAGGAACTCCTGGAAAAAGAAGATTTCCTTTTGCTTCAAAATCTTATCAGGGGAAACAAAAGAAACACAAACGAATTTTTGTCCAGCAATAGGCTTGTCTTCTTCGAGTAAATCAACATATTTAGAATTTACTGAGCCATCGGAATTCATTCGTTTCTCATAAGTCGCGCTAGTTTCTTTAGGGTGGTCCATTTTATAATAATTTACAACTATTTAATTTTAAGTTTTTTATCGCAATATATATTTTTTTCTTATTATTTATTATAAGAATGTTTGACATTGCTGAGCTTGTTAAGAGAGTCATCAAGTACCTTGTTGAAGGTCTTATGGTCGCTATTGCCGCCTATGCTATTCCTAAACGCTCCTTGAACTTGGAGGAGATTGCTTTAATTGCATTGACCGCCGCCGCCACTTTTAGCATTTTGGATACTTACATTCCCAGCATTGGTGTTACTGCTCGCTCTGGTGCAGGATTCGGTATTGGTGCAAATCTCGTTGGATTCCCTGGAGGGCTTTAAACCCGTCGAGAATCTTTAAACCCGTCGAGAATCTTTAAACCCACCGGTTCTCTTTAAGCCAAATCAATCAAATAATATAATGCATTAGTCAAATAATTGTATTATATTATTATATAATGGCACGAACAATGAAGAGGAAAATGCGTACAAATAAGAAAAAGGGAAACCGCGTTAGTAAGAAAGTTTATAAGAAAAGGAATTTAAAAAGTTTACGAAAGACGACAAAGAGGGGTCGTCGTAAAGGTTCTAGAAAGATGCTCGGTGGTAATACACAATCATTTGATGCAAATAAAAGTGTTGTACCATCATTTAATGCAAATGAAAGTTTTATACCACCATTTGATGCAAATGAAAGTGCTATTTTTCCCCAAGGGGATGAAGGGCACTTTCATGATGATAATGGTGACCTTAATTTATCTTTTGGGTCTATTGTATCAGATGATACTATACAACCAGATGAATTGAATATGAATATTACGGTAGATACTGACGAAGGTGATACAACAGAGGAAACAAATTCAACTCTAGGCTCTGTAGTTTCAATGGATGAATCTCAAGAAGGTGGAAGAAAGGGAAAGATAACGCAAAAAAGACGAAGAGGTAAAAAGGGTGGTGAAAATCTCCCTCCAACATTTAATCCTTATATTGATAAAGTTTATGACGCGGACCACGATTAAACAGTCGCAATAAATTCCCAATCCAATTCTTCACAAATACGCTTCCAAATGGTATCTTGTTCTATTAATTTCTCTCGGTCCTTCAACATAGGAATCTCCGGCAAATAATGGTTTTCGCCGAGTAACTCGAACAACTTGTAAAGTACATAATAATAATGTAAGAAATTTACGCGATAGTCGGGGCAATGTTTGGCATAAGGATATTGAATCTCCATAAAGAAATTACATAATGTCTCTTCCAAGTCTTGAGATATAATAGGTGGCTTTATACCCAACTTATCTTTAATGAAATTAATGTGCTCATAATACTTATTATATCCAAGCTTTTTAAGAAGTCCTTTGGTTTCGTAATAAGTCAGCTTATTAACATCAATTCTTTCTTTCTTGATTTGCTGCTTCAAGTTTTCAATAACATCTGGAGGTATTTGCGTCGTTTCTTTACCTTGAAATTGTGCCAATATTTCCTTGAAATGATTAATCTTCTTATAAGCATAAAAACACACTTCCTTGGGAGGTTCTTTATAGGAAGGTTTTTCATTCTCAATTAGATACTGTACATTAGTTGAACAGTTATTGCATATCAATACACCCTCATCGTCCATAGGAATTAATTCACCCTTGAAACAAGCCTGACAAACATCGGTTGGTGTTAAAAAGGCATTTATATCCAAAAAGGACTCATCAATATTGCTGAGGTATTTAGAGAAGATGCTATTATTTTTGGATTCTATGCCTTTAGAAGAATTCTCTCCTTCTTTGTTAATTTTAAAAAATGTATCGAGCAATTTATTTTTATTTCCCGTTTTTATCTGACTTTCAACGCCATTAGAAATATTTTTCTTATTCTCAAAATAGTCAAAAATATATTTGGAGTTGTCGAGGAAATACTCCATTTTCTTGTTTTTTAGGGATTTTATAGATTCATTGATTTCTTCAATACGGTCTTTATATTCCATAATTTGTTCAATTGTCAATAATTGGGTTTGGTCTGCCGTATATTGCAGATTGTGATTTTCTAACTTTGTACGCAATTCTTTTCTCTCTATTTTCAAAGTAGGAATTTTATCAATTTCATCTTTAACAAATTCATTTACAAATTCGCGATGTTTACCATCTAAAGTAGTGGAGTTCTTTTTATTAACCTTTATTTTTTTTGTCGTTTTCGGCTTAAACGATGGCATATTTATCTTTTATATTCATTTTGTATAATTTATTTAATTAGTAATTTAAGGAAATTATAAATTTTGGGAAGTTTTGCAGATTTTGTAGTTAAAAATTGGTTATAGTTTTCTTTCGAGAGAATAAAGATTAATGGAAATAAAGATAAATATAGAAAATAAAGATGGTTCCAGTAGTGATATTAAACTGGACAGCATAAAATTTCAAAAAATGGTATTATTGTTTAATGCTATAAACGATGGATGGAGTATAAAAAAACAAAATGATTCTTATATTTTCAAAAAGAATCACGAAGGAAAAAAAGAAATATTTCAAGATGAATATTTGCTTACCTTTATGAAGGGTAATTTTGATATTAATAGGCTCATTTCTTGATTAAGTGTAGTAGTTTTGAATAATAATTTAATTAATAATTTTTAAATTAATTAAATTAAAGTGCCCAAAGTTTTTTTCTTTAGCAATAGTATAACATGGGAGGTGGATTAATGCAACTCGTTGCCTACGGCGCTTAACTATCCTGGGCGCCAACAGTAAGCTGCTATCATGGGTCGTATATCTCCATGATAGAAAAACAGTGTAAATATACGAATTGAGAAATTCCCATTCTCAATTATATAACTTGCTAGTGAATTTACTTGTATTTAGTAGATTTGCAAGATTGTCAAATTGCGGGAACCTCCTTAGAGCTTCAGCTACTTCTTATTTGTGGCGACATGAATAATACCGTAGGGTAATGACCGACGGCATAGTAAAAACGCTGAAGATTGGACAATCCGCAGCCAAATATCTTATATCGAAAATGTTTAAAAAATAAAACAGATTAATATTATTATGGAAACGCTTGGTGAAATATATTGCATAACAAGTCCTTCTGGGAAAAAATACGTTGGTCAATGTGTTAAAAAATTGTCAAATGGTAAAAACTGGGGTCATATAAATAGATGGAAAGATCACATTCGAGATTCTAATGGCAGAGATTGCTGTAGATTGTTGAATTTATCTATAAGAAAGTATGGTCCAGAAAACTTCAAAATAGAACTATTAATAGAATGCAAAATAGAAGAATTAGATTTTTTTGAAATTCAATTTATTGAAACATTAAACACATTAAAACCAAATGGTTACAATTTAACTACAGGAGGAAGTAAAAGCAGGCACTCTAAAGAAACTTGTGAATTAAAAAGGGCATCTATGTTGGGAAAAAATAAAGGAAAAAAATATCCAAAAAGGCCCAGAAAAAGAGAAGAAGATAATAGTTTGCCCAAATACATAAGATACTACAAAGATTTATCAGGAAAAGAAGGATACAGGATTTCAAATCATCCAGTTTTAAAAGACAAATCTTTTTTAGGAAAAAATATTTCACTTGAAGAAAAATTGCAAAAATCATTAGAATATATTAATCAAACACAGACAGATATAAGATAAAGGTTCAACGAGTAGACGGCAGTCGGGGATTAATGATGGTTCTAGTCAAACCTGAAGTCTCTTAAGGTGTACTCTACCCCTTTTAGAAATACTAGGGATACATCGCAGGATGTTTACCTTAAAAACCTGTAGGGTAGAAAAACATCGGGGAATATCGAAAAAATAAGATATTCATAAAGCCCTTTGTGGATGCTTTCTCATACTTTAGAGAAAGTACCACGGATGTTAATTAGGGAAATCAAATGGCCTTTATTTGATTTGAAAACCCCTAGTGAGAAAATCAAACTGCTTGAAACCCCTAAAGCTTATTCTACTAAGCAGTCTTTGTGAGAAGATTGTGGCCAAGACAAAAAACTTGGGTATAGTAAAAATGAATAAGATGAGATTTTGTTATACTAAAACTAGTTACATTAAATCGAAATGGGCAATGAGCATCCAAGCTTCTTTATAACTAATAATATTTTTGAACAATATAAATATAAAAATGCACATATGTATAAATGGAAAATGAAATTATAGAAAATGAAATTATAGAAAGATGCTGTGATAAATGTACAATTAATAAACCAATTGACAAATATAGAAAATACTGTGAAAATTCGTATTCAAAAACTTGTAAAAAATGTTTGAACGAACTGGATAAAATAAGAAAGAAAAATCTGAGACAGAAAAAAGCGGAAACTATTTTGGCAAAATGTGAAAAATGTAATGAAGAAAAACGGTTGAAAGAGTTTGCCAAGCTGAAAAAGTTTTATAAAAAGAAGATTTGTGTTTCTTGTTATCCTGAATTTTTAAAAGAGCAAAAAGTAGAATGGTGTAGAAATGAAAGAAAGTCTAATGTGAATTATAGACTAAAAAAATCTATAGCAGCTCGTTTAAGAAGTGTTCTAGTTAAAAATGATTCAACAATGAATTACATAGGTTGTAATATTAAATATTTGAGAGAATGGTTTGAATACAATTTTACAGAAGAAATGAATTGGGAAAATTATGGTTCTTTTTGGTCGATTGACCACATTATACCAGTGTGCAAATTTGATTTGACAAATGAAGATGAAAAACTAAAATGTTGGAATTGGTCTAATTTAATGCCAGTAACAGTTAAATTTAACTCTTCCAAAAAAAGTATTGATGAAAATCAAGTCAATTATATTGTAAAAAAAATAGAAACGTTTAAAGAAGAAGGTTCAACGACTAAATGGTTTTCGAAAGAATTTATATTGACTAAAGAAATTGCTGAAATAAAAGCAAATGTAAATTCTTTTTAAGATATAGTCTACTCCTTATTGAAAGATAAGGTAGAGGAAATGTACAGGTAACCCTCAAATTACTTTCTGGAAAGTAACATACCGCAGATACACAAACTTTGCAATTGAGTCTATTGAGCAAACATTCAATGGACAGGCCGATTTCGGTCGCCGCGTGACCTGCATCATCAGCCGCAATGGTGATCTTGCTTACCGCACATACCTTCAGATTACTCTTCCCGAGATCAACCAATATATGGGAAACAATGCTGTTTTCGCCAGCGGATACCCTGCATCGAGTGTCTATGCTCGTTGGTTAGATTACCCCGGTGAGCAACTCATCGCTCAAGTTGAGGTTGAGATTGGTGGCCAACGCATTGACCGCCAATATGGTGACTGGATGCACATCTGGAACCAGCTTACAATGACTGCTGAGCAACAACGCGGATACTTCAAGATGATTGGTAACACCACCCAGCTTACCTTCATCACTGATCCCTCTTTCTCGGACGTTGACGGACCTTGCGACTCTTTGGCTCCTCGCCAAGTTTGCGCGCCCCGCAATGCCCTTCCTGAGACCACTCTTTATGTTCCCCTTCAATTCTGGTTCTGCACCAACCCCGGTCTTGCTCTTCCTTTGATTGCCCTCCAATACCACGAGGTCAAGATCAACCTCGATCTTCGTCCTATTGATGAGTGCTTGTGGGCTGTCACCTCTTTGAGCTGCAACACTGGTTCTGCTTCTGGTGTTCCTGGTGTTATGGACCCTGCCAAGCAATTGGCGCCTGGCTCCACTGTTAGCGCCACCATCGCCTACAACCAATCTCTTGTTGCCGCTTCTCTCTATGTTGACTATGTTTTCTTGGACACTGACGAGCGCCGCCGCTTCGCCCAGAACCCCCATGAGTACCTCATCACACAGCTCCAATTCACTGGTGATGAGTCCGTTGGTTCCTCCTCGAACAAGATAAAGCTCAACTTCAACCACCCTGTGAAGGAGCTTATCTGGGTTGTCCAACCTGACCAGAATGTGGATTACTGCTCATCCCTTCTTTGCGATACCACTCTTTTCAGAGTGCTTGGTGCCCAGCCCTTCAACTACACTGATGCGATTGACGCTCTTCCCAATGCCATCCACGCTTTCGGTGGACCTAATGAAGTTACTGATGGAAACTACATTGATACCAACGGTCTTTTCCAAGACGCTGGTGCTGATGATACTTACATTCCTGCTGGATTCACTGGATACTGGCACGGCCCTAATGAGGTCTACAACGAGCCCGGTTTTGGAGGACCCTCTGTTCCCGTTAGCAGTCAAATTGACTCTGCCCAGCTTGCCGCTCTTGGGTTTGACACAACAAAAATTACCGGAAACCCTTACATTGTGCAGAACTACGGAAACCCCTACACAACTAAACACCCCAATCACGGTGGCAACCCTGGCCCTGGTTCCTCTGTGTCCGATGCCGGCACCTTCGTGCTTTCCGAGACCTCACTCGATATGCACTGTTGGGGCCAAAACCCCGTTGTTGTTGCCAAGCTCCAACTCAACGGCCAAGATCGCTTCTCTGAGCGTGAAGGTTCCTACTTCTCGTGGGTGCAACCTTACCAAGCCCACACCCGCTGCCCTGATGAGGGTATCAATGTGTACTCCTTTGCTCTCCGCCCTGAGGAGCACCAACCCTCAGGCACTTGCAACTTCTCGCGCATTGATAACGCCACACTCCAACTTGTGCTCTCCAACGCCACCGTTGAGGGCACCAAGACCGCCAAGGTACGTGTCTATGCCACCAACTATAATGTTCTCCGCATTATGAGTGGAATGGGAGGTTTAGCATATTCCAATTGAGCGGATTGGGTGGTCTTTGCAAATATACTTATATATATTTTTGTGTTAAAACAACTTAAATAAATCCATATTATACAATTTATAATATGAATAAAATTGATTCTTGTATAATGTCGAAAAATATCGACACAATTCAGAGTATGAAGCCAGTTTACTCGACAAATGAAGAATTAAATTGCGGTGTTATTGAATACAATGGGAAAACATTTCTTGTAGATTTTAATGATAAGGACAGAATTATTAATTTTAATAAAAGTTTTGTCTTTGCAAATGATACTGATTCTTATCCGTCGTATACTTATAACTATAAAAGATTCAACTATTTGGATTTCATATTCTCATTTAGCAAAGAATCTGTGCACTATGTTTTCAAAAACAAAAACAAATTAGATTTGAGAAGATGTAATGTAGAAATTTATCATTGGTATCATAAAAATATTGCTGAAAAATACGAGGTAATTGAATATTTTAATGGGCATTATTTGACTATGGGCCAAGATGCAAATATTATGAAAAATCCTATTTGGAAAGTAAAAGAAAATGATAAGGAATATCTGTTAATGTATTGCGAAAAAGACACACTTTGCAAATTATGCGTTGAAAGCTATAAAAAAATATTGGATTTTGAAATTGATAAAAATGATGGAAAAAAAATTACTTGGTACAAACATCAAAATGGATATATTTTATGTTCAATAAATTTGTATATACATCAAATTATAACAAATTGTTATGGGAATGGAGCTGGAACAAAAATTGTAAGTGTTGACCACATAGACCAAAATCCTTTAAACAATACATTAGAAAATTTAAGAATAGCTACAAGAAAAGAACAAGAACAAAATTCAAAAGGAATTAAACAAGGAACAAAAAGAGAAAGAAAAACTAGTGCAAAAGATTTACCAGAAGGAATTACACAAGATATGCTTAAAAAATATGTAGTTTATTACCAAGAATGGTTAAATAAAGAACATACTAGAGAACGGGAATATTTCAAAGTTGAAAAACATCCAAAGTTGGATAAAATTTGGATTGGAAAAAAATCAAACAAGATATCTATTCAAGAAAAACTCGAACAAGCTAATAAAATTGTGGATGATTTAGAAAACGACATTTATCCTAATAAAGATACTCCAACTTTACCAAAATATGTCTCATTAATTGTAATGCGCGATAAACCTCATCTTGTATTTGAAAAAAAAATAGATGGAAAACGGTTAAATCTTAAAATGATTCTACCAGAAGAATATGATTTAGATGAACAATTACAATTTTTGAACGAGCGAATAAAATCAAAATATGAAAGCGAAACTATATTATAAAAAATTGCTCCTCCAAACGGAGAAGCAAACAAATATTTATAGATAAATGCGCTACCACAACACATGCATCGCCAAATTATTCGCCGAAAACTTGTTCTTCTTCCAATTCCCCCTCATCCCACTTGACCTCGTCAAGTAATCCCTTCGTCGCGTTTTATCCTTGTGTTTCGTATAATCTTCATAGTTCATTTGACCAAAATGAACCCATTTTCTTGTTTTTGGGTCTATTATCATATACTTTTTCTCCTTGCGAGTGCTTCTGAAAATCTTACCATTTTTCTTACCTAAATACTTGTAAGCCATTCTTTGCGCTTGAGCAGGATTCGAATACATGTAAATTTCGTCTTTCATACTATAAATCAATATTTTTTATAATACAATTTAAAAACTTATTTGCAATCTAAATAATGAGTTTAAAGAGTATTTTGTGTTTTGGGAAACCCGTTTTTCTTATTTTTGGTGCCTATGGTTGGATTGGTGGAAAAGTCTGCACTTATTTGAGAGAAAACAATATTCGTTTTTACAAGGCAAATTGTCGCGCAGATGATATTGAAGGGATTCGCAAAGAATTATCAATGCACCCAGACATCACCAATGTAATGAGTTTTATTGGAAGAACTCACGGAACATTTGAAGGACAAAAGATAACAACCATTGATTACTTGGAAAAGCCAGGAAAACTAGTAGATAATTTGAGAGATAATTTGTATTCACCGCTTTCTCTCGCCATTTTGTGCAAAGAAAAAGAGATTCACTTTACCTATTTGGGTACAGGCTGTATTTTTGAATATGATGATATTCATCCCTTTGGTAAAGAAATATGTGGATTTGATGAATATAGCAAACCCAATTTCTTCGGGTCTTCGTATTCGATTGTAAAGGGTTTTACTGACCAATTAATGCATCTTTTTGATGATGCAACATTGAATCTTCGTATAAGAATGCCTATTACTGATGAATTCAACGAGAGAAACTTTATCACCAAAATTACTACTTACAAGAAAGTGTGTTCAATACCTAATTCAATGACGGTATTAAATGAACTCATACCCATTATGGTAGATATGGCTTGTAAGTGGCAAACTGGAACTGTCAATTTAACAAATCCGGGTTTAATTTCTCACAATGAAATTTTAGAAATGTACAAGGATATAGTCGACCCGGATTTTAAATGGGAAAACTTTAGCGTTGCAGAACAAAATGAAATTCTTCTCTCGAAAAGGTCGAATAACTTTTTGGATACTACAGTATTACAAACATTATACCCAGAAGTTAAAAATATCCGCGAATCTGTGAAAGATATGTTGGTTTTGATGAAGGAGAATAAGAAGCGCGAGAGATAAAGTATTTCAAAATTTTATAATATGTTTGAAATATAAAATTAAATTATAAGAAAGACAGTAGAAGAAAATGAAAAATTTATTAGTAACTGGCGGTTGTGGGTTTATTGGGTCAAATTTCGTGAATTACTACTTTTATAAGAATCCGAATGTAAGAATAATCAATGTAGATGCAATGTATTATTGTGCTAGTGCCGAAAATATTAAACCAGAAATTCGCGATTCTGAAAGATATACTTTAGTTCAAGGTAATTTATGTTCTATGGATTTGATGCGACATATTTTAGAGACTTACAAAATTGACACTATTATTCATTTTGCTGCACAGTCCCATGTCCAAAACTCTTTCGACGATTCTATCCAATATACAAATGATAATGTGCTAGGAACGCACACTTTATTGGAGGCGTCCAAAAAATACGGAAAAATTGCAAAGTTTATCCACATTTCTACGGATGAAGTGTATGGAGAATCTATGTTGGACCACACCGAAGCAAAGAAAAATGAGAATTCTGTCTTATGTCCCACCAATCCTTATGCGGCAACCAAAGCTGCAGCTGAATTGATTGCCAAATCTTATTATTTCTCGTTCAAAATGCCGATTATTATCACACGCGGAAATAATGTGTATGGCCCCAATCAATACCCAGAAAAATTGATTCCTCGATTTATTCAGCTTTTGAAAGAAGATAAAAAAGTTACAATTCAAGGAGACGGAACAAATGTGCGCGCGTTTTTGCATGTGAATGATGTTTGTAGTGCATTAGAATGCGTTTTGGAAAAAGGTGTTATTGGCGAAATTTACAACATTGGAAGCGATGACCATCACGAATACACTGTGAAAGAAATTGCACACAAGTTAATTAAAGAAATTAAGAATACAGAGGATTATGAACAGTGGATTTCTTATGTAGAAGATAGACCATTTAATGATAAGCGTTATTACATAAGCAATGATAAATTAAAACAATTGGGTTGGGATATTAAAACCGACTTTGACCAAGGTTTAAATGAATTATTATAAAAAAAATGATTTAAAACTATCTTATCTTAATACAATATAAAATATGCAAATCTTTGTAAAAACACTAACTGGAAAGACCATTACTCTTGAGGTTGAACCAGGAGATAGCATCGATACAGTTAAGCAAAAGATTCAAGAAAAGGAAGGTATTCCACCAGACCAACAGCGTCTTATTTTTGCAGGAAAGCAATTGGAAGATGGTCGTACAATGGCTGATTATAATATTCAAAAAGAGTCGACACTTCATCTAGTTTTGCGTCTTCGCGGAGGTTAAAATTTTTTAAATTTAAAATATATTTAAAAATTGAAGTTTAAATATATTTTTCAAAAACTAAACAACCCCCTATCAATCGAACAAATGGCGCAAGTTAACCATTATATCATCAACAATATTATAAATAATTATAATGAACTCTTCAATAATAACTATGAAAATGATAATATAAATTCACCCGTTCACATTTATGTGAAATTTGCATATCAAACAACTAGTGCAACATATATAATGTCAAGAAATTTATCTTTGGCTCAAATGGTTCATCAGTTGCGCCAAAATATTTTGCGCGATTTTGGAACTGAATATACGCAATATGAATTGGTTGAAGCCGGACAAACTATGCCACTTGGTATTCCAGCCGAAGAGGCTCCTGCGTTCGTTATTGAATCATCGAGCATTCGTCAGCGTTTTCATGACCAAAACAGCGTGGCATTTTACATCAGATTGTTTCCACCAACTGCAAGTTCATCTTGGAATACGACTACAACATCAGAACTATCATCAGAAGAAGATGAAACACCTTGCTGTATGGTTTGCCAAGAAAGTGATATATCATTAACTACCTATTTCGGGTGCAGTCATCACATTTGTGACGGTTGTTGTGCTGGTTGCATTCAAGCTGGTATTACTCGATGCGCTATTTGCAGACATCATGGTTGAAGAAAAATCAAAAACTATTTTGTTTGCTAATAATATAAATATGAATAATGAGATAATATCCACAAATATTCAGCCATTTGAACAAATTACAACAAAAACAATAACCAGTTTTAGAGTATCAATTGATACCATAATTTTATTCACAAGTGCAAATATAGTTGTAGACTTTTATGATAATAATAACATTTTAATTGACAGAAAAAGACTAACTATCAGTGGAGATGATTACACGAATTGGGGGAATAGCGATGAATATATTATAAATTATGTAGCAAATTATTATAATTTTATCATTATACCAAATACCAATTCTGTATAAAATCAATGAAGAGTTTTACGCCAAGAAACATTTGAACTGATTTATACGGATATGGTGTTTGATATAATTAGTAAAATTTTTTATTTAATAATAAATTTCGGTAGTCACCTTCTATGATAAACCTTATTTAATAAAAATATTATATGGTAACTTAATTACCGAAATATTATCGTAACACCATTGTCCTATTTGCAGAGAACGATAACATTTATAATCTAATATGTTGCATTCTTTACCATCCAATTTAACGATTCCGTTGTCTAACTTACCAAAATAATCATCAGGATTTTCGTATTTTATTTTAAAAAATATATCAACTATTTTATCTTTAAAATTTGCCTTTTTATTACATTCAATGCAGTTTTCATTTTTTTCGCAGGAAATGGTTTCCCACCAACAAATATTTTCTTCTTTTAGACCGTGACCCCAACCTAGGACAGAAGGCATTATTTCATTATTATCAAAAGAAAAAACCACTCTAGTTTGTTTTTGTTTGTACATTAATTATAGAATTTAATAGTGTAGTTTTTAAATATCTTTAACATAAACTTATTCGTCACCAGTATTGAACAATATATTCATATTTCTTACTTCAGGCTTGTCGTGTTCAACATAAAACAATTTCTGAATCTGCTCATCATCTCGAAAACGAATCGAATACTCTTGTTGAATGTTCGTCCTACCAATTCTACCAAGCGCCTGGATAATTTTTTCTTGTGTCAGACACAAGTCCTTGCTCAAGTAACCGTGGCAAAATTGATAGTTTGTTCCATAAATATAATCGCTTGATGCAATAATAATATAGAGTTTCTGTTGGTCCGCCATTTTCTTCATAATTTCTGTATATGCAATACTTGGATGATTGGTGAAGACGCCAATACCCATTAAAAGCAATATTTTCCAGCTATCATCAATATCATTCAACGACATTATTTCAATAATAAATTCTTCATCAATATCGCTAGTAAATGCGGTTTTCAAAGATGAATCATCTCTTGTTCCCCACTTTTCAATATGCGCACTTTTATTAGGAACAAATATTTCATTCAGTTGTGCGGATTTAATCATTCCACGCAATTGTTCAAGACCTTGTTCCAGTTTATTCATTGTAACTGCGTCGGTTCCTGTTGCCGTTTTTACTTTGACTTCTGGTTTTTTCCCTTTTGGTCCTTTTTCTTCGGCACTATCGTTTTTCAATGTTAATTTTTCAACAAGGTCTTCCATTTGTTTTTCCAAAGAAACAATTTGTTCATTCACTTTGTTATTGAAATCAATTTTTTCCATAATATCTTCCATTACTTTTACAGGAATATTAGCTTGTTGAATACAAAATTTGGCAATTTTTGCAACATCATTTGCCAAAAAGATTGTCGGTCCATCCGTTAGTGTGTATGCATCCTTTGTAGTCACATAAATAGCACATTGAGCACATTGTTCTTCTTTTTGATGAGGCTGAACTTGCTCACTCATCAATCGTGACAATGGTTGACCACTAAGAGTAACAACTTTGTTTGCTTGAATTGTTGTACCAGGACCAACACTCTGCGTCTTTCGCAGCTTATTACCCTTGGGGTCCACATCATTATTAGGCTGAATCCTTTTTTCTTGAGCTAATTTTAAACTATGAAATATTGTTGACCATTGTTCATGTTGTATTTTTTTTAGAAGACGCAAATAATGCAGTTTAATATTTTGCATATTTACATCGTCGATAGAAGCAAAATGTCTCCCAACTTTTGCGTTTCCAGGAACAAAGTCATTCGACTCGACATAGTGAATAAAATCGACAACACCTTTCAAGTCAAAATATCGCAACAAAGTCAAGTTACTTTCACAATGTGAAACAATCTCCAAAATCTGAGAATAATCACTGCTCATAGTATGCGGTAAAACGACATATCCCATTTTATTAATAATAGGAATAGATTTTTTGCAATCGTGACTAACAACATTATAAATTTGTGCGCATTCAAATTTTCTTTCGAAATCACTTGTTGTTTCAGAAAGCTCGTGCAACTTCGGAAGTGTCGCCGAAGACAAAATCATATTGGGTATCAAATTATCTCGCCAATTTCTTTTGATTGTCTCGTGCAATTCGTGAGTTTCGTAATCCATTGTAATTGTGGGTTCATCCCAATACACAATAATGTCCTCTATAGGATTGAATGCCTTCATATAAAACATTGCTGGTAAATAGGATTTAATATCACAAATCATTATTTCTACTTTATCACCAACACTATTATCGACTTTTCCAATACCACCGCTTTTCCTATGTTTTGTGTATTCCTTGGCAGCAAAATAGTGCAACCGAATATCATCTGCACTCGCGCAACCAAATGCAAAAGCAATCTTCTTATTTACTGAAATAGCCGCACGTGCTAATGCTAATCCTACATGGCGTGCAGCACAAACAAATATAACTCGAAATTTCTCAGATAAACCAATCGGAGATAGCGTTTTTCCGGTGCCGGTAGGAGCAATGTATAATGCCAGCTTGGGACCGGGATTTTTCATCAAAGTAAAGACTTGTTTTTGATGCTCATATAAAACGCTGTCGGAATAAGTAAGCAACAACTTGTTCTTTTCGATGAATTCGACAGCATTAGAAACGACTGTTGACATTTCTATTTCATCTTCAAATTTGGATAAAATATTATTTACAATTTGTCGAATGTGGCGATTCACATTTGATATAGTGACTCTTGTCAATTTGTATAAAGTAAAATAGTCAATAATCCAGGTCGCATTTCCCGGTTTTTGACTCTGAGTTAAAATTTTTTTAACAAGTTCAAGTAACAAATATTCAAATGCTGTGTCCAATTTCATTTTCTCTGCATTATTTTTTTCGAGCCTTATTAAATCCGCTTTTTTTATAACTGGGTTTGCGTGAACGCTTACACTAAGCTGACTAATAGTTGGGTGTTTATCTCTAAGACTTGAAATAATAGAAGAGAAATATTTATTGTATAAATAATCTTCCATAGCTTGACTGTATTCGATTTTCAGAAAACTGAAGAGAGAATTGTGTTTATTGTATTTTATGTTTACATCGTGAAAACCACGAATAATTAATTCCAGAACCTCCTTTTCTTCTTGAGATACAGGAATCTCAATTCCTTGCCATTCAGATTTGGTTAATTTGCGCTGATTCAAGTCCATTCTTTGAAAGCTGGTAGGGTATATAGTATGTAATATTAGCTTTATATCTTTATTTAAGTTCAATTTTTATTTTATCGATTTGGAAAAAAATTGAATATTAAAAACAAGAATATAAAATCGCCACACCTAACAAAGAATATGGCAACCAACTGCATCATCACAATTGAGGGAAACATAGGGTCGGGAAAAACGACTCTTTTGAATCATCTGAAAGAGCAGTTCAAAGAGAACCCAAATGTTTTGTTCTTGAGAGAACCTGTGGATGAATGGGAATCCATCAAAGACGCAGAGGGCACTTCAATGCTGCAAAAATTCTATGCCGACCAAGAAAAATATTCGTTTCCTTTTCAAATGATGGCTTATATATCTCGACTAGCATTGCTGAAGGAAGCAATAAAGAACCATCCTGGAGCCATTATTATTACAGAACGCAGTTTATATACAGACAAATTTGTATTCGCCAAGATGCTATATGATATGAAGAAAATCGAGGATGTTAGTTATCAGATTTATATGAAATGGTTTGATACATTTGCACAAGAATGTCCAATTCATCGGTGTGTTTATGTCAAGACAGACCCAGATGTTTGTTACAGAAGAATTATAAAAAGGTCCAGAACCGGTGAAGAAGCCATTCCTTTAGAATATTTAAAAAGTTGTGATGAATATCATAAATCAATGATATTCCAAATTTTACCGATGTTCGAGAGAAAAACAGAAGATGTAGTGGTTTTAGACGGAAATTCCAATATTTATTCTAATCCAAAAGAGTTGGATGAATGGGTCGAAAGAATTACCAAGTTAATTTATGACAAATAATTTCCTTACTCTTTATAAAAATGACAACAGATTCTGAAAAAAATGAATTAGAAGATGCAATTTTTTGTCCTCACTGTAACGAACCCGTCTTAATTGAAAAACTTAATTGTATGATATTTCGACACGGGATAATGAAGGATTCTTTGAAACAAATGGACCCTCATTGTCCAAAAGAAGAATGCGAACGCCTCTTCTCTCAAGGTCTAATTTATGGATGCGGCAAACCGTTCAAAATAATAGTTGATGGTTCTGAAATTCGCGTTGAAATATGCGATTATATTTAAAGCCATTTTCTCTTTCCAAAAATAAATTGTAAACTGGTTTAAATATATTATATTATAAAATGTAATTATATGATGCAAAATATGCAAAAAATAACACGATATTTTTTCACAAATTCGCCAAAAATTATTCCTGCTTATGGAGAAAATTCATTTGAATATGTATTGAAATTTGATGGTTGTAGTAAAGGAAACCCAGGTCCAGCAGGCGCTGGGGCGGTTTTGTATTACAATGACCGCGAAATATGGTATAACCGTAAATTTGTAGGTAGAAAAGAAACAAATAATTATGCGGAATATTGTGGATTATTGCTTGGATTAAATGAGGCATTAAGAGAAAATATTCGCGAATTAAAAGTATGTGGCGATAGTCAATTAGTAATCAAACAAATGAAAGGCGAATATAAATTGAAATCGGAGAATTTATATCCACTTTACACCGAAGCAAAAAGTATGGAAAAACAATTTGATAAAATAGTTTATGAACACATTTATCGCCAATACAACTCCAGAGCAGACGAATTGGCAAATGCTGCATTAGAAGACCAAGATTTTGTTGATGAAATAAAAAGTGGATTTAAAAGTTAAGCTAACCATATTCCAGCAATCCTACATTCAATTGTTGTCTCGGTTTATATTTAAGCAAATCTAACTGTTTTGTTGTCGTGGGGAATTCATTGAATCCATAAATATCTTGCAGCATTAACCATTCAAAAAGACCACCTGAATAAATAAAAACATTATGAAAACCCAGTTGTAATAATTGCTGATATTTTTTAAATACTTTATCATCATTACAATTCCTACCATAGACAATAATTTGAATATTTTTTCCGCCACGCAAATGTTTATTAATGATTGGTTCTTCTTGATGAGCATTTACTGTACCAACAATTAGACAACCTTGTTCGGAATCCGGTAAAGTGTTAATGAGTAAATATATTTCAGGGTTTTTGCAAGCGGTTTGCATATCTTCAAAATTGATTTTTTGTATAGATGAATGAGAATTTCCCATTGTTTAAGTATTTTTATATTTTTAAATTAAAATTCAAACTGTTTTTAAATGCAATTATTGATTATTAAACAATTTAGCTAATTGTATTTTCCAGTGAGAATCAATAGATGTAATGTGATGATTCATTATACTTGTAATTGGTATCCAACAATCTTTAGTTCTTTTGGCTTCAGGTGCTTGGTTCCATAAAGCATCTTTATAAATTTTTATATCATCAATTAGCTCTATTTCACTTGCTGGTATGATTTCCAACATCTTCTCCATAACTTGAACCACATCTCTGCTTTCACTCATAGTCTATGAATAATATAAACCAATATTGTTTATATTATTTTATTTCAATTTTAATTGAAGTTTACAACAATTTCCACTTTTTCTTTCTTGATGCTCTTTGTTGCAGATACCGACAATTCTTCTCTCTTCTTACGAGTTTTGGTATTTCCACCATCAGTCAAATTTTCCTTACGCTTGCTTGTACTATTACGATTATTCATATCCTTCTCAATAATATCATAATTGTCTTCAATATATTGAACAACTTTATTCTCCAAACTCCACTTAAAAAAATTGAGTTGACCAATCGTCGTCTCAATAAAAGTCCCATCCTTATAAGGAATACTTATTCTCTCCCATCTGCAAAAAGGGTCAAATCTTTGTTTACTATAAGCCTTCAATTTCAGCTTGTAATCCACATAAACCTTAAACCTTCGAATATGACCATTAGGGTCCTCTATGTTATATAGAGTAAAATTCTTTTTAGCATAGTTTGTTGCAAACCAATCCACAATACGGAGAGAAATCTTGGATTCGCCAGTAATAATTTTCAACATCTTATCCAGATTACCATCTTTATTGTAAAAGTCCATCAAATTATTCATCAGTAAATCATTTTGAGTTGTATAAGTAGCCGCTGACATAGTAATTTGCCGTTATTCTATTATTAATCTTTTGTTTAAATACTTATTTAAGATATTTATTTATTTATCCACCTTTTGAGAAAAGGTGGATAAAAATTGAAGTACTTTAATGGAGAAAAAATGATGCAATCCAAAACAATGAGTGTCACTGAAGCAGAGGCGTTGGCGTGTGTTACTATGATTGAGCATCCCATTCCAGAGGGTTTGAGATTGACTAAAATTAAAAGTGAACGAGACGCGTGTTTTTATGTAAGAAATGGGGGCAATTATATTCTTCATTTGAAGCAATCAAATCGTCATGTCTTTGTGAAATGCACTGGAAAAGCTATTCGTGCAGCGGATATGCAAATTTTGTTTGCAATCAAAGACGGAAAAAAAGATTTAACTGATTCCACTTGCACGGTATCATACAATTATGAGAATTATAACAAGATGCACTACGACAGTTTCAAATATTACGAAGATTGTGACGCTTATTATTTGCAAGTTAGTGAATAATTACAGTAAAATGGGCAAATCATCTCGAATAAATTGTGCACTACCGTCCCTATACCATTTTACTACCATAGTCAATATTTCTACTCCTGAATCGTGCGCCTTTTTTACTGCGGCTTTGTATTCTGGGTCCACGATGGAAGTAGTAAATCGGTTTACATCGGCGCGTTGAATAACAAAGCACAAAATGCAGCGAATCTTTGGATTGGAAGTGTGGATGGCTTCTAGTTCACGAATGTGTTTTAGAGCGCGTGGACTTACGGGGTCGGTGCTTTTTTTTCGGTAGCCATCGGGGAAATATGCGACTTTGGAGTTGAAGTCACGGCCTTCAAAGCTCATTTTTTTGCGGTCTTTGGTCGAAACATCTTCGTAATCTGCGAGAGGGACATTTTTGATTTCCATAATAAATGGTACACCGTTTTCGTCTATGCCACTGAAATCAAACCGCGAATCAACGCCCAAATCAGCCACTTTGATTGTCGTCTCTCTGCGCCAGGTCTTTAAGTTCTTCAAAGAAGATAATAAATTTTGATTTAAAGCCGCTTCGGCCAAATTTTCCGCAAGTTTAGGATAGATCCCGATGATTTCTTCATTTGCACCTTCTTTGCAAACCGACAAATAAATGCGATGACTGCATTTAAGTGGGTTTTTTGTTTTTGATGGAGGCATAGCGGACATTAAAACTTGTGCATTTGCATCAGCCAATCCACAACATCCGAGAGAAGCGCTGTGTGCAATAACTTCTTTTTTCTCAATTTCCGAATTTTTATTTAACAAAACATCTGCAACATATGGAGTCTTGATAAATTTAGAAGGTCTTTTTATTACAATTCCTTCGATTAATTCTTCTAATTGAAGCATTGTATTTATTTTAATATAAGGTTAATATTAAATTTTAATAGTTCAATTTTTAAAAATATTATTTAATGATTATAATATAATAATACTATGATTCCAATTATTATTGTTTCATATAATAATCATATTTATGTTGAAAATACTGTCAAACAAATTCAAAAAATAAATCCAAATTATGTTAAGGATATTATTATTATGGACAATAACAGCAATGATCCTGATACTATAAACTATTTGAATAGTAACAACACTTCCCTCTGCATTATCAAAAATAATACTAACAGTGGTCCTTGGGTAAGGCATGATTGCAATACTAATGTATATAATATGATGCCCGACAAATTTATACTTACTGACCCCGATCTTGAGTTTAATAAAAATTTACCAGCCAATTTTATTGAAATTATGATTGAACTATCTAATAAATATGATTGTGAAAAAATAGGATTTGCTTTACGAATTGATGATTTCAATGAAGATATGATTCCAGGAGATTATATGGATAGACCGGTGAATATTTATGAATGGGAATCACAGTTTTGGCACAATAAAATAGAAAACAACGAATATGACTTATATCATGCCGCCATCGATACAACTTTTTGTTTAATTTCTAAAAATAAATGGGGTCCACAAATTAGAATTGGTGGAGATTTTTTGGCAAGACATTTGCCGTGGTATATAAAAGGTGATATTTTTAATCTATACGATAAATACTTATTGTACTCTAAACATGAAAGGTGGATATCTACAATATCAAGACTATTTATTCCCTACATAGACAACAACTATGCAAAAGTATATAAAAAAGACCAATTATTTCTTATTGAAAATAGTAATACTATGATAGAATTTTGGAAAAATAGTTACCCCTCTTGGAACGAAGAGTTATTCAATAATTTTCATTTGTTAGCTTCAAAAAATAAAACAGTAATTGAAATTGGTTATGATATTGCTTTAACAAGTTTATATCTAAGTAGAATTTCTAAAACAGTACATTCTATAAATTGCAACAATTCAAATTCTGAAAAAACTTCTGTTATAAAAAATATTATTACCAATAACTGTTCTAATGTTGTTATTTATGATAGTGATTTTGGAGAAAATATAAACTATGATGGTTTGAATACTTTAATAAATAATAACATAAACATAAATAATGATAATATTTCTTTCATAAGTGTTAACTTAAATGGATTAGAAGAAGATATATTGCAAGAATTATACAATTATCATAAAAAAATAAACATTCCCATTCTTATAAATCTTTATTTAAATAAATGGACAGATAAATGTCTATCTAGATTTTCTTTTTTACAAGAAGAGGGTATGGAAATGCTTGAAAATTACTTATTGATTTTGCAGTAATACACATCATACATTAGTTCTCTCTTTCTAAGCTTGTACTAATTGGCTTCATAAACTGTTCTTGATTCATTAAATCGTCTATATAACCCGAGTTATTATTGCTATTTTGAGAGAAAAATGGGTTCATCCCCCTCTGCCCTACCATCTCTCTTTCAGCCATTCGATTATATGTGTCTTCTCTCTTATTTGGTTGTTTTTGAAACTCATTCATTAAATTTTGTTGTCCTTGGTCCATTATTTCCCTCAATCCTAACATCTCTTCTGCAGAAGTCAAACAGCGATTCACCACTTGGTTTTCGTCGTGTACCTCATAACTGAACTCGTATTCTTGTTCTTCTACGAATTGTGTTCTTTTTTGATTTAGTGGAGGTCTTGGGGTTCGTTCCGCCTTCTCTCCATTGCTCCATTTCCATTCGACGATTTTCATTAAAATATATAATAATCGTCCATACTTTTCTCATCATTTTAACTAAAGACAGAATTATATTATTTTCACCCAATAATATAATACAAATGTTTAGTGAAAACATATTGACAGTCCTTTTAGGTCTTGTTGCTGGAGTATTGGGGGGTGCATTGGGACAATCTGGTGCTGAAGTTATGTTGCCTGGACTATTAATTCTCGGTATTGTTCCTGATTTTAAAACTGCTGCAGGAACCGTTTTATTAACTATTTTACCGCCTCTTTCTCTCCTCGCTATTCTCGAATATTATCGCAGAGGACAGTTAAATGTAAAAGTCGCTCTCATCCTAATGATTAGCTACTTCTTTGCAGCTTATATTGGTGCGTATATTACCAAGGATGTGTCAGATTCTTCCCTCGAATATGCTGCATCTTTTTACTTTTTCATTATTGGAATATTCTTCTTATGGAATGCATATACTGGATTTTTTGGCAAGTCATCTGGTAAAGCTGGAGAGAAAACAAAAAGCATTTCAGGATTCAAAAACTTTTTCAAGGTTGTCGAGGGTCCACGACGATTTTAGAATGCATTTTCTTCGCTCTTTATAATATTTAATTGCTTTGTAAATAAAAATGCATCTTTTCCCTTTCGTCTGCGCCTCAAATTACAATCTAGACACGCCATTACAATATTGTCTCGATTGTGTCCCAAATCATTGTTTATTCTATCAACAGACCATTGTTTCATTTCTCTCGTCAATTCATACAAAACTGCCATTTTTTCTTTACAATAATAACACTCTAACTTGCAATCAAATAACATTGTTATTATTGTATCCAAATCTATGAATTTTTCAGTATCCAATAATTTTCTTGTTATATCTTGCTGTTTATAACTCGATATTTTCTTATTTAATTCATTTTTTATTATATTGCTTTCATTGGAATTATTTGCAATTTCCGTCTTTTGCAACAAATCAAATAGTTCTTTTATTAATTCTAACTGTTTTTCATCAGTAAAATATTCTTCAGATAATCCCCATTTTTCAAAAACCTTGCGTTTTTTTATTTCCGCATCAGCTCTTGTTAATTTCTTTATTTGATATCTGTTATTTGTTCCACTTATCAAAACCTTTTTCTCTCCTTGCTCTTCCATTTATTTTCAATATATACTATTGAAATTTTTTATTTTTATATTATAATTGTAAAAGGTATATAAATATTATTCAACAAAAATGAGTTAAACTCTTGTTGCTATAATTTAGTATATGCAAACTATAAATACAAATAAAAGTGACGAATGCATTGAGCTGAAAAATATTAAATACAAGACTATGCTTCTTAGTGGAAATGTTATTAATGAAATTAAATCATCCAAAGACGATTTGACAAATTTGGAGAAATTCTTGGAAGACGATAAACAAAATAATCAAAATGAACCCTGGAGCAAGTTAGATAAAACGATAAAAACAAAAAAGCTTCTCTCTTTCGCAGAAAAATACATTAAAGACAAGAACTTTGATGAAGAAGAAGAAAAGCTTCTTATTGCATTTTTAAAAGATTGTCTTGACCGAAAAAAGCTGCAACGCGTAAAAGATGTCGATTATGATAAGACTACTGGCGAAATTAAAGATGTTCCCGCACTTTCTTACAACAAATCAACAAAACATTTCACTTTGAAAAATCTCGATAAACAGCGCGTTAGTACATTGAAGAGTTTACCACCAAAAAAAGGC